GGCGGCGATCGCCGATCTCAAGAAGAACAACAAGCCCAATTAACCAAAGAAGGAGCGTATGAAACCGAATAGGATTCGCAAGTGCATCTGAACGGCAACGTGTATCGCGTTGCGCCGCTCAAAATGTCGCAGATAGAAAGCTACGTCCACCAACAGACGATGAACCCGGCGCAGATGGAAGAAACGAGTTGGGCCTGCATTCAGGCTTCGCTACGCAATGCGGCCGGCCCGGACGGAGCGGTTCCGTCCATCGAGGAATTGAAGAACGCTCTCGACTTGCAGGATTTCATGGAGCTGAACCAGGCGGTGCTCGCGGTGAGCGGCCTGGACGGATCGATGACCCCAGGCGCAACGAAGATATCACAGTAATTTCCTAGCGGTACCGTCCGATGCCCGAAGACAACACCATATTCGTACAGATCGTCGCCGATGGCGAGCCTGTGCAAGCGGCGATGAAGCAGATGCTCGCCGATGTAAAGGGTGCGCTGCAGACGCTAGAAGCGGAAGCCAAGAAAACGAGCGCCGTTTTGACGGCCATGGCGCCGGGTGAGCCGCAGAGGGCGGCGTTTCGGGACTATGCCAATGTCGTCAAAGTCCAGATCGCCGACATCGAGAAGCAGCTAGACGACTACAACAACAAATGGGATGAACTGCGCAGCCGCATCGGGAGTTCTTTAGACGCCTTTGCCAAATATGAGCGGGCGGCGACGACGGGCCGCGGTCCCTATCAGACGGAGGAAAAGACCTATCGGCCGGGGCAAATTTTGCCCAGAAAGGTCGTGACGGAAGCGCGCGAGGGGTTGGCGGAGGCCCGCCAAGACTTGGAAATCGCCAAGCCGGAAATGGAGGCCTTGGCGGCGAGCGGCTTCGCTTTTCGCGAGAAGGTTTTGGCGACGGCCCAAGCGCCCGGCCGGGCAGATATTGGGATAGGTTTACCCAAGGCGCTGCTAGGTCCTTCGAAGGAGGATAGGGCCAAGGAGGCGGAGGAAAGGGCCAAAGCCGCAGCCGAAGCAGCCGCGAAGGAAGAGGAGGAAAGTGCCGCCCGGGCAAAACGAGACGCTGAATTTTTTGCGAGCTATAAAGCGGCCAAAGAGAAGGCAGCGAGCCTGGAGCCTGCTCCCGTCGCAGCCCCCAGCGAAGCGGCCGCGCCACCGATTCCTCCAGTCGCTCCCCCTCCCCCCATTGCCGCAGCTCCACCGCCCACTCCGCCCACTCCGCCCGTCGTGGCGGCGGCTCCTCCCCCGCCGCCGCCCGACGATCCTCTCACTCGTCAACGTGAGAAGGTGGAACTGCTCAAGCGGAGCTATGCGGAAAAGAATGCCGACGTCCTGCGCTATTCCCAAGAAGAGGTCATTGCACAAAAAGCTACCGGCCAGTCGGTTGAAGAGCTAAAGCTTAAACAAGAGCAACTGAACTATCAGACGAAGGAACAAGAGACCGTCGTCAGAGACCACGTCGCGAGTTTAAACGAGTTCATCGAGACCAACAAAAAGAAGGCCACCTTTGGAGAACAGGCCGCCGGGATTGCCGACAAAGAGCGGCAACTTCTTTCGCAGCAAATTGAAAAGCGCGATCAGTTAAAAGTCCGGCAAGAGCAAAACGCGCAGGCTCTCGAACGTGAGTTAGCGCTGCTCGGCAAGGAAGCGCATAGCGATGAGTTTGCGCGCACCATCGATCAGCGGGCGCAAATCGGCGCGGAACTCGAAAAAGAACAAGCGCACTTGGGGTTGCTTGAGCGCTCCTATGCCTTGGCAGCGGAAGAAGACGCGCGCGCGACTGGCGAGAAGGTCACAGGCGAGGGGCAGAAACAATCGGCGGTCCGTCAAACAGCGGCCGTCGAAGCGGAAGCCACGAAAGCCGCGACCTCATCCGTCAGCGATCTGCAGCTCAAGGGAGCGCAGCTCGCCGCAGAACAACGCCAAGTAGCCCAAGACATTACGGCGGCGCAGCGCCAACAGGCGGCGGCCAGCAAGGCCAACGCCGATTCGGCGGGAGAATTGGGTGCAAAGCAACACGAGCTTCGCACCAGGATCTCCGAAACCGGCGCCTCGATCAAGCAATTGACGAGCGACTCGGAGGCCTGGCGGGAACGCGCGGCGGCCGGCGATGCGGATGCGGAGGGCCATCAGGCCAGAATCCAGCAGCGATTAGGAGAGTTGCACACCGCGCGGGCGAACGATCTGACTCAGCTCGATGAAGTCAGGAAGCAACTCGTAGCGAACAAAGCGGCGGAAGTCGAAGCGAACAACCCGGCGCCGGTCGACGCATTAATCCGTAAATACAACGAACTGACCGAGAAGCTTCGCCAGAACAAAGCTGAACTGGCGACGGCGACCACGCTCGCGCATATAGCCGGCGGTGCGCCTCCTCCGCCAACCGGCGGCGGCGGGGCTCCTCCTACCAGCGGGGGCGGCGGCGGGGAAGAAGATGCGCTCTTGCGCCAACGCCAGGAGCTGACGGCGCTGAGAAAGCTACGCGCCGAACTCGCGAGCGAAAGCAACCGCTATGCGACCGACGAACAAGTGGCAACCCGCGCCACCGGTCAGGCGGTGAATGAACTCCGGACGCAGCGCGAAGTTTTGCTCGCCGGCTACCGCGATGCGGAACATTCCGTCAGGCAGCTCGCGGACGCTGCCTTCCAGATGGGCGCAAACGAGAAAGGAGCGGCTTCGGCGACAGTTGCCGGTCTCGAAGTAGCCACTGAGCGTAGCAACCTATACAAAATTGCCGTTCAGAACATCGACCAGGCTCTGGCTGAGGAGCAAGCGCGCGAAGACGCGGCGGCGCACAAAGATCGCTACGCCGAAGTCACTACGCAATTAAAGCAAGTCGACGCAAAGATCAAGGAGTCGACGCAAAACCTCGAGTTGATGGAGCGCACCGTCGCGGCCTTGGGGCAAGACAGCAAAACGAGCGCCGATGCCGCCATAGCTGGTGAAGCGGCCAAGCAATCTGCGGTGCGCGACACAACCGCGGCGCAGACGGATGGAGCGGCTACGGCGGCGGATGCGCAAACGGCCGGCGCGGCGCGCACCATGAGCGCGCTCGATGAAGAGCAGCTCAAGCTGTTCCTGCTCAGCCGCGAACAAGCTCGCGTGGGACAGGAAGCGCGCCGGGTCGAACAGGAGCAGACGACCGCCCGCTCCGCAAGCGGCGAGCAGATCGAGGCCTTGCGGGCGAAGCAAGAGATCCTCAAGGCGCAGCTCGGCTCCGTCAGCCAGGAGTATAAAAAGCTCGCGGCGGACACCGCCCTTTGGAAGCAGGCTTCCGACCAAGGCTCGGCGAGCGCTAAGCAGAATGTCGACCAGTTGACCAGCAAGATGGAGGCGCTCCTTGCTAAAGAGGCCGAGTATCAAGCGGAACTCAAGCGCACTAACGAACTGCTCAAGGCAGAGGAAGCCGCTTTTGCCCAAGCCAATAACCCCGCGCAAATAGAGCCGCTGATAGCCCGTATTTCCGAACTGAACGCGCAGATCACCAAGACCAAGGAGCGCATCGGCGAATTGCAGCCGGTGACTGAGCAGATCGGTAGTAGCGCTGGCGCGGGGATGGGCAAAGCGCGCGTGTTGATGGCGGCTCTGACCGACCAAACCAACGCGGCGATTTACGGGTTTACGCGACTGATCGCGTCGATACCCGGTCTTGCCGCAGCGGTAGAAGCGGCCTTCGCCTTCGCCGCTCCGATTGCGGCCTACGAGATTATTTCGAGCCTAGTCAGCGGCGTCTATAAGCTATATGAAAACTACGTTCTTTTGAAGCACGCCGAAGAGGAGACGGCGGCGGTATCGGATCGTTTGCAAAAAGCTTTTCGCACCGAATGGGAGCGCACCGAGGAACTCCTCGCCGCGCAAGCCGAGTACCGGGGAAACCTGGTCGAGGCGGCCAAGATTCGCTCCAATATCGCAGCCACCAAACCGATCGATCTGCGTGATTTCCTCAAGCCAGAGGAAATCGATGAAAAATTCAAGGACCTGCCGAGACGCTTCCAGGACCAACTCAAAGAGGCCTTCCGGGTAGGGCCGGAAAAATTTGATTTGGTCGGACCTAATGTCGTCACCAAACTGAACGACTTCAAGAAAAATCTGGCCGATGTTCAAGTAGAGATTAAAAAGGCCACCGATGCCCAGACGGCGCTGGTAGCCTCGCAAAAGGAATTGTTCAAAGGCCAGGGTTCGAGCCGCGGCGAAGCTGCGGCAGCCGTGGGGATCCAGATTTATGAGCAAGAGCGCCTGCAGCGCCTGTATGAATTGCTGGCAAAGATTTACACCCAGGCCATTCAGGAGATTGCGCAGAAACGCGATACCGATGCGGCGCAAGCCGTGGACGCAGCAGACAAGTTAGAGCAGGCGACGCTTCGCGAGCTGATTCGTGGCACTACCGAGAAAGTCGATGCGCTGAAAACCCGCCACCAATACACGGTTGCGGCGGAAATAGCGCTCTGGCAGGATGTGCTCGCGCAGGCGGAAAAGGGCGGCGGCCGGCACACCGCGCTGTACGAACAGGTCTACGGCAAACTGGCCGCGCTCGCGAAACGCGGCACGCGCGAGATCCTCGACGAGATGAAGCAGGCAGACCAACAAGCGTTGGCCGATCTCGAAGAGCAGCAGGAGCTCACGCTCGAACAAAAGAAGAAGTTTTTGGAATCGCGCAAATCACCCGAACCGGCGCCCCCGGTATTGGGAGCACATCGTCAACCAGGCGAAGCCGCGCCTGCGCCTCTGCCGATTGGGCCCGCAGGGCCTCCCGCAGCCCCGCTGCCGCCGAAGGCCCTGCAGTATCAAGGCCTGGTTGGTGAAGCAACCGCCAAGTACGGTCTGCCGCCGAACCTGCTCAATAATCTGATCGGCGCCGAGAGCGGTTGGGATGAACATGCGCTCTCCCTGAGGGGTGCGCAGGGCTTGACGCAGTTGATGCCCGGAACTGCCGCCGAGCTAGGCGTGAATCCGCTCGATCCGAAAGGCGCAATCGAGGGCGGAGCGAAGTACCTGCATGATCGCTTCGTGGAGTTCGGCGATTGGACGAAGGCGCTCCAGGCTTACAATGCCGGCGCTGGCGCGGTGCGGGCGGCGGAGGCCCACCATACGCCGCTGCGTCCCGAAACGCAGGATTATGTTGCTAAGATCAGCACCGGCACGACGGCGCTCGCCGGCACCGCAGCAGCGGTCAGTGCATTGACCGAAGCCACTCGCAAGCATAACGCGGAGCTTAAGCACCAGATCGGACTCGTTGACCAGCAGATCTATCGCCAGGAGGCCGAAAAGACTCTCGCCGGGCATCGGGAGCGGATCGAGGGAATCACCACCGAAGAAGGGCGCCCGGATTACACCAAACAGCTCGACGCTTGGAAGGAGGTCTTAGCCCAGGCGCGCGCTTTGCGCGCTACCCAACCGGGTCTTGCCGAGCATCTCGAAACCGGCGCGGAGAAAGAGGTCGGCCGCCTCGCGCCCGAAGCCGACCGCCAACAGCAGCGGGAGAGGGTCGATGACGCGCGCCGAGCGTTCAAAGAGTACGACGCAGAAGAAAAGCGCTCGACCGCCAACGAACTGCTGTATTGGGAGACGATCGTCAAGCAGGCGAAGGCGGGCTCCCTCCTCTACAACGTTGCGTTAGATGAAGTCGCCCAGTACACGAAGAAGTTGAATGACGAAAACTATCGGAACGGCCAGCAAGACCTCATCAATCAACACGAGATCGCGCAAGCAAAATTCGATATCCGCAGGGCCGAAATCGAGAGCGACTATGCCATGTCGGAGCAGACCTACCGCGATAAGGTTCACGAGCTTGAACGCATCAAGGCTCTCGACAAGGAACTCTTAAAAGAGGAGCAGGATTATTGGGACAAGCGCATTGCGTTCGCCCGATCACACGGGGAGGAGCGGGAAGAATCCAAGCTAGGGGCTGAAAAAACCGCTGCTGGGCGGCGCGCGAATGAAGTCCTTTTAAAGGACAACCTCAAGCTGACGGAGGAGATGGAGAAGCAGTGGCAAAAAGTTTTCAACTTTATCGACCAGCAATTTATCAGCGCCTTCAATAGTTGGCTCACCGGCCATCAGAAATTTTCGGCCGCCATGGTCAAGATGTGGAACCAGATTGTGCAGCATGTCGAGGACGCTTTGTTGCAGTTGGTCCTGAAATTTGCCGAACACGAATTGAAAATCCTGCTGCAACACGTGTTAACGAACAAAGCCAAGACAGCGGACGATGATATGACTGCGGCGACGTCCCTAGCGATTTCCAAAGAAAAGACTATAAAAGATATTTTCATGGACGCCAAAGGTGCGGCGGCTACGGCCTTTCGTCAAGCAATGAAATTGCCGCCCCCAATCAATTTCATCTTGGCTCCCATCTTGGCGGCCGCGGCTTTTGTGGGCGTCATGGCGTTTGCCGCCTTCGAAAAGGGCGGCATCGTCCCGAACACCGGCCTGGCGATGGTGCATGGCGGCGAAGGCGTGCTGCCGCAACCGCTGACGAGCATGCTCACGAGCGTCGCAACGAATTACAACACGAACACGAGCACCGGCGGCAACTCGCATGTGCATGTGCACTATTCACCGACCATTCAAGGAGCGGGCGGCGGCGGGGATATGAGAATGATGTTGAGCCAGCACGCCGATCACATCGGGCGCATCGTGCAGCGGCAGTTGAAGACCTTCAATCGTTGATTTATGTCGAATGCGATCTATCCCAGCCTCATTCACGGCTTCACTTACACGTTCCTGAAGACGCCGGAATTCGCGACCATCGTGCAGAAGAGTCCGAACGGCTACGAGACGCGCATCGCGCAGATGCAGAATCCGCTCTGGCACTTTACGCTGGTGTATGACTATCTCTACGATCATTTCCCCTCGCAGAACAACACGATGCCGTATACGCCCTATACGGATTTGGCGACGCTCATGGGATTCTTTCTCGCGCGTCAAGGCCAGAACGATAGCTTCTTGTTTACCGATCCGACAGATTCTTCGGTTGGGCCCGCCATGCTCAGCGGCAGCCCGAATCTGCAAACCCAACTCCCGCTCGTCGCGGACTCCTCGGGCGTGTTCTATTCGCCGATCCAGCGCAATATAGGCGGGCTCTTCAAAGAAGACATCAGCGATTTGAACGGCCTGATCACCGTTTATGCGAATGGCGTCCTGCAGGCGATCACCACCAATTACACGATCGGCGGCCCGGGGCTCGCGCTGCCCGGCGCCTCCTATGCCGGCTTATATCTCAAATGGGTGGGGACTCCGACCGGGCCCATCACCGTGCAGTTCAATTTTTACTATCGAGTCCGGTTCGAAACCGATTCCCAAGATTTCGAGAACTGGATGGCGGGACTCTGGACCATCGGCGGCGGCGCGAGCAAAAGCGGCTCGGGCGTGGTCAAGCTAATGAGTTCCCGGCCAGGAGCGGCCCCGCTCATTCTTTTCTGATCCATGCGCAAAGTGATAGGCGGCGACGGCTCGGACACGACGACGGCGACGGCCGCGTGGCTCGCGGGCGGCAACCAGTTTTTGATGGCCAATCTGTACTTGATTGGCGAAGTCGGCGATCCGCTCGCGCTGTGGCTGACGGATTGGGAAGCGCCGCTGCTATGGTCCGCCTGGGGCACGTTCCAGCCGGCGGTTATCAAGCGAGGCTCGGTCGCGAGCAAGATCGGCCTAGCGGTCGATTCGCTCGACATCACCTGGTCGCCCAAGGCGGCTTCCCTGACCTCGAGCGTCAAGACGGCGAATCCTTATCAGCTCGGGCAGATGGGAATTTACGACAACTGGAAGGTGCGCATTTGGACGGTCTACATGCCGACCGCTGGGGACGCGAATACCTTCGGCGCGAGTGAGCTATTCGGCGGGAGAGTCGCGGACACGACCATCGAGCGGGGCGACATCCAATTCAAGGTCAACAGCTTTTTGGACGTGGTGAATCAGAATGTGCCGACCAATGTGATCGAACTGTTGAATACGGCTGCCTCGTATGCCGGGGCTACGCCGCCGCCTGGTTTCAACCATATCCCGCAGTTCAATGTAGTCACCGGCAACTCGACAACGACTATTGAAGGGGATTGCACCAATCTAGGCCCTCATCAGGTCTTTTCGACCAATGCGTTTCAGCATGGCTACATGGTTTTCAACAACGGACCTTTTGCAACGCTCGCGGGCGTTTGGAGCGCCATTCAACAGAATGTGAGCGTAACCATCGGCGGGATAAACTACAACCAGTTCCTGCTCTATGCGCCGCTGCCCTGGGCGCCTACTCCCGGATCGGACACCTTTTACGTCAGCGGCGCTTCGCCGATCAATCAAGCGGACGGCACGTATTTTGGCTTTCCCTACGTGCCGAATCCGGAGGCGGCTGTATGACGCGGCAAGAGTTGGTCGCCGAGGCGCGTAGCTGGATTGGGACCAAGTATGTGCACGGCGCGCGGGTAAAGGGAGGCGGCGTCGATTGCGCCTCTTTCATTGCCGAAGTCTTGATCGCCGCGGGTTTGGCCGATCGCGAGGACCTCGGGGTTTATTCGCATGATTGGTTCCATCACAGCCAGGACGAAAAATACATGCTGCGCCTGGTGCGTCATGCGCCGCTGACGCTCGAGGCGGTGGCCTATCGGTCGCTCGCGGTCAAGCCGGGGAATATCGTGCTCACCAAGGCCGCGCGGAGCAAGCTATACAACCACGGCGGGGTCATCACCGGCTGGCCGCTCGTGGTGCATGCCACGCTGCCCGAGGTCGCAGAAGTCGATGCGAGCCGTGATCCCATGTGGGCTTTTCAGCAAATCGCTATTTTTGATCCATTTGCAAAATCATGATTGGTGGTAAATCGCAATCCTCGGTCAAGCCGGTAGCTCTCGGCGCGACGCTGCAATCCTCCACGTACGGGCAGACCATACCCGTTTTGTTCGGGCGCACCAAGCAAAGTTTGTATGTCATTTGGGCGGCCAACATCCGGCAGAGCGGGGGCGGCAAGAAAAGCAAAAAGGGCGGCAAGAAGGGACCGCCGCCAGACTATTACGAGAACATCGACTTCCTCATCGGCCATAACCCCATCGTTACCCCGCTGCAGTTTTGGGCGAAGCAGGATGCCCGTTATCCGTTCAATTTTGTAAAGCACTCTGGCTCCATGTCTGGCGGGGTGTCGGTGACGGTGCCGGATGGCCTGTTTTTCGCCGTCGTCGGCGTTACTCTCTCGGCAACCTATAGCGTGACCTTCGACGACTACGGCGGCCAGGGTTCGCAGACTCTTTCGGGAAGCTGGGAGATTCCTTTGTGGAATGCCGCCTATGCGGCGCCCGATCCAGGCCGCGCGGGCACGGACCGCTTCGGCAAATACTATTACTACTGGCAGCCTGGCAGCGGGCCCACCATTACCTTTCCGCAGAATGCCAATTCCCAGACGGGCATCTCGGGAACGGTGAATGTTTACTATGCGCAATTGGACATAGCCGATATCCTGGTTTACACGAAATTCCTAAGCAGCGCGACGCCCATGGCCGCTTTGAATATGGTGTTTGAGCCGGTGCTCGGCGACGGTCCGGAATTTTCCGGCAACGACAACATTACGGGCGCGCCGCTGAATCTGCAGCAGATTCTCTATCCGCACTATGCCGGGATCGGTTCGGCCAATTACGACTTGGGCAGCGCGCAGGTCCTGCCCAATGTGCGGGTCGAGATACTCGGCGCGTATCCCCTGTACCCGACCGGCGACGCCGATTTTGCCGACATGATCGAGGACATCTTCAAGATGGGTCTGGCGCAAGCGGCGTTAGGCAGCGCTTATGCGTATACGCAGATTCAGCACGGACTCAGTTGTTTCGATTTTCCGGGATCGGTGCAATGCACCACGATGAACACCGTGAACCCGTTCAGCGGGCCAATTTCTTATTACCGTCCGAACACCGCGAATAACATCTTGCTCGTGGCCGCGAACGCGGGCGGCATCATCGGCGGCTTGGCCACTTTCGGAGCCTCGCCCGTCAGCGACTCGGCCGGAAACACCTGGTCGCTCGCGCTGCCGACCGGCCTGAATGCCCAGATCTGTTATGCGAAGGCGGTCGCCGCCTCATCCAATGCCGTAACCATCACCGGACAGACTTACCATTGGCAGAGTTCCCTCCTCGAAATCGGCGGCGTCGATACCTTCGATAATGCGGCTTATAGTACGACCAGCAGGAAGGTAACGATCCTCACCGGCAATGACGCGGGCACGCCGTGCTTTATTTTGGCGATGGCAAACTACACGCCGGACGCGATCATATCCGCGCTGCCGGAGGTAGTGCAGTGGAAGTTGCTCGTCGACCGGCCGAACGGCGCCAACGATTTTGCCCTCTACTACCAAGTGGTCTACCAACCCGGCTACTATAGCTTCACGGCGCCACTCGGCACCTTCGGCACTACCCCGAATGTCGTCGCTTTGGTTTCTTTTAAGTGCGCCGAACCGCCGGGCTATCCGCGGCCTCTCGGGGATATTCTTGACGCGGCGTCGCTCGATCTGTGCCGGCAGCAATGCCGCGCGAACGGTCTGTGGGGTTCGCTCTTAATGGACTCGCAACAGAAGGCCGGCGATTGGCTGGGGGATCTCTTCACAGCCATGAATGCCGCCCCGGTATGGAGCGGCTTTACGCTGAAGTGCATTCCTCTTTCGGAGGTGAGCGCGGTGGGCAATGGCGCGATCTATAACGCGCCGAGCGCGGCTGGACCCGTCGCCACGTTATACGAATCCGATTTCATCGGAGGGGCCGATTCTCCGCTCATAACGGTGGAGCGCAAAGCCCAGGTGGATGTGCCGAACATCTTGCAATACCAGCATCCGAACCGGTCAAGCGACTACAATGACGTAACTGTCTCGCAGCCGGAGACCGCCTCGATCGCGCTCTTTGGGCCGCGCAAGGATTCCCCGAAGCAGATGCGAATGATCCAGGACACGGGGATTGCCCGCATGATTCTCAGCATCGCGGTGCGCAAGCAGAACTTTTTGCGCAATGTCTATAAGTTCAAAATAAAGGCGAAGTGGAAACTGCTCGAACCGCTGGATTTGATCCTCATCAATGAACCGCGGCTCGGCATCTCGCAATTGCCGGTGCGCCTCACCAGCGTAAGCGAGGATGCGGAATACGCGCTGGATTGCGAAGCGGAGCCGTTTATCTATGGTTGTTATTCACCAGTCGCCGTGCCCACTACGGCAGTCGCGCCGCACCGCCCGCAGGTCGGCATCAGTCCGGGGCAGGTCAACCCACCGATTATTTTTGAACCCGTGCCGCGTCTTTATGGGGCGTTGAACCAAAACCAATTGTGGCTGGTCGTCAGCGCGTCGAACGTCAACTACGGCGGCTGCCAGGTTTATATTTCGACCGATGGCGGGGTGAGTTACAACCTGATCGGTCAACTGCAAGGCAGCGCCACGACCGGCGTAAGCACCGCAGATTGGCCGGCCGCCAGTGATCCGGATACGACAAATGACCTGCCGCTCGATTTGACCGAGAGCAATAGACCCCTCACGTCCTACCAGACGAGCGATGAGGACAACTTTACTTACATCTCGTACATGGCGGGCGGGAATGCTTCGATTCCCTATGAGTTGTTGAGCTATGCCGTCGCCACTTTAACGTCCGCCGAACACTACACTTTGAAAGCGACCGGAACAGGCAACAAGCTGCGGCGCGCGGTCTTCGGCGCGCCCGCCGTGGGCGCTGGGGTCGATCATCCAATCGGTACGCGGTTCGCCTTTCTAGGTCCGCCGGGCGCGCAAGCGCAGCAGGGCATCCTGAAATTGTCGATGGATCCGACGTGGATCGGGAAGACGCTTCACTTCAAGTTTTTGGCTTTCAATACCAATTTGGGCGCGCTCGAATCGCTATCCGATGCGGTGGACTATACCTACACTCCGACCGGAACGGTAGGGAGCGTGAACCCGGCCGGCGCGTCGACTCAGATCTTTCAAATCAATGGAGCGTAAGTGCCCACGCAAGCGCAGATCATCAATCTCAATGATTTGACGCCAGCGCCACCGGCGGGCGAGCAGAACATCCATTGGCAGAAAGGCGCGACTGTCGGGAACGATCCAGAGACGGGTTACCCGATCTACCCGGCCTCGGGGAACATGCCGCCCATGTTGGGCGATACGGGCTCGGGCGGGACGGGTGGCGCCGTGCCAGCGCCTGGCGCCGGGGACGCGGCGGCGGGCAAATTTCTGCGGGCGGACGGCTCCTGGGGCATTCCGAGCGCGACCTCGGGCGGTACGCCGGTGCGCGAAACGCCAAGCGGTACGCTCAACGGATCGAACAAGACGTTTACTTTGAGTTTTACACCGTCGCCAGCCGCAACGCTCTGGCTCGCGTTAAATGGCGTGGTGCAGGATCAGGGCGTAGATTTCTCGATCAGCGCCGCGGTCATCACGTATACGACGGCTCCCAAGGCGGACGATTGGCATTTGGCCTGGTACACCCACTAACATGTCTCTCCCGGTAACGTCGAGCTTGCAGTTGTGGTTTCCGGCCGATATCATCGGCGGCGCGGACGGGAGTTCGGTCACAAGCTGGGCCGATCAATCGGGCAATGCCAATAACGCCACCGTGACCGCCGGTACGTTGACGTATCACACGGCGCAGATTGAAGGCTTGCCGGCTGTGACGTTCGCAAGCGGCAAATTGTCGTTGGCGAATGCCATCAGTTCCACGGGCCAGCATACCGTGTTTGCCGTTTATAAACTCTCCAGCAGTTCGAAGGGCTGCATCATTGGCGGCGGGTTAGGCGCGTTCACCTATTGGTTCGGGGCCAGTTCAAAAGCGCAAGGCGTGGACGGCGCAGGCATTATCCAGGATTCGACCGGCACGGCAGCGGTGGACACCACGCTCTGGCATCAATCGAATGTGGTCAACAGCGGCGCGGGTTCGAGCCCCGGCACGATTGGCCTCTTTCGTTTGGATCGCGCGGACGACGCGACCATAGGTCTCATCACGAGCGGCAATAATTTCACGGAGCCGACCGTGCTCGGCTACAACAATTCGAACGGCAGCGAATTTTTTACCGGCCAGCTCGCCGAGTTGATCTATTACAACCGCAATCTCACCACTACGGAAGTCTCGCAGGTCGAGACGTATTTGGCCGGGAGGTATTTTGCCGCAGGCCTGCTGGTCAACACGGGCACGGATGGCGGCATGCGGCCGCATCTGTTAGGAGGAACCAATGGCTAAGCTGAGCCGCCAGATCGGCACGACGAGCCAAATCGTCGAGGTCTTCGTACAGGATTCGTCGAGCATCACCGGCGCAGGCAAGACGGGCATTCTCTTTAACGCGAGCGGGCTCGCTTGCTACTACAAGCGCAATACCGCCTCCAGTTCAACGGCTGTGACGCTTGTGACCATCACCACGCTAGGGACCTACGCTTCGGGCGGCTGGAAAGAAGTGGATGCTACGAATATGCCCGGCGTTTACGAGGTGCATTTGCCGAATGCCGCGCTCGTCTCTGGCGCTGACTCGGTGGTCTTTTATGCGGGCGGCGCGGCCAACATGGCCCCCTTGCTGCTTGAAATCGAGTTGACGGCCACCACCAATCAGACCGACATCCAGGTCAAGAAGAATCAGGCGCTCTCGAATTTCGCCTTCCTGATGGTGTCCTCGACCGATCACGTCACGCCGAAGACCGGGCTCACCATTACCGCGCAGCGCTCGATCGACGGGGCGGCGTTCGCCTCCTGCGCCAATGCCGCGACCGAATTGTCGAACGGCATTTACCTCATCAACCTGGCGGCGGCCGATCTCAACGGCAATGTGATCACCCTGCTCTTTAGCGGCTCGGGAGCCGATTCCCGGTATGTCGGGATTGTGACCCAAGCGTGATTATCGAGTGGTCGAACGAAATCAATTATCTCGGCCTGCGGCCCTTGGTGCGCCCGTTGGTTACGGGCGTGGCGATTGCGCCTAGTGCGCGCGGCAATATCGATTACGATCAGCTCAAGGCGGCCGCGCGGCACGGCATCGGCGCGCAGATCCAGATGTTCGGCGGCGGCGCGATCACCGCCGGTCATGCGGTCATTTTCGACGCCGCCGGGAACGTGGTGGACGGCGGGGCGAGCGTCTATGCGCCCACTTCCCGGCTGATCTCGACGACCGCGCCGCTCACCGGCGGCGGGGATCTGACGGCAGACCGGACGCTTGCGATCAATGCCTTCACCGGCGATTCCGGATCGGGCGGCCTCAAAGGGGCGGTCCCGGCGCCGGCGGCGGGCGATGCTGCCGCCGGTAAGTATCTGAAAGCAGACGGCACCTGGACCACTGCGGGCGGCGATGTCACCGCCGAATACATCATCGGCGCGACGGATGCCGCGCTGACCAATGCTTTGGTCTGGCCGGCGCTGTACAACCATGTCGATGCGCCGCCGGTCTCGGCCGGTTCGCTCGACGATGAGTTCGATGCGAGTACGCTCAATGGCGCCTGGAGCTGGGTGAACCAGGGCAGCGCAACTGCGACCTTTTCCCGCAGTTGGCTCAAGCTCGCGCTCGCGAGCTCAACCAGCAGCGATAACATCACTATGATCGTCAAGACCGCGCCTTCCACTCCTTGGGAAGTGACGGCGCGTATCTGCATGGTGACGCTGAACAACAATTGGCTCGGCGGCGGCATCGTCCTCCGCGAATCGTCGACCGGCAAGATTATGATGTTCGGGCCGGCTTTCTACCAGACTCGCGGCTTAGACGTTTCGCGCTGGAATTCAACGACTTCGAATAGCAGCGACACGACGGGCGGCTCGGTTTGGGCGACGCTCGGTTGCAGTCCCGGCTACATGCGCGTGAAGGACGACGGTACGAATCTAACGTTCAGCGCCTCGGCCGATGGCATTTCGTTTGCCCAGTTCAACCAGCAGAGCCGCACGGCGTTTCTCTCAGGCGGGGCGAATCAAGTCGGCCTCGGCTATAACTGCCAAGTAGTGGGCGGCACGGGCACCGCCATCGCACTCGATTGCGATTACTTCCGGCGGACCGTATGAATTTTTTTGGAGCGTTATCATGTCCACCCCTGCTCCTGCTCCCATGCCGTATGCCAGTGTTGTCGCCGCTTCTCGGGACAAAGAGCATCCGCAATTTCATTTGTCGCTAGGCAAGGTGCTCGCGACCATTCTTCTAGGCTCGTTCGATGCGCTAGCGGCGCAGCAAAATCCGACCAATAGCAACATCGACAGTTCCATCACCGCCTTTCTCGGCGGATTCTTGCAGATCTGGCTGCCGCCAACGCAGCCCCCGAGCTAGTGAATAACCATTCGCAGGCCAAGCAGCTCCTCATCGATCACGAGGGCTGGTGCCGGCATTTCTATCTCGACCAAGCCAAAAATGTGACTGTGGGCGTCGGCCATCTGCTACGCACCAGTCTCGACGCCAGCCGTTTGCCCTTTGTCTGGCGCGCGAGCAAGTGGCCGACCACCGCAACGCAGATCAGCGCGGAGTATCTGAATGTTTTGAAGCAGAAGCCCGGACAGAAGGCCAGCTATTACCGGCAATTCACCCAATTGGAATTGCTCGATCCGGCGATCGAGCAATTGCTCGATGAGGATATCGCGAGCGTTGAGGTGAGCGTCGAAGCGTATTTTCAGGGCTATGTGCAGTATCCGCCGCCCGCCCAGGACGGCCTCATCGATATGGACTTTAATCTGGGAACGCATCGCCTGGTCAGCGAATACTCAAAGCTCAAGGTGGCGGCCGAAGAACGCAATTGGCGCGCTTGCGCGGCTGAATGCTTTCGCCGGGGCGTCGCCGAAACGCGCAATGCCCAGACCCGGGACCTGTTTCTGCAAGCGGCGTCTATTGATATCACAGTGATTTCCTAGTGAGATAGGAGATAAGGAAAAAGGAGGGTTGTTTTGGCCAGTAATCGCAATCCGAGTCAAAATCCCACGGAGCGGGCGCAACGCGGAGTGGTGGCCGCGCTTTCGACGCGCGACTTCTCTAGCAAGGCCCTCAAGTTCGAGGAGCAGTTTGGCCGTTTGATTCCGAACACTATCCGCAAGACCGAGATTCTGACGGCCAGCCGGGTGGTTGGCTTGCTTGTCAATCTCTACGCCTCGAATGAGGATATCCGCAAGTGCAAGCCTTCGACGATCTTGAATTCGGCCGGCCTCGCCTGCGCGGTGGGTCTGGAGTTCAATAACGCGCTCGGCCAGTCAGCCATCATCCCGTACAAGGATGTGGCAAGCTGGCAGCCCATGTACCGCGGCCTGATTACCCTCGCTTCGCGTAGCGGCCGGGTGCACGACGTAACCGCGCACGTCGTCATGGAGCAGGATTACTTCGAGTACCGCTACGGCATCCAGCCCGAGCTGCACCACAAGCCCGCCTTCCGCTGGAATGAGGGTTTCGATCTGGAGCGCGATTGGCGCTATGCCTATTCGCTCGTGCGCTTCAAGGACGGTCCCGCCGCCTTTCTGGTGATGGATCGCTCCGAGGTCGAGCGGGTGAAGACCACTTCCTCAAGAGCCACGAGCGAGTTCGCTCCCTGGAAAGTACATCTGGAGGAGATGATCCGCAAGACACCCATCAAGCGGCACCTCAAAATGCTGGACCTGACGGCGCACGCAAATATGGCGGTGGGCCTCGACGACGCAGCCCAAGAGGGCGAGAAGCAGGACGTGGTCCTCGACTGGAAGGACTACTCGACCGAGGATCTCGACGAACCGCTCAAAGGTTACACGGCTGGCGCGGGCGAGAAGGAAAAGCCGGCAGAACCTGATGACGCCATGCCGAAGCCGGGCGGCGCCGTCCGCAGTACCTTGGGCCCGTTCACCGAAGACGACTTTTCCGAGGAAGAATTCGACTGGCTGCTACGCCAATTCAAAGCCTACGGCCACGGCCAGACCAAGGCGCAATTGCTTGGCTTCGCCGGCACATGGCGCGAGACGAAAGACGCGTTGATGGAGTACCTCAGCCATGCCGAAGCTCAAACCGCCGGCCGATGAACAAGCTCATTTCGAGATCGTGCCGCGCATCGAGGCGCCGCCTGGCATTTCGAAGTCGATGGGCCGCGCGCTCGGGTGCGCTACGTTCTTTGCCGGTCAGTATCTGCAGGGCCGGGGTGTCGGCCGGAACGAACACTTCCTGAGTCAAACCGGGCTCGAGTTTCATGCCTGGCGCAAGGCGTATGTCGAGCATCTGATCGCCGAGAATCAATGGAGCGACGAGGCTTTTCGCGATCAGTATGTCGCGACGCAGGCCTTGAGCGAGGACGGCGCTGCGCTGATCAGCCGGGATGCCTTCACCATCAATCCGGATTCGGTCTACGGTTGCGAGCTCTTCCTGTCGGTCGACCAGGACTTTCAACCGCTCGAAGCGATCCGGGACCGGACGCCCGGGCAGTTCAGCGATAACCCGCAGGCCTTGCTGGGGGGCACGCTCGATCTGCTGTTGCTCGAAGGCCGGATTGCCACGATTCTCGATCCGAAGAGCGGTTTCTCGACGACCGGGGTGACCGACGACGAGCCGGCGTTTTACGCGGCGCTGGTGTTCGCGCATTTCCCGACCGTCGAAGAGGTGCAGTTTCGCTGGGACTTCGTGCGGGTGGATAAGGTGCGGCGCACGAGCTATACGCGCGACGAACTCGGCTGGATTGTGGAGCGCGTGCGGGAGGTTAATCGCCAAAAGAATGAGTATGTTACGCGCTACAACGCGGGCCAGCCGCTCGAAGCGAATCCGTTCGCCGGGCTATGTCCCTACTGCCAGTTGGCCTGCCCGCTGCGGCCGCGCTGGGAGGAGGGCGAGCTTGCCATAGCCATGCCGCAGAAGCGCGAGGATGCCGTGCGCCTGGCGCAGTTGGTCAAGGTCTGCGAGGACGTCATTACGCGCGCGCGCAAGCTGGTCGTCACCTGGCTCGATCAGGACCCAGAGCGCCGGCTGGAGCTCGGCGGCGGCTTCGAGGCGGCCTTGCGGGTAGACGAGCGCTGCGAGTATCCGCTCGTCCAGGCGCTGAATGTGCTAGGGCTGGATCTTATTGATTTACAGGCACTTCCGCCTGAGATGCGGCAGACGATTGCGGAGAACCGGCCAGACGGCTCGCCGGTCTTTGATGTGCCGCTACGGTCCTTGCATGTCTCCGGGTTGACGGGCTTCTTCAAAAGCCGGAAGTCGAAGCGTGGCGTGCCGCGGGAGGGGCTGAAGGATTTGATGCGGTCGATCGCGGTCCGCGGCGCCGCAACTCTGCTCGTCATCCGCAAGCCGCAGCCGATGGCGGCGGACGAGAACATCGCGGAGCTGCTCGAAGCCAGTGTGGAAAAGAGTCAGTGATATCACTCGGCTATCCCGGTGAGATAAAAAAATGAACTGGACGATCGGGGATCTGCGCAAGCTGGAGGGCAGGCGCAGGGGCGTGGCGGTCAGGCCTGTCGCCGCCGTACCGTTAGGCGCTTGGGTCGAGGCGACGTTCTTTCTGCCGGTTCCCGTCCCGACCAAGAAGAACGGCAAGGGCGCCTTTAACGAGCGCGTGGTGATCAGCCGGCGCAACCGGTTGCTGCTCGACGAGGTGACGAAGGCGGCGCGGGTGGCCTGGTCGGGCAGGCGGCCGGCGCTGAGCAATGCGACCATCAACTGTGTATTCCACACTACGAATCTGAGCCAGGATGACGATGGGGCGTTGACTTCCACGCTGGATTGCTTGGTCGCGGCCGGTGTGCTCGCCGACGACAGCCGCAAGCACCTGGTGGGCGGGACGTTCACGCATGAACTCGTGGGGCTCGGGCAGCCGGAGGGCGTGGTGATCCATATTCGTGGCCAGGAATATCACAGTGATAGCCTCATGAGATGTCCGAAGTAGTTTTGAGGGCCGGCGGCATGGTGCGTATCCGGCGCGTGGATGATCCGGAGTGGAGCTGGGCGCGGATTCAGCTTGTGAGCGACATTAGTGCGGCTGGGATGCAATCGGTGGCGGTCACATTGGAGAGTGCGGTGCGGGCCGGTGCGGGCGTCGTGATCGGCGTGCTGCCGCTATTCGTGGACTACCAGCGGGAACTCGTGACGGGTCTGCTCGGTAGCGACGAATACGAGATCGACGTAGCGACGTGAGGGTATGAACCAGAAGCAGAGCAAGCTGAGGGTTGTCAGCGAGATCCAGCATTCCCAGAAGCTCCTGTTGTGGCGGCGTTTGCTGAATCCGCCGGTCCCGTGGTGGCGCCGGTGGTTGCTGATGCATCGGCGTAGACCTGTTTAGAAAGGTTTTAGTGACGGCGCGCGTCAGCGCTTTCCTTTGTTGGGATTGCGAGCCGAAAAGTACCGTTTCAGCATATGAGCGTGGACTGGTTTCTCACAGGTCGGGCTTATCAGGGAATGGGGGGGTAGATTCGCGCGACCGAGTTCCGGCATTAGCGCGTTAATCGGAAAGGGGGGGGGCAGATTCGCGCGGGGGGACCGTTTCAGCGCGAAGAAATAACGAAAAGTACCGTTTCAGCATACGTTTCCCACAGGCGCGGTGCGCCTACTACTGTTCTGGTACATGATCTAACTACATGTATGTGAGGGTGTTTCAGCGGAGGATGGTGAGGGTGTTTCAGCGGAGGCCCGCCGTAGTAATTGCCCGCTAAGCGCCTTTAAATATCTTTATAATCAGCTTGTTATGGTCCAACAATACCTTGCCTCAGGAGTGAGGGTGTTTCAGCGGGGAAAAATGCCGGTAATCCACTAGTTTTTCCACGGCCACTTTGTCACACCTCTAGGCTCACCGGTCGATAGCTTTAGGATTGACAGATGGCGGACAAGGGCGGATTTCCAAGCAACCAGGTGGAGTGGCAATGTTGAGCGTCGGCCAGCAAAGCCTCAGCTTTTTTAGTTCCCTGATAACGTCCTTGCGAAAGTCGCGGACCGTGAATTTCTCTCCCGCCCTGGCAGGGTCGGCGCCGAATTGCATGTAGAGCTTTTCCCATGAGAGGCGCTCAGGCTTTTTCTTTAGGCTGTAAAGCGTGAAGGTTTTGTATGAAAGCCACATGTACAAGTCAAGCCCGAGGGAGGACCGTTTCATTTCCTTCAGGATTCGCATGTCGAGCGGGATGGGGTGAGCAATGATTTCGTTAAAGAAGGCCTCCCCCAGATGAATTTTGCTCTGCCATAGCGTGGACTGCTCTGGTTTTTTATAGTCCCACCAAAACTCCGTCCAATCGGCAATTGATGACGATGCGGTGGCTTTGTGGCCGGGCGTTTCGTAGATAAGCTGCACATGGGAGTTGAACAGTCTGTCTATCTGGTGCCTGAGCCGAGTATGGTCGCCTCGGTCGCCGCCACTGTCGGAATACAGCCCTAATTGCCGCATGAAGACTGAAAGCGAACTGCCAAGGAATAGCTCGCGCTCCCTTGTCCGGACAGCTTCGGTTGATACCCATGCGAGCAAAAGGCGCGGTAGATTGCCATAGGGCAATTTGTTGTCGCCGCCGGCAATCATGACCAGCTTGTATGGCCCGTTTTGGCGTTTGTACTGGAGGCGGGTTCCAGGGTCGGTTCTCGGCAAGGAACAGAGCGTTAGCAAGCGGGTCATAAAGCCCATGTCGGTGTTGGGATCGTCACCAATGCTGGCTAGAGCGTCAATCTGCTTGATGCGAGTGAAATGATGTTTGCCCTGAAGCGTGAGCGCCTTGGTTTCCTGCGGTTCGAGGCGCTCGAAAACAGGTAGTTTGTCGATGATTTCGCCGGGCTTTTTCATTGGTGATGATGCTCCAGCATGTGAATCTTTATGGCGGATTCGATGCGCTGAAAGCCAGCTTCCATATCCTTGCGGAGTAGAGCAATTTCCGAGTGCAGGGTTGCCATCTCGGCGCGAAGAGTGACCATTTCCGCCCTGATCTCGGCGCGAAGGGTGGCCGTTTCCGTTTTGATTTCGGCGCGAAGCGTCTCTTTCGCCTCGGTGATGCGGCTGTTCGAATAGATCAGTAGCGAAATCGGGATGACGATCGCCATCGCGAGGGTGAATACTTGTGCATCGGTCAATATCCCAACGGTATCACCAGGGTGTTATTTTGAGCTGTCTGGGAGTACGGGTACGGGCGATGGTCTACTTTAAAAAAATCTTTCCAAGCACACGTGCAGCGTGGGGCCTCGCAGCGGTCGAAAGCGGGCTCTACTTTTCGGACGAGTTTTCAGACAAGAGCTGGCTCGAGACCGGCCAGGCGGCGCTGCTTTACTTCGAACTCGGCGCCCTCGAGGACCGTCCGGAGTGGTTTCCGGACGGCAAGTCGGCCAGCTTGGAATACTTCCGCACACTGATCGAGCAGGCAGTGCGCGAGGAACTAGCAAACCCCGCCTATCCGCCCACCCTCAAAAAAAGCCCTACGGCGCTCTAGGTTGCATCGAAGAGACCCTGGAGGATTCCATGGCAGGCAGGGTCTCAGCCGCGAGCAGCCAGCCCTGGAATCTCTCCAGCGCTGGGGGCATTAGCCTCTCTCCCTAGCGGCTTTCGTGTACCGGAGTCGGTCAAACCGAGCTCCGTCCAGAGCTTGTCGCGCTCTGCCCGCCACTGTTTCACTTGCGGGTGCAAGGGGTAATCTGCCAGCAAAAGTTCCGTAGTTTCAAGAAGATACAGCTTGGATTCGCGGGTCTCCAGACCAGGCGCCGGCATTACTGCCCGAGTGGGCGGGCGGTCTCGAAGCTCCTGGATGCGTTGCCGGATCTTCGTGACCACCCCTCCCCAAGTCTTCAGCCCGGCGAAGCCTGGACGATTACGCCTGATGCTCTCGAGGATGTCGCGCGCGAACCATTGGAGCGCCCCGGGCAGATCGGGCTCGCGCTCTAACTCAGCCGAAATCCTGCCTATCGTCAGGGACGTAGCTTCGTCTTGTAGACGTAACTTAGAAGAATCAATAACTTCCCGGACCTCTGCGCTAATGTCTACCCGTACAGTCTCTGGTATAGATACGTATTCACTCTGAAAAGAACCCTCCCTCGGGTAGGGAGTTAAAACCCCACTCTTATCCCCATTCTTACTTTCCTTATATGGGTTCGGCACTTCTGCCGTACTAGTTCGGCACTTCTGCCGTACTGCTGCAAACAAAGGACTTGTGATCTCTGCCAGAGCTTTGCGGAGCGCTTCCCAGCCGAAGCGCAGCTTGAGTTTGTTCGACGGCGCCCGCTCTTCGAGCAAGAGGCCGCGGCGGACCAAATAGCGCCTAGCGCTGCGAAGCATCTTCAGGCCATATTCGTGGCCGACGAGGTCGTGGATTTCCGCCTCGCTGGTTTCCAACCAGGTTCGATCTCCGCGGCCGCCATCGGTTGAGCGAAATTGCACCGCCCAAAGAAGGAGTGCCGCCGCGGAGTTGCCCTTGCACATGGCGAGGTAGTCGTAATTCAGTTGGGCGTGCAAGGAGTTGACTTGGCAGCCGTAGGAGTTTTGCATTGTGGCGAAAGAAATCATGGCTACCTCCTGGCGTCTCCTTCTGCGTTCGGCCCGGGCAACATGGAGCCAACCTTCCAGAAGCCGGGCCGGTCAAAGACGGCCGGTTTCTCCCCTTCCCCCTCCTCCTCAATCGGCTCGATGCCGGTGTCATTGGCCAGGTTTTCGAACCGCGTATAGCGGTTCACAAAGGCGAGTTTGATTCGCCCAATCGGGCCGTTGCGTTGTTTCGCCAAGATCAGCTCGGCGAAGCCTTTTAGGCTTTCCTTGTCTGGCCGGTAAAGTTCTTCGCGGAAGACGAAGGCGACGAGGTCGGCGTCTTGCTCGATAGAGCCCGAGTCGCGCAGGTCGCTCAGCATGGGCCGATGGTTGCCCATGCGCAATTCGGGTGATCGGGAAAGTTGACTGAGAACCAAGAACGGAACGCTTAAGTCTTTCGCCAGCAGCTTCAGGCCTCGCGAGATATTGCTGATTTCGTTCTGCCGGTTTTCAAAATGGCCGTGCCCCTGCATCAGCTGCAGATAGTCCACGATGACCAGGCCTAGATCGCGTTCGATTTGCAGTTGCCGCAGCTTCGCGTGCATGTCCACTAAGCTGATAGCTGCGGTGTCGTCGAGATAGAATGGCGCCTCCGCGAGGATACCGAGGGCGCTCTGGAGCGCTTCACGTTCGAAGGAGTTCAGGTAGCCTAGCCGAAAACGCTGCATATCGAGGCGTCCAATGCCGCACAGCATGCGGGTGAGCAGAGATTCCTTCGACATTTCGAGCGAAAACATGGCGACGGCTTTTTCCGTGTGCGTCACTACGTGTTGGGCGATATTCATGGCGAGCGCCGTTTTGCCCATTGCCGGCCGAGCAGCGAGAATGAATAGTTCGCCCGGCCGGAGGCCGCCAGTCATTTCGTCGAGCTTCAAGAAGCCAGTGGAGAGTCCGTGGCGCTGCAGCGACGGGTCCAGAAAGGCGTTCATCCCTCCCTCATAGGACTTGATGATCTCCGCCGGGTTCTGCAGGACGCCACGTCTATGGTTCCATTCAGACATACGGATCAGGTTCTCTGCCGTATCCATAAGAATCTTGTGCGGATCATCGTTCACCACGCAACGCGCGATGGTTTCCTTCGAAGTGGCGATCAGTCGGCGCTGCATCTCCTTCGCCTTGATCATTCCGATGTATCCCTCGACATTTGACAGGCGAGGCATCCCCTCATCGAGCGATGCGAGGTAGGTTAGGCCTCCAACGGACGGGAGCTGGTCGATCCGTCGCAGTTCTTCGGCGACTGCCACGCGATTGATCTGTTCGCCACGCTCGGCGAGCACTCCCATGCAGGAGAAAATGCGTTGATGTCTATCAAAATAAAAGGCCCCCGGCTGAAGGTCGGAGGCGATTTTAAGATAGGAAGTAGGGTCGTTAAAAATGGCCCCAAGAATGAACCGCTCGGCGTCGCCGTTCGAGGGCGTTTCGTCCGAGCGGGTAATACTACGTCTCATTTTGGATGTTGCAGACAACTTTCTATCTGGTTACGAGCCGGTTATGGACCGACGAAGAAAATTGCTACACACCCAAGGCGAAAGCGCTGGAGGAGCAGCCTTCGTCGGGCCTTGCTTTGCCACACACGATCTACGCAGATGTGTGCGACAGTAGTATTTGCGTTTGGCTATTGGGGCTTAACGCATCCCGAGGGTCCAGGCGAAGGTTAACGCTCTGTCTGGACCCTTACAATCTCGTCACGGAAAGTGATTATACGCCCACGGGTTACGAAAGTGTGACTGACGCGGGTTTGGCCACTTGGCCGGGGTTCCGGCGTTTATATCACTAAGCTGTCTCTGTGATATCTAGGCCGGGACGACGACCGCCGCGTCCTTTAGCAAGGCGCGGTAGGAAGCGGTCACTTGCACATAAGGCCCGCTCATGGGCTCCGGGTCGGTATCGACGATGGTCACCTGAACCTGCGGGTGCGGATCGCCGTGTCCCATGCCGATCGCCAGCAGCTCCCCATAGAGGCGGTTAATCAGGGCCGATTTCTCGGGATTGCTCATTCCTTTCGAATGATAGCGGGCTGAGAGTTTTCCTGCGAATCCATGCGAGACCGGGACGCAGATAGCTATGAGAAGATGGCTATATGGATTACGGCATCGCTTACGCGAAGAACAATCTGCCCAAGTTAATTAAGGCCGCCCTCCGGGGCGAGACTGTGCGCATTGTGAACCGGGGCGCCGACGCTGTGGAACTGGTCCGGATGGCGCCCAAAGGCGTGCCGAAAGGTTACGGCTCTATGCCTGGCCTGACGGCGGATCTGCCGCCTGGCTGGGACTCTCCTGCGGAAAAGGCCAAGATCACCGCTTTGTTCGAGGATGTATGACCTATCTGCTCGATACCGTCGCTTTTTACCGAGCGTTGGACAAAACGCTTCCCGCAAAACTACTGCGCCGGTTGCAGCGGTCTGACAGTCAACTGTTCGTTAGCATCGTGACTCCCTGGGAGATTGCTTTGAAGCCCGCGCTGCAGGCTCACGGCATGAGTAACGAATTGGTGCAAGAGAAGATCCTCGAATTGGGCGCGCGCCTGCTTCCGATCACGATGGAGCACACCGGGCTCTTGTACACATTGCCGTATTTCGAGGATCATCGCGATCCATTCGACCGCATGCTCATCGCGCAGGCGCTAGATGAGCGTTGTCCGCTTGTCTCCAATGATCAAAGGTTTGCTCGCTACCAAGCGAGAGGCCTCAGCGTGATTTGGGATTAAGTTGCATCTCGGCGATTCGCGCGAGGACTCCCTCCAGCTCCTCGTCTTTGATCCCGTCTTCCGGGAGAATGCCGCCCGGCGCGTGATGGCGGCGTAAGAGTTCCTGGTAAGTTTCGGGAAAGGCTTGCCGCAACCGATCGGTGTTGTAAGGATCGGCCTTGCGCATAGCGGACATGATGAGCGCATAGAACGGGGGATCTTGCGCCTCCAGCTTTTGGCTGATCACATATTCGTGCAAACCCATTTGGGATATACTACCAACTTAGTATCGTGGTGATACTACGGAAGACACCCTAATAGACTACCGGCACTTGCTCGAACCGTCGCCTCCGAGCAAGAGTTTGGTCATCGAAGAAGAACCGGAATTTGGCTGGACCGTGCGCACCAGTGATCGGTACGCCAAGGGTCTAACCCCGGATGAGGCGCTGTGGTGCGCCGTTCAATTCCTGAACGGCTCCACCTCTCATTACCTGAAGACCGCCGCCGAGCATGCGGCCTGGAAGGCCCAGTTCGGCCGGCGGGCGACGTAAAAAAAACATGTGGACGTATTTTCAATCGTCGGGCGAGCTACGCCACGACGGGGAAACAGTAGGCTTCGGCTACTCTGGCTATTCAACTGGCAGGAACAATCCGGATCTCGAAAGCGAGGCGGATATCGGGCCGATTCCGCGCGGGCATTATACGATCCTGCCGGCGTACAACGATCCGGGCAAAGGGCCGTGCGTGATGCGTTTGATGGCGCACGACCCGATCTACGACCGGTCCGGGTTCGAGATTCATGGGGATAGCGGGCAGCATCCCGGCGCGGCGAGCCATGGCTGCATCGTGCTGGGTCACAATGTGCGCGAGCGGGTAGCCCTGTCTTTGGACCGCGACCTGACGGTCGAGCGTTCGTTAATGGTCCTAGGTGGGGAGCTAAGTACTTGAAACAAAACTAGTAAGCCGGTACGGCTAGAGCGTGCGCCAAACGGACGTTTATGGTACGCTCGGGCGAAAAATGCGAGTGGCCCTTTATGCGCGCGTCTCCCTCCCGGGGAAGAGTCTAGACAAGAGCCAGAACCCTGAGAACCAGTTGGAGCAGCTCCGGGAATTCGTCCGGGGTTCGAAGTGGGAGCTGGTCCACGAGTACATCGACCGCATGTCGGGCAAGGGCTCGGACCGGCCGCAGTTCAAAAAGCTGTTCACCGACGCCTATCAGCGCAAGTTTGATCTGGTGGTGTTCTGGGCCCTCGACCGGTTCTCGCGGGAAGGCGTGCTCGCGACGCTGAATCACCTGCAGAGGCTATCGAGCTACGGTGTGAATTGGCGCTCGTTTCAAGAGCCGTACTTTGACTCGTGCGGGCCTTTCAAGGATGCTGTGATTTCGATCATGGCGAGCTTAGCGCGCATCGAGCGGGAGCGGATCAGCGAGCGAACCAAGGCGGGGCTCGAGCGGGCGCGGCGGGCCGGCAAGGTGCTGGGGCGCCCGGAGGCGCCGAAGGATCTCGCGGAACTACGGCGGTTGCGCGAGTCAGGCCTGTCTTTGCGGCAGATCGCCGGGCAGACGGGGCATCCCTTGACGACGGTAGCCCAGGCTTTGAAAGCCAAGAAGGTTGATATCACCGTCATTTCGGCGTGATATTATTCGCGAAATGAACGTTAGCGAAAAGCAAGAGCTTCGGCAGGCCCTTGACGAATATGGGTTCGGGCAAGACCGGCGGGCTAATGAGCCGCCTGGACAAGTTCGCTGGAGAGCGTTGCCGATCGAGACGCGCGAGGCGTGGCAAGCTCTGGCGGCGGCCAAGAAGATCATAGACATTCGCTCGTACAGCACGGAAATGCCGGTCGAGACGGCGGCCGTGCTATGGTTTCAGCTTCGTTCTCTCGACGCGCGCGAGGATTGGTTTCCCCAAGGCAAGTGGCCGAGCCTGCAATTGTTCGAGGGACTCATCACCACAGCCGCGGCTGGTTTGGAGGGAGTATCACAATAGTATGTCCCGCTTGCGAGATCGAGATGCGCATGACGCGGGCCGGCGTGCCGGTCGAGAGCATGATGACCATCGGGGCTTATCAGTTTTTTGCTGCCGATCAATGGACCTGTCCGGAGTGCAACAAGACGATATTCGCCGGGATTCATAAGCCGATCGCCGAGCACTTCCAATCCGATTACCGGCAGGTGGTCGATCAGTTTCGCATGAGCCGGCCAGTGCATCGCTACTGGCGAGACCCTAAAGAAAAAGCCGAGTTCCTCAGACGCCAGGCGCTTCCGCCAGAGGAGAAGCCCGAGCCCGAACCCGAACGACAGAATGCGCCGGGAAAATTTCTTGCGGAGGATTGGACGCTATTCCTGCGAGCCATGTTCGCGAATATCACGATATTCACCGACCCCTTGATCCATGAGGTGCGGCGGCGGATGCTGGCGAACTGTGTGCGCAATCATCCGGGCGATGAGCCGCAGGAAGGCGAGAAGCCCGCGTCCGCAGAAATGACCGCCGAAGAGCGCGAGACGATGCGGTGTTTGCAAGGGCTCTATGCGCTCCAGGCTGAATCGCGGAATGCCGTCCGGCACTTCGTTTTGGACTACATGCCCGAGCTGGAGCCACAGGTAAAGACCTGGGTAGAGATAGGCTAACTCTTTATGACCGATGAACAGATCAAACAAACGTTCACCTACCATGCGCCGGTTGGGGATCAGCTAGGCCGGTATGAATCGCTACGCGAGGGCGCCAGGATATTCGCCGAGTTGATTCAGAAAAGTTGCCCTGAGTCGCGGGAGAAGTCGCTGGCTCTGACGAACGTGCAACAGGCTGTGATGTGGGCGAACGCCTCGATCGCGATCAACGGAACACCAGGTTAGTTCCGTTGTGGATAGGCGCCGTTCCGCACCCACGCAGCCGCCCTTTCTTGGCCTTCCTCGGCCTCGTCCCAGGTCGAGGAGCGCTCACACCAAACGATAGGGCGCGATCCGTCCTCGTCCCGCTGATTGCGAAACACCATCGTCTCGAAGACTAGCGGCAGCCCGTCACCAAGGCGATGATCCAGCCCTAGAAAAACCGTCGATATCCAGTATTCTCCAATGGTCTCCTGCTTGACGATGTAGTCTCCGGCCGCCATCCATTTGCACCACTCTAAAAGATCGTCGACCGGCACGACCTCGTGACCATCCAGGCGATATTTCCTTGTCTGCACCTCAGCCTCGTAATCTCCGTGGCTCAGCCATCGTCACACCAGCGGGCGCAAACGCTGCATGGCATCGAGTGTGTCAATCTCTTCGTTCCAATAGGCGAGAATGACCGCCCGGTTCAGCTCGATCCACTTCGTCAGTAGCTCCAAATCGTGCGCAGCCATCGATGTCGTGCCGATCACATGCACCTCGGGACGAATCCCCACGCTGATCATCTCGTCAGGATTCGCTTTGCTATTCGCCGAAATCTTCACCCGCACATCGTGTCTAGCCCCGCCACGCACGGAAATCCAGACGACAAACGGGAGTCCCGTGTGCTTCGGAAATAAAAAGTCAGGCGCCTCCAGGACTTCTGCATGCTCCCGCTGGGTCATTCGTGATAGCCGATTTTGAGTTTCGCGATGTCTATGGTCATTTCGTTCAGACGCGCGTCGATGCCTTCAAGTTTGGCGTCGATCCTGTCCAAGCGCTTGACGAAGCTCTCTTCGAGCCGATCCATGCGACGTTCGATTAGATCAAAACGCTTAGTGTTCAAGACCAGGGCTGTGATAGCAACGCCAACTGTGCTGGCAGCGCTTGTTACCGAAGTGATGATCGCGGTCAGAATGGTTGCGTCCATTTAGGGGCCAACATATCCCGTCATGACCGTTTAGCCCGGTCTTCCAACACCGCAACGCGCGTATCGATGTCGCTGCGCAAGCCCCGCACGTCCTCGCGCAATTCTTTCGCCTGCCAAAAGGCAATCAGAATCGTCGTCGTGAAGCCCAGGAGGTACACAATAATCGGTATGCCAATAGCAAAATACAACTGATGATTACTCATACCGGCGCCCGCTCCGCGAATTTGCGGAGCGCAAGTAAGAGCTTGTGGTTATTCTCCTTGGAGGATTTCATCCCATCCGTGAGTGTATGCACTTGCTCCGCGAGGGTACGCACGATGCCTTCCAGTTGGGTGAGTCTAATGGCGAGCGATTCGAGGGAGTCGCCGTCTTGCTCGGCCATTACACCTTATCCCGGCCAAGCTTCTCTTCGATCGCCTGGAGGATGTAGGTATTGCGGGAAATTCGGCCTAGGCGTTTTTGAATGCCCAGGTCCATGCGGGCATCGAGTTCAACGGGGAGCCGCAGCGAAATCATTTTCATGAGATGGCCGCGATGATCGAGCCGGCCGTTTTCCAAATTCGTCTTGTCCCCGTTGGCCTTAAGGCGGCGTCGAGAATGTAGGTTGGTGGCGGTTCGTGCGGCTGCTTTTTTAGCGATAGCCATGTGTCTGGACTCAGTATCACACAGATATCGCCTGGCCACTAATGTCCCGCACTCGGTCCCGGTCCATTTTGACTGCGACGCCCATCACGGATCGGTACAAATCCTGCATTTCGTCGTTCGCCTTGGGATCGGCGGGCTTTAGTTCTATTACGGCTAGACCTTCGGCGGCGGCGTTGCTGAAAGCCTTGCGATCCCCTAATCTCGCGGTCAAAACTTCAAAGGGCGGTTTTTCGTGGCCGTTGCGGTTCTCGGCGAGCTTCTCAGTCAACATAGCCAAGGCATCATCGTTGTCGCTACCGCGCGGGAAGGCGCTATTGAGGAACACCTTCAGCTTCAAGTGATCGTTTGCAACCAGCATCTCCTCGACCATGGTGAGCACGTGATCCACGGTCCAGATGTCGAACGAACGGGGCTGGAACGGGACCAGCACCATGTCGGCGATGCTGAGCGCGGCGCGCTGGCTCACGGTGTCCCTAGCGCCGCAGTCGATGATGATGTGGTCGTACTTGTCGCGCATGCGCAGGGTTTGCGACTTGACGGCCTGGCCGGCGAGAACGATGGAGGTGTAGCCCGCCTCTCCGTATTTTTCGGTCCGCAAATCAGTAAAATCGGTCGCGGTGGTTTGGATATCGGCATCCACCAGCAGTACGTCGTTGCCGTTGAGCGCGCCCATGATCGCGAAGTTCACGGCGACCGTCGTCTTTCCGACCCCGCCTTTGATGCCGCCGATGGCGAGGATCATATCAGAGTGATATCCCAGTGACATAAATTTGGGTGCATCTCATCAGGATATCAACGCAAAACCGCCGCCGCCAGCTAATCAAGTTTGCCGAGTACTGATTTGTGGGCGTAGCTCGGATAGTTGCGCCGCCTACACTCGGCGCAGCGGCATTGCCCGCCATTGCGGCGTGACCAGGAGGCTTTCTCTTTGGCGGACAAGGACTTCCAATTGCGGGGGCGCGGCGGGCTGGGCCGGTGCTCGACTGTCGGCGTGCGGCCGGGACCGGCGCCGTAGCGTTTGCGCAATCTTCCCATGGCGCGGCCGGCCTCCGTGACCGCGGGATTGTTGCGCATCTGACTCGGTTTTAGTCTCCTGAAATACTCCGCGACTTCCTCGTCGGTCGGCATCATGCCGCGATCATAGCTTGTTTTTGTACTATTATGTTACGGCGCAGTCCTCTCCATCGTGGGCGGCGCCGGTCGAAGTATGCCCGCAGAAAACGGGACTGGCTGTACATGGCCTGGATCGCGAGCTTGCGCTGCGTCGTGTGTGGGGCCTGGCCGGTCGAAGTGGCTCACGTGGGAGCCCGCGCTTACGGACAGAAGTGTTCGGATCGCGAGACGCTGCCCCTCTGCCCGTCCTGTCATCGAGAAGGACCGCAAGCCTTACATAAACTCGGACGTCGATTCTGGGAGACGCACGGCCTGGACTCAACTGAGCTGGTCGGGCAGTTCAATGCCGCCTATAACTCGTTAGCGTAAAGGGAAATATGGGACGCGCCACGGAGAAAGAAAAGCAATACGCAGAGCGCCATATCTCTGCCGTCCACTCGCTATGGAAAGGAGTGCAGCCCGTCAATGATCGGCAGCTACACTTCGCTTTGCAAGTTGCGCTACGCGACCACGCTTCGTTGGTCGAGCTGCTCATCAATAAAAATCTCATCACGCGGGAAGAGTACCTGCAAGCGCTCGCGATCGGGATGGAAACCGAGGCCGCATCGAGGAATCACGTGCTTATGACAAAGTTGTTGTCCGATGGCGTCCAGGGTTAATCGCACGCCCAAGCCAGTGGCTTGGCGCAACCGCATTGTGGGTCACGACGTTGTACCCGCGGAAGACCTGCTCGCGAATCCCAAGAACTGGCGCATTCATCCGCAGAATCAGCAGCAGACCCTCGAAGGGGTGCTCGACGAAGTGGGCTGGGTCGACGAAATCAAGGTGAATCAGCGGACCGGCTTCGTGGTTGATGGGCACATGCGCGCCTCGATGGCGATCGCGAAAGGCGAGACCGTGCCGGTAGCTTACCTCGATCTGTCGGATGAAGAAGAGAACCTGGTGCTCGCGAGTTTCAATCCCGTCGCTGGTATGGCGGTGGCGGACGAGGCAGTGCTGAATGAACTGATCGGGTCGATCTCCACGAACAATCCGGACATCGCGGTCTTTCTCGACGGGCTCTACTCGGAGGTCAATCAAAGTGCTCTAAAGAACGCGCAAAACGAGCACGGCGCGGGGGAGTCAGGGGAGTCAGGCGGCGGGGACGCCGGCCAGCCTAGCCAGGCTACCGTGCGGGTTTTGATACAAGTGCCGGACGTGGCGATTCTCGAACAAGCTTTGATCCGCACCGGTTTCGCCACGCGGGGCGAAGCTTTGATAGCGATTTGCAGGAGCTATCTCGATGGCAGCAGCAACGTCAAAAGACAACTCACCAAAAACGCAAACGCAAAAAACGCAACTGCGGTCTAAGGCGCTTCTCATCTTGGGGCGTCAGGCGGAGCCGGTTGTGATGGAGACGCACGGCGGGTACGGGAAGCTATTCGCCTCCTGCTATGCCCACATCAAGCGCGGAATCGTCATCGAGAAAGATCCGGCCAAAGCCACGAAACTATTGAATCAGCGCGGCCAGCATTGGGCGGTGTATCAGGCCGAGAACGAACTGGCGCTCAAAGCGGGACTCGGGAGCCATCTGCCCGTCAACTTTCTGGACGTCGCTCCGTGGGGCGACCCATGGCCGACGATCGGGGCCTTTCTCGCGAGCCGGCGCCCGAGGACCGAGCACTTGATGATCGTGGTCAATGACGGCCTACGGCATTTGTTGCAGCGGCAAGGCGGCTGGACGTGCGCCACCTTGGAGCCGATGGTGCGCAAGTATGGAAATGCCGATCTGTATGGCAGGTACTTAGAGGTCTGCCGCGAAATGATGGTCGAACGCGTCAAACCCCAGGGTTATCAACTGGCGGCCTGGACCGGTTACTATGCCGGTCAGCAGATGACCCATTACGCCGCGTATTGCCGCCGGTCCACACCGGACCACAAGGAGTAGCCATGTTGCATTTGGGATTTTTGATCGCCGCCATGGTGATCTTCATTCTAGGTTGTTTTGTATCGCCGCCGAAGGCGAACATGACAAATATCGGCTTGGCGCTGTTATGCGCCTCGATACTATTCCAAGCCCGCTAGGGCTCGCCGTTCTCGTACCCTGTGATCTTCGAGAACGCTAACAAGATAGCCATCCAGAAGAGAAGTCTGACGAGCATGAGCATGGCCGCCAATTTTTTCGGGATGGTCATTTCGCGCAGGTCTTCCGGCAAATTCCGGGTCACGAACAGCCAAAACCCGTGGATGCGATCTTTCATGCCGATACCTTCCTACGGATATCACCGTAGTGGGCTGAATGATATCACAGGCGTCAACGTCATCGCGCGATAAGGAAGTGAAGTGAGAGTGCTGTTGTGCCAGATCGACGGTAAGATTCCGAACCTCGCGCTCATGCGAATCGCGGCATACCATCGGGCGAACGGTGACGAGGTGGAACTGCGCCACGGTGCGAACTTCATGCGTCTGTTGTGGGACGCGGCGCCAGACCTCGTTTACGCCTCGGCCATTTTCGTGAAGTCGCGTCCCACGGTAGAGCGGCTGCTATCGATGTTTCCTCTAGCAGTGATCGGCGGCACAGGATGGGACATTGCGCGCACGGTCGAGTCGGTCGGCATTGATTCAACCGCACTAGATTACACGTTGTACCCGCGCTTCCGGCAGTCCATCGGCTTTACGCAGCGCGGCTGCCGGCTGCGGTGTCCCTTTTGCGTGGTCCCGCAGAAGGAAGGCGCTATGCGGGAGCAGTCCTCGGTCTACGACATTTGGCGCGGCGATCCGTGGCCGCGGGAACTGCTACTGCTCGATAACGATTTCTTTGGCCAGCCACATTGGCGGGAGCGAGCCCGCGAGATACGCGACGGCGGATTCAAGGTGTCCTTCAATCAAGGCATTAACGCGCGCTTTCTCACGGACGAGGCGGCCGAGGCGATAGCCTCGCTCGACTACCGCGATGACGGCATGAAGGACAAGCGGATCTATACCGCGTGGGACAACCTGAAGGACGAGCACCGCCTGTTCGCTGGCTTGAACCGACTCGTGCGGTACGGCGTGAAACCGGATCAGATCATGGTCTACATGCTCTGCGGCTATTGGCCGGGCGAGACGCAGGCAGACCGCGAGTATCGGCGTAAGCAGTTACGCGAGTTTGGGGCCAGACCGTTCCCCATGCCATATGTGCGGACCCTGGAGCTGGTCGGATTCCAGCGGTGGGTTATCGGCGCTTACGACAAGCGCATCCCGTGGGCAGAGTGGTTCGCGGCGCACTACCGGCCAGAGAAACTGCGACCGGAATCGGCGTCACTCTCACTGTTGGAGAGCGAGTGACTTTTGGCTCCCTCTTCTCAGGCATTGGGGGCCTGGATCTAGGGCTCGATCGCGCTGGCTGGGAGTGCCGCTGGCAGGTGGAGAAGGACGAGTTTTGCGGGCGCGTGCTGGAGTCGCACTGGCCGGGCTTGAAGCAGTATCGGGACATCGCGCATGTCGCGCAGTTCGATGAAGAAGGATGGAGGTTTCTTGACTTACCTGAATCAGTTGACTTACTCGCAGGGGGGTTCCCATGCACCGATCTCAGCGTCGCCGGCAAGCAAACCGGACTCACCAACGCAGACGGCACGCCGACTCGCAGCGGCCTTTGGTTTGAGTTCGCCCGCCTTATTGGGGAGCTTAGACCCGGCTACGTTCTCGTTGAAAACGTCAGCGGTGTCCTTGTTCACGACGCAATGCGACGAGTGGTCGGAGAGCTGGCCGGACTCGGGTATGTGGGATCTTGGCTCTGTCTACGAGCTGCGGACTTTGGCGCCAGTCACTTGCGTAAGCGGGTCTTCCTCGTCGCCGTCCGGTACGTGGCCGACAGCGAGCGCCTCGCTTGCGAACGACGGCGAGGATATCGAGAGTTGGAAGGCCCGCAAGGCGCGCATCTTAGCGAAGGGCTACAACGGCAACGGAATGGGGACGCCACTGACGATTGCGGCCACCACCTGGCCAACAGCGCGCTCGGAGGATGGCGAGAGTTGCGGGAATCACCCGGGGGCGGTGGACTCCTTAACGGGCGCGGCGCGCCTGTGGAACACGCCGCACGGGATGAGCAATCGGGACTCTCGGGGCAAGGTGGGGGGCTGCGGCGGGGGGCAATTTGCGTTGCAGGCGAATCACTGGGAGACGCCGCGAGCATCGACGGGAGGCCTGCGGGAGTACGACGGCAAGCGCGGGGTGGGAGTGAACACACAGGCGGCTCACTGGCAGACGCCGGCGACGGACAGCTTTCGGAGCCGGGGCGGGGAACGCAAGGAAGAAATGGGGCTGGACCAGGAAGCCCGGGCTTTCACTTCGCTCCCGGACCCAGCGACCCCAGATGGGTTGACATCCTGCGAGTACGACCAGACCTCGCTCCAGCCCTGCCCGTCGCCGCCGACGAGGCGTCTCAATCCTCGTTTCGTCGAGTTTTTGATGGGTCTGCCGATAGGCTGGACCGAGCTATGAGTAATCGCACAAAGCGGTTATCCCGCCTCGGGAATGCCGTTGTGCCGGATGTGGCTGAGTGGTTAGGGCGCCGGTTAATGGAGTTCATACAATCGACGCCCACGCGATGAGTCGCTTCAGGCGGACTTCCTCTTCGCGGGCTTCCCTTTGAGAGAGGCCTGCAAGGCGACCATCAGATCGTTGGTCTCGCTCTGCGGCGGGCGCTTGGCCAAGGTGTGCACCTTATTCCCTTGCCGTTTGGCCTGTAGCAGTTTTTCCACGGATTGCTGGTAGCCGTCCACGTATTGCGCGTGGTCGAATTTGTCCGAGGTGGCGCGTAGCAATTGTTTAGCCAGCGCTAGTTCCTTCGCTTCGATCGGAATGGCTTCCAGCCCGAGGTGGGGCGCTGCGTGCACCTCCCCCTGGTAGAACATGGTGTGGAAGACGAGCGTTCCGTTGTACGGCCGGATGACGATGACGTGTTCGCGCGAGTGCAGGGTAGCGCGCGCGATGGCGTACCGCTTCTCGGCGCGCAGGGCATCGTGCAATAGCTTGTAGCCCTTCATGCCGGCGGTGTCCGGTTCGAGGTAGTAGGACGACTCGAACAAGAGCGGATCGACTGCGTTCGCGGCGACGCACTGTTCGATCTCCATGCTGTGCGAGCTGTCAGGCTGGCAATCCTTCAGCTCCTCATCGCTGACGGTCACGTATTGGTCCTTCGCCACTTCGTGGCCGCGGTGCGTATCCTTGCGGGTGATTTCCTTATTGCACTTGGGACACCACGTCTTGGTGTTGATGCGGCTGCCGCATTCGCTATGCAGCAAGTTGAATGAGATTGATTCAGCCCGGGCGGCGATCGTCACCTTCACCGGGATGTTCACGAGTCCAAAGGAAATAGTGCCCTTCCAAATGGCGGCCATTAGCGTTCACCTCCGTGGGTGCGGGTCAGTTTAGGGGTATGTCTGCTCAGCATTTGATCTCCTATATATTTTCTATTATAAATATAACAAGGTGAGGTGTTCTTTGTCCAAGAACAAGCTTGTTTCTGGATTTAAAAAAATAACCGCGACGGGTCATTCTTCTTCCACCTTGCAAGCTCTGTACGTAATCTCTATCTCTCGATACAACTCCATGTGCGTCTCGCACACATGGCACCACGCAAGACGATAAGAACACAGGAGGTCATTGCCGAAAAGCTCTGCGCCATTATCGAAGATGTGGCCGCAATTGGGGCAACGATAGGCAGTTGAGGTCATTTCTTTCCTTTCGGCGCGACTATCTCTAGAGTCGGCTTCCCTTGGTTGGACGGCATTCTCATCGATCCTTTCGTGTGCAGTTGCGCGGCCGTGCATTCGGCGCGGCGGATGTCCCGGCGGACTCCGCGGTAAACCGCTTGGATCAGATCCCCTCCGATATCATGGCGATACAAGTATTCCACCTCGATGATTTGCCCGGCTTTGGGAATTTCCTGGTTGGGCGGGATGGTCACGGAGCCGACCGGCGTATCGTCCGCAAGCTTGATCTCGACGCTACGCTTCGCGCCACGCTGTTGGGCGACGATCACCGAGCAGGTGTTGACGAACTTGAATTTCAGGGCGGGGCCTCCGCTGTTGGGGCGGCCGCCTGAGTAGGCAGCATCGCGGCGTTTGAAGACTACGCCTTCCAACCCATTTTCGTGGATGGAGCGGTAGAGGGTTTGCTTGTCTTGGACGCCAAAGGCGGAAACCACGGGTAAGATACGCCTGGGAGGATTCTTCCCGCCCCATATGGCTTCGATGTAGCTAATGCGAAACTCGCAGGCCAGCCGCCATATCGCGTTGTCGCCGTACTGAAGAAGGTCGAAGCAGATGTAGTCGTCGCCGATCAGTTCGCCGTCGAGCACCAGACGCGAGGGAAGCGATAGCGTGGCGTCTACCACGGTTTGCGGGAGGGTGATCGGCTTCCCGGTTCGGGAGATCCCCCGGGGCCTGGCGCCGGTGCGCGATTCGAGACGAACGCGCACTCCGTCGAATTTGGGTTGCAGGAGCCACGCCTCGTCTGCGAGAAGGCGTTCCATTTCCGCCCTGTCGATCGAGGTCAATAGCTGGTGGCCGGGGATCGGCTGTTCGTCTGCGGCGTGAGAGTCTCGATGGTGAAGGGGTTTTGGCATATATATACGAGTGCTAACAGTATAGCACATAAATAATATACGGAAAAATTAGCCGGGTCGAGACCGGTTATGCTTTGGTCATGGCTTCCGCCGCGCCGCCGGTCGATCGCTGCGAATTGATCGATGGGTGTGAGGTCGTGAAGCCGCTAGCCAAAAAGCTGCATTTTCTCGCCCAGTCTTATTTGGCATTCGCCCTGCGCCGCGATCTGCCGGCGCGTTTCGTGTGCGGCGCCGAATTGAGCATCCTTTGCGGCGCGAACCGGATTGCGCCGGACGTCGTCGTGACGACGCGCCAGGCGCGCTTCGTCGACGGGTGTCTGGCCGATCCGCCGCTGCTCGCGGTCGAAATTCTCTCGCCCGGCCTAACGATTCCCGGTTTGTTTCACAAAGCCCAGCGCCTCATCGACAGCGGGGCGCCGCAGGTGTGGATCATTCTGCCCGAGCGGCGCCAGGCCTGGTCGATGAGGTCCCAGGAAATCGCGAAGATGGCGATCTATCTTTCGGCCGACTTCCCGAGTTGCGGCGAGGGTCGAATCGATCTGCGCCTCTACCTGCCGGATCTGTGGGAAGACATAGAGCAAATAAAGTAGCCATCGGTTTAATCTGATCGCCGGCAGATTGCGAGCGTGCGCGCGAAACGGGCACTTTCTTGATGGATGAAGCTTCAACCGCCAAACAGGGGCGCGCGTTCGGCCGGCGTGATCGGAGGAACCGCTGAAGGGCGAGCGCTCCAGTTGGTTGCCGCTTGATCGAGCCATTAAGCCTAGAGCAACAGCAATGGGTCGAGTCCATGTTGCCTTTGGCACGCAAGATCGCCGACTGGACGTACCACCGTTATTCGAGGGCTCTCGGCATGAGCCGCGACGACATTCACCAAGAGGCCTGCCTGCTGCTCTGTTATGCGGCGCGCCGCTACAATCCTGAGAAACTAGATTCCTTCCGCATCTACGCCTGGATGCGGCTACGCAGCCTACATGTCGATTTGCTACGCCAGCAGTATGGCCGCGATGACAATCCAGATCCCTCCCGGCGGATTCAGTTGTTGAGCCTGGACGCCCCCATGGACGGCGGCGACGGCGAAACCTATCTGGCCTTCTTTGAGAATCACGGCGCCGAGGCGGGTTTTCGGCAGCGCGTCGAGAACAGCCTATACCTCGATCATTTAATGCAGCCGCTGAACCCGCGTTACCAGCAGATTTTCATGGCGTTCCGCGAAGGCAAATTGAAAAGCGAGGTGGCGGCGGAACTCGGCGTCAACTTCAGCCGAGTCTCGCAAATCTACAGCGCCGGGCTTGAGACGATCCGCAAGGCGGCGGGCATCGAATCGTTGCCGGTAGCGGCGTAGATATCAAGCAGCTTTCTTTAAGGGAACGTTCAACCGTTGGCGGGTATCCGGCAGGCGCAGCGCAGTTGCCACCGCGCGGTTGGTTTCGCGCCGGAAGTAATCTTCGATCGGAAATAGCGCGTAGGGCTGCTGGCTGCAGAAGGCGTGCGCGAGCGCATGCTCGATCCGGTAGAAGTCGCGGTGCGTTGAGCGCTCATCGCGCGGGCGGCCGAGCTGAACGTTGATCTGTTCGAGGGAGGCTTCGAGGATGTAGCGCGAGACGAACAGCCGGTGATCAGCCGACGCTAGACTACGGCGCGCGCAGGACAAAAAGTCGGCGGCGTATTCGTAGTTCCGATAGCCCGGCGCCACGCTGCGGAACTTCGCGAGGCAGATGCGAAAGATCGACCGCAGCACGCAGGGGCACGGCTCCCCGGCGACTCCTCCGATATCGCCGGTCAGACCGAGACCCCTGCAACGGACACAGCGCCGGCTCGCGAGATGTACTACTTCGGCGTGCGTCCAGTCCATACACAATAGCAGTGCCCGCAAATCGCGCGGAATCGCGCCAGATTAATCTTTAGGCCGCGGGTTTGCGGAGCAAGTTGCGGGCGTAGCGGTCTTCGTCTTCGAAGCGCGATTGGTGGCGTTCGACCATGGTGCGCAGGGCGTTCACAGCGATAGTAAGCGAAGTGCTGATCTCGGATTGCGTCGAGAGCATTTCGCTTTGTTTCTTCATCTGCTCGTTCAGTTCCTTCAAGTGCTCGGTGCACTCGTTGGCCTGATGCACCTTGGTGAACAGGTATTTGATGGCGGCCAGCACGAACGCAGCCGATTGAAGCCACGCGTGTAGCATGCGGGCGTCGAGGGCAGAGATAGGTTCCGACATAAGTACCTTTCAAAAAAAAGCCCTGGTCCTCCGAAAAGGACCAGGGCCAAGAAGCATTGATCGAGAAGAGAGATTATGAATGCGACCGGAGCCAGAAAGAGGTGCTTAGCATGAGGGTCAGGGTTAATTTCTCCGGTCGATAGCATAGTGTCTCGCCGCCGCCGTTACTCTCACGATCAGAACGGCAGCTCATCCTGTGGAACGTGTTTTCGTTGTCGTACTTCCACGGAAATCTTCGTCATCCAGCATGGTTTCTCCTCCTTCTGTCTAGATCTTTCGTATTGACAGCCACCGGCGAGCCAAGCGAGCGCCGGAATCGAGACGGTCTCGTCTTCGTCCACTTCTTCTTCGGGAATCATGCCGCATTACCTCCGCGAGCGCGAACACCCGTTTCTTGGAGTTAATTCTTACGAATCGTAATCCAGGCCTTCGGTGATATCATTCCCTGCAAGCAAGGTCCCCGCCTCGGGCCCGCTCTTCCTCCCGGCTGCCATGCCGGACCAAGGTCGCGCGGCACCTCTTCAAACGGATCACTGAACTGCTGTGGATAGACTACGTTCGAGGCGCCCTTGCTTTTCTCGAAGAAGATGAACACCGCCCCCGTTCTACGAGCTGACCTAACTGCGATCGCTATGCCCGACCGCGTCGCCCGTCTGCCGCTCGATCCGCGTGGCTATCCTATTCCCTGGTTCGTGAACATCGACAAAGAGGGCGTGGCAGATTTCCGGATCATTGGCCCGGGCAAAGTCGAGCGCGCGGTCAAGCAAGGCGTGTGCTGGATCTGCGGCGAGCGTTTGGGCGTTAACCGGGCGTTCGTCATCGGCCCGATGTGCGCGATCAACCGCATCTCGTCGGAGCCGCCCTCGCATCGCGACTGCGCGGAGTATGGGGCGCGCGCCTGTCCGTTTCTTACCCGGCCGCACATGCGCCGCCGCGAGAACGATCTGCCAGAGGTAATCGTCCCGGCGGCCGGCTTTGGCGTGGACCGCAATCCGGGCGCTACGCTTGTGTGGATCACCAAGGATTACGAGATTCGGAATGCCGAGCACGGCGCTCCTGGTTTGCTGTTTCATCTGGGCGATCCGCTCGAAACGCTCTGGTATGCGGAAGGGCGCGCGGCGACCGCGACGGAAATTTGGACGTCCGTTCGGACTGGCCTGCCCATTCTGTTCGAGCAAGCCCGAGCGCAAGGCCCGGAAGCGGTCCAGGACCTCAACGAAGCGTGCCGGCGCGCTCTGCCGCTCTTGCCGCGGCTTAGCGCCGGTGAAGGCCTGGAGGCTTACACCGCCCAAAGCTCATGAAGCCGCCGCCTGTCGTCGGGGCGCGCAATCACTTTCAGTCGACGCGCGAGATGGCGGAACTCGCGGTCGGGCGCCTGAAGCTCGAGGAGCCGTGGGTCTGGGACGACGCCATGCGGGCGCGTTTTCTCGAATGGCTCACCGGGTACTCGAATAGGCTGGTCGATTGGATAGCCGATAACTTTACGACCGGGGCGCAGCGTGGCATCGAGCAAACCGCCCATCTGCTGCAGAATCCCGATTACTACGAAACTCTCAAGAGGCGGCGCGAGCGGGGCCGCGAACGCATGAAAGCCGAGCAGGAGAGCCAGGAGCGCGAGCGGGAAGAACGCGCGCAGGGCGGCTACACGGCGGCAGAGATCCAGTCGGAGCGGGAGAGCTTAGAGGAGCAGATTCGCTATCATGCCTCCTGCTCTGCCCAATTGCGCGCGCGCCTGGAAGCGCTGCCGACAAATCCCAAGCTCGTGCGGTTTACGGACCTCGCGAAACAATCTAAAAACTGGACGGTTTCGGTGAACGGAGTGCGGCACCCGGCCGATCCGAACGATGCCAGCTAAAAAGGGAAACCCGGCTGTTAGGATGCCGGGTTTGTGTGCTGATCTAAGTGTATTGGGGTAGGTTGATGTACCCAGGGCGATCTTATCATGAATCCGCAGCAGCATCCAGACGAAGATCATGTGTGTTTGATCGTAAGCCGGGCGCAAATTCCCATGCCGCTCGGCGAGGCGCAGCGGCGCGTTTTAGACGAGAATCTGGAGATCGATTCGGGGGGCCTGGTGTTCTTCTTCCGGGATTGCCCGGAGGTGCGCTCGGTGCTTGGCTTGAGCCCGGGCGGCCGGCTGCTGCTCGAGGCTTAAAAAGGAACCATCGGCTATTCTGAAGTTTCCGCCTAACGCTGGCAGAAGCGCGGTTGCTCGAAGCCTCCTAGGAGCTTCACTAAAGGCAAACCCCGCTATAAGAGAGCGGGGCTGCCAATCCGGTGAGGCGGAAAGGAGTTCCGCCGATGGAACACCTGGTGCTGTTGCTGCTCCTGCTGTTTAGGAGACGCCGGCTCAAGATACGGCTCGAAATCGAGTTGTAGTTGATGCCGAAAGGGATTGGCGGGAGCGAACCGCTGATCCCTTCAGCACCGATGATATCAAAAGAGGCCCTTTAAAACAGCAAACCCGCCTTCGCAAGAGGCGGGTCAGCCTCCGGTTTCCGCCAGATTTTTGAAATGCTCGGCCAATTTACCAAAGGCATCATCCAGGTTGTCGGCTTCGAATTTACAATCTGCCTTCAAATGAAATGTCGGCATCGGTGCGCTTCTCCACTAGGTTCATCGCGGCCAACTGGCGGCGTTCCTGCGAATCCTTGGGATAGAGAAATTGGGCGAATTCGAGCAAGGTATCCGCCAAGGCACAGCGGATAAAATCCAACGTATTCTTCATATGGATCGCAGCACGAAGAGAGCTATTCCCATTATCGCGAGCCACAGGAAGATGAGCAGCAGAAGCATGCTGACGTCTATTTCCTTCAACGAGCGAAGGAGTCTAGACCTCAATGCACGACCTCGCTCGTTAAATTGTCGTCCTTGAGCAAGACCTCGTAGATGCGGAGATCCTGCCGGCCGATTTCGAGGTAGCGCACGCAATTGGGATAGAGCTCGGTGGCGCGTACGCTCTCGATCATGCCGTCGAGGACGGCCGAGACGCAGCGGGCGGCGGCACCCTGGTTATCGGGGCTGGCGAGGGCTAATTGCAGATTAGAGGCGACGGCGAGCAGGGAGGCGATGTCCATGTCGACCGTGATGCGCGCGCGCGGATCGCGGCTGGGATCGACCTCTGCGGTGGCTTGCGCGATAATCTCTTCCCACTGCTTGACAACTGCGGGATCAGGAGGTTTCATGACTCCTCCGTTTTACGTAGTCATCGACGACGCTATTCATTTTGCGCCTTCCCTCTTTGAGCACGGTGGCGGCGTCCGCGAGCGACAAGCCGGTATCGGCGGCGAGGGATTCAACAGTGTTGTCGGCGGTGCGCAGGGCTTCGCGCGAATCGGCATGCGAGAGCGCGCAAGCGAAGCATATGGTCCGGACGGACTCTGGATTGTTTCGGATCAGTTCGACGGACGATGGAGACATCCACGCATCGCCGTGACAAAGGAAGCAACTGAACCTGGTTTGCGAGGCGATCATATCCGCTTCTGGGATATACTTGCCCATGCCCACGATGACGACTACTTCTTGAGGCATTTTCAGGAAGGATATCACGGCGCCATCATCGGTGGTATCGCGATGGTATGACCGCGTAATATAAAGCGAGTGGCAGGTTTATAAGTATGAACGATTTTGGATGGGCCTTAAGGCAACTCCACAATGGAGCTAAGGTATCGCGCTCGGGCTGGAACGGCAAAGGCATGTGGCTTCACCTGCAAGTGCCTGACGAGCACAGTAAGATGACCTTGCCCTACATTTACATGTTTACAGCCCAAGGCGATCTGGTGCCATGGCTCGCTAGTCAAACCGACGTATTGGCATTTGATTGGGCGTCCGCTGAATGAATCAGATCGTCGGCAAGCAAGCGAACGGGCGGGATTACGTGGCGCTGGTGCTCGAACCGGGCAATCTGCACCGGCTGCAGAAGAAGCAGCCTATCACGGTGCGCATCGAGGATTTGTTCCCGGCCGGCATCCCGCGCAAATTGACTGTGCTGATTTCGTTCAGCGCGACGCCGCAGGCCGATGCGAAGAGGCTGCGCGAGACAGCCGAAGTGACGTTCGACGAGCGCACGCCCGTCAGCGAGAAGAAGAGACCGCATTGTCCAGAGTGCCGCTCGACGGTCGAGACGCTTGGCGTCTGGCGCAACGATTCGCCGCTGTGGCTGGTGTTTTGCCCGGTTTGCGGTTGCACACTCGGCATCGTACCGAAAGAGAAGGAGCCGGCCTGGAAAGCGGAACTCAGCAAAGCAGAGCCCGTGCGCAGTGATGAATCAAAAGAAGTGCTTGACGAAGTAGTCGATCCACCACACGCACAGCGCGACGAGCAAAATCATAAGTAGAGCAAAGAGCAGTATGTGAGCAACGTCATTCGAGAGCATCGAGACGCTCACGTGTTCGCTTGGCCGATTCGGAATGCGCAGCTCATGAGGATATCAGGCCCTTGGCTTTAGCTTCCGGGTAATCGACCCAGCGCCAACCGAGAAAGCAGCGCACAAAGGCGCGGTGAATCCACCAGGGCCGCTTGGCCGCCACTACGTAAAAGTCGGGGAACAGCACGAACACGCCGGCCTGTGGCGGCGGCGTAAAAGGGCGGCACGCGGTCTTTCCAGATTCGTCTGGTTCGATGCGGGGCATGAGAGGAAAAGCATATCACGCCTTGATATCCTAGCGATATGTCTGTCGACAACTTCCAAGAGATCGCCCAGGAGATCGTCAACAAGGCCCAGCGGGCGGTGGACGATGTGATCGATCGACAGGGAAAAGCCGCCAAGGGCGCCTGGAAAGTGCAAGCCGGCGTGGTGCCGGGGAGTCGAATCGCAGAATACGATCGGGTATGGTTCTACACAGTCGAAGACTACGATCGGGACGGCGAGCACGCGAACGATCCGAAGTACCTCACCAAATACAACGAGCTTCAGTGGGAAGCCATGCGCTACTACTTGCAGATCTCCGATCCACGGGTGAACAACTGGGCGGATCTGCAGTTCATCTGGTATTAGCCCCCAAACTTTCTTGATAGAGTGAATGGGTCAGGACTGCGATAACCTTCACGTCATAACTCTTCGTCTTTTGGTAATACACAAGCCCGGCTCTTCCTCGGAGCCGGGTTTGTTTTTTTGGGGCAACGCCATTTTCACACGCCAAGGCGCTTGCATTATTCAATCTAGTTTGATATCATACAAGTATGGCGGGAAGCGGTTGGAACGAAGGATGGGCAATCGGCAACGATGCACCTAGGGCGTCGAGTCGATTGGCCGGAGTTACGAGCTCCGGCCTTTCAATCCTACTCGCCGTAGGAGGTGATCTGTATGCACCTCGTGCTGAAGGTGGTCTTGATTTTTGGGACCATAGTGCTGAAGTTGCGGTGGAAACGCCGTTAATCCAGGCACAGGAGGCGGCGGCCCACCCGTCGCCTTCCTTCTTCAGTATACCGCCAATTCAAACTAGTTCGATATGACAGACTACAAGGCGAGTTGGGATCTAGCCTCAATCCCAGACCAGGAGTTTTTTTCGGAACTTGGCCGCCGCAATGCTGCGAAGCGGAGCAAGCCGCTGGGCGGCGCCCGGCCCGGGGCTGGCCGCAAGGCAACTATGGCGCCGTGTCCGCGCTGCGGTCAATTGGTGACGGCCACGCAAGCGCGCCGCGGTCACGGTTGCTGAGCCTCCAGAACGCCTTTACGCCGCAAACTCTCTTCGATCTCGTCTAAATCCAGACCCTCGAAGCCAGGATCAAAATTATCTTCGCACTCTGAGTCGGCAACGCAGGAGCGTAGGTATTGGAGCTCGTCACGAGTCAGAGTTACGGTGATCTCTTGCGTTTCTTCGGGGCTCATGCAGTTCTTTCGGGGCCGAACTCGAACGCATGGTGCTCCGAGCCGTCCGGGAAGATGACCACGATCGGCGATAGACGAAACAAGCCATAGCCCGCGTAATCGCAAGGTTGGCGCTTGGCGCCCGTCGGGTTCTCGCCGAAGGCCTTCGGCGAGTCAGGCAGATAGCGGCTGAGGCATTCGCACGTGGCGCTGTCCGGGGTCGCGCCCTGATCTTTGAATTGCCGGAAGTCCTCGATCGAGGCGACGTGGCCGCAGACGGGGCATCCAAAACGCCAGCAGAAAATGTCAGGTCCGAAGCGCCGCGTGCCCTCGTCGAGCCACTCCTGATGGGTCATTCGAGCGGGCATATCGCGCTGACCTCCTCGATGAAGCGGATCGCCCATTCGAGCGCAGATTGCTCAGACTTGTCAAAGTCGGGGTCGCCGCGGTGCGTGGCAATGCGATGAGTGAGCCAGTCACACCGCCGGCGCAGCCGGTCGAGGCGGTCCAATTCCTTGGGCGTCAACGTGGTACGGATCGCGAGAGGTTTACTCACGATGACTTCTTCCGCAGGGAATTGCGAAAGGAAAATGGTATCACGGTAACCATCATGTTAAAGAGTCTCAGCTTTCTTAAGCTGCTGAGCAAGCTACGGTTTGTGCAACAGGCTCTCGCACTGCCGGGCCTCGGGCACTTTCTCTGCGATCTGTTCGCATAGCCCTTGCAGAAAACCGTGCAGCCACATGAGCTGCTCTTTGTCCTGCTCGCCGGCCACTTCATCTTGCAGGCCGTGCGCGAACTTGACGATCAAGTCGTTCATGATTCGAAGACCGGAGAGCCCGTCTAGAGCCCTCCGGCGCTCCGCATATTTGCGAAGTTTCTGAGAACTCCTCTCAGTCTACCCGAAAGCCCGGTGGCCCAGAGCAGTTGTCGCCTTGCGCTTTCATGGTCGGCGCTGCAGAATGGCGCGCTCCATGGGCGAGTGCTTGGCGCAGGCCCAGTACCTGGTCGTTCGAATGAGGAACGCGCAGGTTCCCGGCTGGCCGGGACGGCAAACCGCCGCCACGTGTTCTTCCGTCACCGGCGCCGGGTCGTCGCGTTCGGGAATCAGCACCTGCCCATGATGCCATGGCAGTTGTCCACTTTTTTTCGGGATACTAGGGCCCTTGCCGCTCTGCTGCTTAGGAGACGACAGAGCAAGGAATTTTAAGCACAGGATGCGTCCTTATGCTACAGTCCCGATTGACAGAAGGGAAAAGCCGGGAGTAAGGTCCCGGCTTCTCCGATACCACTTCCAGCTAAGGAGGTGATCGTACTTGGTCATCAGACTCAGACTGGCCCTATTTTTGGTAGGGTCGCTAAAATTCTACCTCTCCCTGCAAAGGGCGCGGTAGCGACCTCAGTTTACGACAGCAGCAAGCGCGCGAGAAAGCCATGAAACGCCACGATCTGCCAGCCGAGTATTTCCCGTTCACGATCGAAGCCATCAACCCGGCGACCGGCCAGGTGGTTTGGTTCCGGCGCGTGGACAAACCGGATGGAGTTCTTAAGCTCGAGATTCCGCCGCTCGCGCGCCAGCTCGGGCATCCGGTTTCGATCCGCTTGGTCTTTGCTGACGGCTCAGTCGAAGAAGGCGGCGAGCTCTTAACATAGGCCCAAGTCTTGCCACGGCAGTTGTCCGCCTTCCCCGGACGACTGGTTTCGCATTCTGGGAACTGCTAGTGCTGCTAGCTCTTCGAGCATAGCAAGCGTTTACAATGGAAATTCCTAGGCCGAAAGGTTGGAGAGGCGAGCGTTCTTTTGTCGGCTATTCAGTTCGGCCGAGAAGGGAAAAGCCGGGATAGCGTCCCGGCTCTCCAATACCACTTCCGGTTAGGGAGGTGATCGTTTTGATCATCCGAATACGGCTGGCCCTATTCCTAATAGGGTCACTGGAGTTCTATCTCTCCCTGCGAAGGGCTAGATAAATTCCGGTTGGGTCGTCAGCCTCGCACGCTGGCGGCCCACCGTATTCAGTTTACGACAACAGCAGGCCGCTCATTTCCGTTCGCGCAGCTCGCGCCAAACCTCGGCCAGGCTGATCGTGGCGCCGTTCGTCAGCTTAAACTCCTCCAAGCGATCGAGTTGTCGACGCTCGCGGTTCCAAATCCAGGCGCTCTCGGCTTGCGGGTCGGCGAGGTACACCTGCTCGATGCCGATACGGACGTACTCTTCGCACTTGGCCAGGACTCGCGTCATGGCGTCGTCCGGAGACAGAATCTCGATCACTATCTCGATCTGACCGGGCTCGGTCGGGTAAGGCGTCGGGATGCTCTGCCGGCCGGCGGCGACATCCGGCCGCGGTGCGAACTCGGGATCCAGCCGCAGATCCAATTCCGTCGCCGCCTTGTAGCCCGCTCGCCTAAGTGCCTCGCTCAAAATCACTTGCAGTAGGGAATGCAGCCAGGTGGCCATGCTTTTTTCGACCAGCGCGCCGTGCCAGAATTCGTACGGTCGCTCGCTCGATTGATAGAGCAGCGCAAACTCTTGAAAAGTGAGCGGTCCGGCTACGGCGGCCATGTCTTCAGCCATCATGCCACGGCAGGTAAACCACTACTTCTTTGAGTCTCGGTTCGGTCGAGCCACCGAGCAGTCTCCTACAAGTTCACGCCCGCGAAAATCTCAGGGAGGGCAACTTCGAACGGCCATTCCATGCGGCCCGCCCGAATGATTTCCGGGGTCGGATCTTCGGGCCTGTAAACCAGTACAACCTGTTTGGTTAGTTCGACCTCTACGACTGCCCCGGCTCCTGCTTCGAGGTACAAGCCCACTTTCTGCAAACGTTTCGCCCGGCGCTCCGAGGGCGAAATCACCTCGACCACAAAGAGCGGCTTTCCCTCGAACCAGCGGCCGCCACGCAGCGAATCCTCGTAATCGCCGGCTGAGAGCACCATCAAGTCCGGACCAGGCACGTTGTCGCGGCCGGTCGGCGATTGGAAATGCCAGCCGGCTTCCCGGACCACCCGGTGAAGCAGGAACTGCTTCTCTAACAACCGCTCCAGATTCTTGACCACGACCACATGGGGCGTCATCGGAAAGGGCGCCAAGACCTGCTCTCCTTCAATCAGCTCATCTCGGTACCAAATCCCGTCGATGACTCGCTCGTCGAGCTTCGCGTATTCTGCCGCGGTCCAGAGCGCATCCGCTTTCGCAGCCATGCAGCCATGATGCCACGGCCCGCCGCGCCCATTTGCCACAACCCCGCGCTTTTTCCCCCCAACTTCAGCACTTTTCCCTCCGACTTGGCCACTTTTCCTTCAACTTTCCTCCCTTTTTGCCCTTTTCCCGCCCCTTTTCTTATCCTGCTGCAAAACTAGCATGCGCCTTCTTATCAACACCTTACCAACCGCCCCCCGCTGCTGGGTGCGTGGGGATCGGCGCCCCCGCGCCTCTGCGTTTTTTTTCAACGATTTTCCCGGCTGCGCGCCAATCCCAACGGCATTCGAGCTTGGTGCCCATTTTGCAGCTAAGTCCATTGTAATGTTGGGGTTGATTGACAGCATACACAATTGTATGGCACAATAGTGAATGTAGATGCGCTTCACCTGGGACGCCGAAAAGAATCGAAGGAACATACTAAAACACGATGTTTCTTTCGAGGTGGCGGCAGAGGTGTTCGGCGACCCACAACACCTCGTTTCGCAGAACTACCTCATCGACGGCGAACAGCGCGAGCAAGTCATCGGGATGACTGAAGGCTTGGTCTTGCTGCTGGTCGTGTTCGTGGAGCACACCAGCGAGGGCGAGGACGTGATCCACATAATCTCAGCGAGGAAGGCCAACAAATACGAGGAAGGACTTTATGCCGAGTAAGATTTCAGACAAGACCCGTAAGCTGTACGAAGAGCGCGACAAGGCAATGGACAACGATCCAGATGCGCCGGTGCTGGCGCCCGAGATGTGGGCGAATGGCGTGAGGGGCAAGTACTACAAAGTAAGGAAACAACCCGTTACCGTGCGTGTGGACATGGACGTATTGGAATGGCTCAAGTCACAGGGTGAAGGCCACCTGACGAAGATCAACCAGATCCTGCGCGAGCGGATGCTGGCTGATCTGAAACGCGCCTCGTAGTGAGGCTCGGTGAAGTCGGGCCGGCCGGTGTGCCGAAAATGGCCGTTTGAGGTACGCGGAAAAGTGGGCGAGGCAGGGAAAATTAGCCCAATGTTTTCAGAGGCTTATGGGATAAGGAAGGCGCGAAAAACGGGACCCTTTTTGGTACGGCCGCCGGTGGGCTAGCTGCCGAAGTCGAAATTGGGATCGACCTGGCGGTCGAGCGTGGCGGCCAGGCGTGGCTCGGGCTGACGAGGGACCTCAGGAAGCGTGGAATGGCTTACTGTTTTTTCCCGAGCGATAGCGGCAACGGCAATCTTGTTTTTCCGGGGTCGGTTCCAATACGGGCTTTTGCACCTCGGGCAGTTCTTTGGAGCCTCTACCCGGTTGGCCCAGAGGTACTCGCAGCGGGCGCAGACCTGCTTTTCCATGTGTAATCATCATAATAGAAAATGGATACCCAACTCGCTACCGCGGTTGTCTCCTCGGGCGGATCTGTGCTCGTCGCTCTGGGCGCGCTCTGGTTCAATTCCTTCCACATCAGCAAGCGCATGGACGACATGCGCCAGGATATTCGGGACGTGCGCTCGGAGTTGCACGACCTGCGCTCGGAGTTGCACACGTTCAAGGAAGTCGTCAATTCAAAGTTCGCGGCGCTGGATCTGGAAATCGCGAAATTTCTGGACCGGCGGTAATGCTGACCGAATGGGGGCCCGCGATCTTGATTTGTGCAGTCTTCTATGGCGCGTTGCTCTATGGGACTAGACGGCGACCGGACGATCTGGAGCGGAGCCTCAACCGACGCGTTGACGATCTGGACCGTAAGCTGAGTAGACGGATGGACGATCTGGAGCGCGACTTGAAGCGACATTACTGATCCGTCGCTACCTGCTCTCCCCGCTGGCCCAGATGTTCGTCGTCTGCGCCCGTTCGAAGTGAACGGAGAATTCGCCGTTCACCTCCTGCACGACTGCGATGTAGCCTTGGCTCGCCAGCTCGCGCATGCGGCGTCTCGCCTCGCTCTCGCTGTTGAATTGTTCCGTCTGTTTCATTTCAACGCCACCCCATTCTTAGCTGCTTTATGACATTGATGCCGAGGAACCAGAAACCCTTCAGGGGTGCGCCATCTTCGCAAATCAGCGTCCAGCGCCTATCTTGCGTCCCGTGTGCGAGCAACGCTTCTTTGATCGTTTCCGGCGTAGCGCGATCAGCATAACGAACGCCATCCCGCCCAGTCCAGACGATCCACATACGATGACCGAAACGCGCCTTTCGCAGCGCCGTCTGATACGAGTCTTTACCGCTGATACGCGTTGTAGTCATTCGCTCACCTCGCACACGTAGCGTAATCATTGCCGGTACGCTTTCTGCAAAATCCGTTCGAGCTTCCACATCGGCTCGCTGTCAGTGGCTCCGAGGTCTGCGTACTTCTTCCACGTTGGCCACGCCTTGGCTTGCGCCTCAGCCTCGGTGTCGCTGGTATTGATGGCATCCTGGAGAGCGTCGCTCATCGCGCAGGCGGCCTCTTCGGCACCAGGCTCATGCGAGTACAGGTCCCATTCGTCCGCCGTCAGATTGATTGTGGCCTGTGGCTTCTTCGTAATTAGATATCCCATATTTCCCTTTTCCGAGCCAGTCGGCTCACGAGGCGTCCGGCCCGCAGCCAGGCGCCCTAGTGCCTACTCGCCAACAACAGACATTGCTTCGCGGATCACCCGCTGCTTAATCCACTCTTCGCACTCCGCTTTTGATCCGTGGTACAGCCAGTCGTCGCCCACCCAAACGCCATGCGTCCCGCGCAGCTCCGCCGGCGCATCGGTGTCAAGATGCCGGCGCACTTCATACACCCGCCCGCCCTGCCATCTCTCCTCGTTCTTTGTCATCTAGATTTCCCCTTGTCCTGTGATGTCGCCGCGAGCTTCACCGCGGCCGCTGCTCTTCGGAAGGCAGCTTGCAACTGTTTCTCGTTGTACTTCGGGCGCAGCCATTTCTTGGCGCTCTTGTGAGCCGCGTTCTGTTCTGCCATGAATATCACCCATATAATTTATATAATACAATGGAACGAATATGCGCGCTATGCGCGTTGCGTTTTTGCCTTACTGCACTTGTGCGCGCGCATTTCACGCGCACTCAGCTCCAGCCCGCACTTAGGGCAGAGTCTTATCACTCGCGGTCGACCGCCCTGCGCACTGTCGCACTTGTGTGCGCGCATCTCACGCGCACTCAGTTCCAGCCCGCACTTAGGGCAGGGTCTTATCACGCGCGGTCGACCGCCGCCGTAGGTCTTACGCAGGGCGTTAAGCGCCCTCCCGAGAGCGGACTTCGCTGCGCGATTCATTTGCTCACCCCCTCGATCCGCTCGCGCACCTTGACGATCTTGAGCGGGTACTGCGGGCAGTTCTCGCGGTAGGCCTTTAGGTTCGCCAGCATTGCCGCGCGCGTCTCTTCAGTTATCTCGTGCTCCCACCCCTGCCCGTAGTTCAGATAGAAACGCCACACGTCGCGAGTCTTTCGAACATAGCGCCTCATTGCGCAGTCCCCCCGTCCTTTAGGCGCGCTGTCCGCTGCAGCCGATCATGAAAGTACCGCGCGCGCGAGCCGTTGGCGTTCTTGGGTTTCCGGTACCTAACCCGGGCAAGATTGTGCAACGCGTCTTTCAGGACCACGGGATTTTTCAACCGTTTCATTGTGCTGTTTCCTCCTCTATTCCTGTCGAATCCTCAGGCGCATTCAGATCTACTCCGAGTGCACCTAACTGCTCAATCACGTCGGCTTCGAACGCCGAGAACGCGAGCGCGCTCCAGTTGATGGCTCCATCGCTAACGGCGCCGTCACTGCCAAAGTCCTCGAGATACTGCCCATCGTGCTCGGAATAGAGCAAGCATTCTTGCGCCTGCGCGGTGTAGATGACGCGTTGTGAGCCGTCTATCGTCTCGCGAATGTGCTCTATGAGCCACTCGCGCAGGGTTTCGCCTCGTTCGCCGTCTTTGATCCGGCGCGACAGTTCGTCTTTGATAGAGTCCGCAATGCTCCGCACGTCGGACCAGTAATCCGCGCGCGCCAATTGCTTGCCGAAGTCGGCGGGATCAGTTTTGATCCGTACGTAATCGTTCGCGTCCGTCGAGTGCAGAAACGTCGCTATTACTTCGCCGTCGAGTGTGACGGTTGTCAGTTCGCCCGAGGCTTTCGGCCAAACGGTCTCATATTTCGCCATAAGTTAAAATTCATCCTCCCTACACGGGCAGCCCATCAGCCGACCGTGTTTCGTCGCCATTCGCGGTACTCGTCAGGAGAGGTCCTCCGTGCGAAATTGTTTTGCCTCCTCCTCTTCTGGCCGTAGTTCGTCGGCTAACTCCGCACGGACCACACGTTTGTAATTTCCGTCAGCGTTGACAATGCCCCAGAGACCAGCCCGTTCGCTCGTCTTACGAACCTCTCCGTCTTCATCCGGTAACCAGGCGATAATGCCGATTCGCTCTTTGATTTCGGATGGTTCGATATCGCCATCCGCGCAATCGTCTGCGTCTGGCCGTTCTTCGAACTCCACCCCGTTTTCGGCCGCCCATGTCTCGGCGGCCGCCAGTTCGATTGCACAGCGTGTGCGCCCTTCGATCGAGGTCTCCGTTTTCGGGTCATAGGACCATCCAGCGTGCTCGAAGAAAAATGCCTGCTGGGTAGTCAGAGCTTGAGTAGGCTGCTCTTGCTTCGGCTGTTTGGTTTTAGGTTTAGGTTTAGTCATAGGTTTCATCCCGACTAGTGCGCCGAGCATGCGCGCGCTAGTTTCGTCCGAATTCCACGGAGCTCGTCAGGGGATTAGACTGCATCGGCGAACGGAAACACCTGCCCTTCTAGCGCTTTGCGCCCGTCTAATCCCGCGAAATACACCTTGCCATTAGGCCAAACACGTACGCATGAGTCGCTCAATTCTGCTCCGCTAAGATCAGGATGAACGGAACGCCACTCGTCAAACGATCGGTACAGTTTGCCCTGGTACAGATGTGCGAAAACGAGCGTGCGTTCAAGTAGCGAATAGTGCGATCCGATGACACCTTCGCGATATCCCGATACGCGATGATGTACCCACGCTGGACTCGTCCGATACCAAGGCGCATCCCATACGCGCGCCAGTGCAGTATCTAGCTCGGTATTCGTCTGCTGAAAGTGCAGACAGCTATCCAGCGAATCATTAACGAGCGACTTAGCGCGCCGCTCATGCTCTAACGCTGCCTTAAAGTGCCGCGATGTTTTACTCATGCGTGTGTTCCTCCCGAGTCCAGGGCCCATAGTTCCTTCGGCCACCATTCGATTCTGTTTCGCGCGTTGCGCCACAGGCGCAGGTATCCACGTACGTCACATTGCCGTGGGCGCATTGCCGCGCTGGATTGTGCGAGCACTCCGCCGGCGTTACACAGTGCAGCCATGCCCGCACTGTGCTCTTAGCCTGTACAGCCTTATGCGTGTGCGGGCGCCGTCTCGGTGTCATAGAATCACCGCTGCTAACGCCATGCAATGGACTTGCTCCAAGCGATCCTTAACGAACTGTTCGATCCAGCGCTTGCCTGCATCGAATGTCGTAAACTCACGGGGTCCGGGCGCATCGGCAATCTGCCGCAACTGCCATGACAACGAGGCTTCATAGCGCGTTCCACGAAAACCGTAGGCGGCCTTGACTTGACCCAATGGAAACGGGTTTCCCGTGTTACCCGCTACAGGCAGATAGACAAGCGAGACCCAATAGGGTTCGCCCTTGACGTCTGTATGAATGGTGTTCCAGTAAACCCGAGCTTCGATAAACTCTCGACTCAGTGGTGACAGTGTGGTTTCCGACATGGCCTATGCGCCCCCCGTTTCCGGCAACACTTCAACGTCGTCCGCTACCCGCCATACCCGGTACGGCGCCCGATCGTCGTCGAACCACTCATGGCCCAACGCATAGCACTTGACTCCGACTTCTGGATCGAGTGGTGAATTCAGGCTGCATGCGCCGGGTACACACGGACTACAGAATGCAGCATAGGTATAGAACGGACTACCGAGCACGAAGATATCGCTATCTAGACAATCCTTTAGTTCGTATCCGTGCTGCTCGTAAGACCAGCCAATGGGGTCATCCCCATAGACCGAGTCGGACCAATAGCACTTTTGACACTTTGTGCACGCGAAGTCCTTACCGTCATTCCATTCTTCGTCTGTTACGCTTTCATCGTCAGACGAGACCACTTCGCCATGTCCCGCGGGACACTGCGCGGGACCATAATTGTATTCAAAATCATCAGTCGATTCTGCTCGTACCGCATGTTGCGAGATAACGCCATAGCGTATCCCAGTTTTCACGTCGATATTCGATTTACCTAAACCGTAGTCAATGCCCGCACTTCCCATAGTTCCTCCCTTTGTCCCTATCTCTTTGCCGATTGATAGGCCAGACTCCGCTTGCTCGCTCGCGAGCGGAGTCTAGTCCGTCTATCGGGCAATCTACCTTTCCTTCCGTTCCTCGGCTTCTAACTCGGTTTGAGTCAACGTCTCGACAATGCGCCCTTTGAAGTTCCCTACCACAAACAGCAGTACAGGTACCCCTGGTTCGCCGGCCTTAGTCACACTGGCGTTATTACCGTCCAAACATCGGCAGTATTTGAGTGCATACGCTTTAGCATCCTCAATCGATCCGTGAAACGTGAATGCCCCAGTCGGTTTCCAGCGCGCGTTCCAGGCTAGTACACAATAGCTTGCGTCACCTTGAGTCGCTTTCGCCACTGCCTTTAGGAACGCGTTTGCCTTACGAGTTCCGTATGTCATGTTGTTAGTCATAGTCTTATCCCTTAATCCGTCCTTTTTTGCTGAATTGATAGGCCATACTCCGCTTGCCACTAGCAAGCGGAGTCTAGTCCGTCTATTAAGCAGCCCTATGCGTCCGTGGGCGATTCTCCCGAAGGAATCGCGCTAGCGCCGGCCGCCTACAACGATCCACTGCGTAGCGAACCATGGAATGGTTTTCCGTGCTAATTTCACCAGACGGAATGAGCGACTCAAACCATTCCCGCACTGTATCTTGGTCGATATCCCGCATAGCATCGGTAGTGTCGTACGAGAGCTTAAACTTATCCCGCAAGGTACTAATGAAGTCATGGCACTCATACTCAGACCAGCCCTTGAGGTAGGCTTCATACTCGCGCTCGCTGAAATCCGTTTCGTCTAGGACGGCGCAACCATGGCGCAAGGTATGGTACGTTTGCTCGGCTATTTCTACCCGCGCAGTATCGAGCGGAGAAATGATGATAATCTCGTACCAGCCTGGTCCCCAATGCCCAAAGCGATGTACCTCAACTGTGTCGCTTTCTCCGCCGAGACTAGAGAGCATTGCAGCGAAATTGCTTTCCTCTAGGCAGTCACTGTCCCGCGTTTGCGTTACGGGCGCTACTAGCCAGTTCTGTTGCTCGTCTAAAGCTAAACCGGGAACGTCAAACTGAGTCGGCGCATATGCGCCATATGTGCTCAATACACTGTCCATTGTTGTCTCCATTTCGGTAGTCATAGTTTCCTTTCTTAATCGTGACCTAGGCCGGCGGCCTATTTTGTCTCGCTATCCGCGTCAAATTGCAGCCAGCCCACTTCCGCTGCGTCCAGAATGATTTGTTTAGCTTGCTGCGCGTTGAATCCTAAAGCTAGTAGGGCATTTTTCGCCCTTGTTCGAGCACTAAGAATAACCTTACGAGCTACAACACTGCCCTTGCCATGCTTACGATTAGCGGCAAGCTCTGCCGCTATTTGTTTGTCCTGAATCCGAATGATAGTTTCCATTACTTAAGCCTTCCTTTGGGCGGCCAGATTTTAGCTAATTTTGCGTCCCACTTGACGAGCAGTCTGGCCGCACGCTCGTCCAGAAGTGAGTCTAGATCCTCACTGACCACATTGATACGGAAAGGCAAGTTATGCAGTTCACAATCTAGGTCACAATGGTCGATATTCAAGTCGGCTTCGTCCAGAATCGCCTTGACTTCGTTGTAGCGCGCGTTCATTGCATCCAGTTCATTGTTTAGCTCTATGATTCTGGCCGCCAGCGCTTTGTTTGATTGCCGTTTCATTTGTTACTCGTCTCTCTCCGCGCCGGCCTATTCCATTCCTTATAAATCGTGATTGTCGGCTCATAGATCGGCAGAGCTTCAATCTTCGCTAGCGCTTTGTTAATCGCGGCCAGAGTTTTCGCTTTTTTGATTGCTTCGCGAAACCACTCGATATTTACTTCGTCCGTTTGAAGCCGATCAGCGAGTAATGCGATAACCGTCTCATTAGCACGGTTCTTGGCCGGCCATAACTGGCATTCCGTTCTGTAAGATTTGTTGTACTTATACTCCCAAGCATGAATCGACATTTACCGTTCCGTTCCTCTCTCTGGCCGCCTAAGCTCTAATGCCATGGCCAGCCAACGCGTCTCGCATAGTCCGGAGCATGATAAGCAAGTTGGGCGCTAACTCAGTCACTTGCGCGTTAGTCGATTTAATGGCGTCTAACTCGCTAATCTCTCGTAACAAAAACGAGACGTCATTTCGAATTGCCAGAATCGTATTGTTTGCGCCGGCGTCATACTCTCTCTGTCTGACGTCGAATAACTCGCTGTCGCTCATTCCGTTCCTCTCTCAGTGGCCAGAAGTTTCGCTTTTGTAACTGCTTCGCGAAACTCTCGATTTGCACCGTCTGTAGCTCTCGCTACTCTCGGCTGGCTCTCGTCTCTCTCTCGGCTGCTCTCGGCTGCCTATTCCAAGGTAGCGCAAACCGCGCAGTTTGTGTGGAAAATGTGAAAGCAATTGATACTAGGCAGTAATGGCTAAAAGGGAATACGAGGGCCCTATAGGCCTGGTCGGCGCGCCGGCCGGCGGCCAGGCGAAGAGACCCTATCACCCTCCAAAAATAGGGCTAATGCGGCCAAAAGCGGCGCGGCCAATCCGCGGGTATGGAAATAAAAAGGGCAATTTTGGAAACTGTGGGCGGGTCGGGGTAGGGGAACGTGAGATAGGCTAAAGCGAAATAGACCTGCTCAGTGGCGAAATGACTGAGACCTGTGCCAGGCATGACTATCGAGGCCGAAACGGAAGAAAAGGAGAAGGAGATAGGGATGGGTGGTAAGGGATAGGCGCATTACTTTGTGAGGTGGCGACCGCTGCCGGCCACGAGTGCGAAGACGATCCCGACGCCGCCGAAAACTTTGTGGAATGAGAGTTGCAAGCTATACGTGATTCACGTTATTACTGTGGTGTAAACTGATTATCGTGACCTGGGTGAATGTGTGGGGACCGGCGCTCATCGTGTGCTTGACCGCTTTTATGGGCTTTCTTTGGGGGAACGGGCGCGTCAAGGACTTGAAGGAAGACGTGATCCGGCACATCGACGGACTGGAAAAGCGTCTCACCGACAAAATCGACGCGGTGGAAAAGCGTCTCGACGACAAAATCGACGGCGTAGAGAAGCGTTTGACCGACCGCATGGAGCGGTTAGAGCATCCGATCTACCGGCCTTAACATCTCCCCATCGCCCCTTTACTGCGTCACGCTTGGCATATCCACTCGCTCGGGCGGAAGTAATTGGTTTGATTGCTGCCTATTCGAAGAACCAAAAGGAGAACCTGACGGATGCCGACAAAAAAGCGCTCCACCGTATCGTCGAAAGCTTCCAGTAAGCGGGCTGATGGAAACAGCAAAAGGACGAGCCTCGGAAAGCACATTGAGGAAGGCTTGGAAGAATTTGCCGGGCACCTGCGCGGTGAAAAGAAACTGCGGACACGGGTGATTCACGTGCCGGATGCCGTCAATGTCCGGACGATTCGAGAACAGACGGGACTTTCACAGAGCGAGTTCGCGGACAACTACGGTTTTAACCCGAGAACGTTACAGGAGTGGGAACAGGGGAGAGCGAAACCGGATGGGGCGATTCGCGCTTATCTAACTGTAATCTCTAAGAATCCGGCCGCAGTAGAAAATGCTCTTAAGAAAGCGAGCTAGAGCGGAGGATGAGCGGGGGCGGCCGCTGGGGGAGTGCCGGCACGAGTGCGAGGATGGCGGGGAGTTGGATATCGTGGGGATATGACGGGACCGAACTCAGAAGCTTTGCAGGTGTTTTACGGGACGTTGCCTTTGATAGGGGCGGCGGTATTGGCGGTATGGACGAACAATTACCGATTAGGGGAGTTGAGCAAGCGGCTGGACGATGGGTTGGCGGGGGTGAATAAGCGGCTGGATGATAGTTTGGGCGCGGTGAATAAGCGGCTGGATGACGGGCAGGGGGCGTTGCAGGCGTTTCGGGCGGACGTGCGGCAGGATTTTAAGGAGGTAAAGGAGCGGCTGACGGACCTGGAGAAGAGCGCGCGGTTGGTGAGGTAGGTTACAAGAGCCTGCTCAGTGGCAAGATGACTGAGACGGTCGGGATGTGCAGATGTTCCACCAGCTACATGAGGGCGAAAGTAATTGGTTTGATTGGGGACCGGCGGCGGAGGCATGAGCGAGCTAAACGGCGGCGAGGGCGACAATCGGCGGCGGCTGGACCAGATGGAAGATGTAATTCAGAGCATGATTGCGCTGGTGCTTGAGCAGGGTAAGCTGTACGACCGGCAGCACCAGCAGGCAATGGAGGAAATAAGCGAGGTGCGCGGCAGTATTCGGGAACTGTTGGAGTTGCAGAAGGAGCATCGCGTCGACATCATGGCGCTGTTTCAGACGCGCAAGCGGGAGGGGCAATGAGCACGAGGAAGAACGCGGCGGCGGTCGCGTTGGGGCGGCGCGGAGGGAAGAACAGCCGGAAGAACTTGAGTGAGGAGCAGAAGAGGGAGTTGGGGCAGCGGGCTGCGGCGGCCCGCTGGTCGAAGGAGAAGAAGGGATGACTCACCTTGCGAAATACCACACGGAACTGATCGATCACCAGGAGATCCAAAAGCCATTGCCCAAGCGTTTACATGCCATCGTTCAGGCTCGCCTGATCTTTTTCCTTATGCAGTGGGGCGGCCCCCTGCAAACGCAGGTTCTGTCCGAGCAGAACGTCCTCTGCGGCGCGGATCGGCTGGTTCCGGATATCGCGGTGGTATCGACGGAGGCGCCAGATTACGGCGGGGATTTGAAAGCCCTAGACGTACTGTTGGCGATTGAGATTGCCTCGCCCGGGCAGAAGTATAACCAGCTCGTTGCGAAGTGCGATCGATTGCATAAGGGCGGGGCCCGACTGTGTTGGATAGTTCTTCCCGCTGAGCGCCAGGCGTTCATGTACTGGAGAGAGGAAGTGCCGGTCGAGGTCGAGGTGCTACGAATCTACAACGGTCGAGCCGGCGATTGCACGATCACAACGGCTGACCTGTTCGCTGGCCTAGAACGCTACGAGGAGACGCTCTGAAGCGGGATGCACACATGCCCAGACTGCGGCCAGGCCTGCGACTGTGACGGCGAGGACATCTGGATGGAAGATGATCGCGGTATGCCCCTCGAACCGTGCCGGCACAGGTGCGAAGACGACGACGAGGAAGGCCCGGAAAAAAATTTGGGGTTAGGGAGGGCGATTTAAGGAAACTGTGGGAGTGCTCTTCTTGCGGTCGTGACGACGCGGGAGAGTGAGAGCGCGCCGGTGGTGGACGCTGACGTCGACGACCGGGAGATATCAGTGAGTTTCGAGATTCTCTGTGGGGGCGCGCTTAAGGTATTGGGGACGCTGGCGGAGGGGATGGCGCAAACGTGCGTGACGAGCCCCCCGTATTGGGGGCTGCGGGATTACGGCACGGCGACATGGGCGGGCGGGGATGCCGCATGCGACCATGTGGCGGGCGAGATTCGGAGAGGATTGGGCTTGGCTGCCCTAGGCGAGCAGTATCGCGGTGGCGGTCACAAACAAGCTAAGGTTTCCAAGCTTCAATACGTCGGGACATGCGGCAAGTGCGGAGCGCGCCGCCTCGATCAGCAGCTCGGCCTCGAGCGGACGCCACAGGAATACATCGCCAACATCGTCGAGATCTTCCGCGAAGTGCGGCGCGTGCTGAAGGACGATGGCACGTTGTGGCTGGTCCTGGGGGATTGCTACGCGACGGGCGGCGGGAAAGTGGGGAATTGCCCGGGCGGTGGGGCGCAGGGGGATCGCTGGAAGGGCTTCCGGGGCAATCATCTAGTGGATAGCAAGCGAAACCCCGAGTCAATCCCGCTCGGGCCGATGACGCAGCCGAACCGCATGCCGCTGCCCGGATTCAAGCCGAAAGACCTCGTGGGCATCCCGTGGCGCGTGGCCCTTGCCCTGCAGGCGGATGGCTGGTGGTTGCGCTCCGACATCATTTGGAGTAAGCCGAACCCGATGCCGGAGAGCGTCCGGGACCGGCCGACCAAGGCCCATGAGTACGTGTTTTTGATGGCCAAGCAGGAGCGCTACTACTACGACGCGGATGCGATCAAAGAGCCGGGGGTCGCGGATAGCCTTGCCCGCTATGGGCGCGGGCGAAGCACAACGCATAAGTGGGCGAACGGCGGGCCGGGGAATCAGACGATCGCCAAGAGCTTTGCGCACATGGAGAAAGCCGGCTCGGGCATGCGTAACAAGCGCACCGTTTGGACCATCGCGACGTGTCCCACGCCCGAGGCGCACTTTGCCACTTATCCGATAGAGTTGGCCGAGCTGTGCATTCTCGCCGGCTGCCCGGCCGGGGGGGTGGTGCTCGATCCGTTCTCGGGCGTGGCGACCACGGGTCTCGCGGCGCTAAAGCATGGGCGCCGTTACCTCGGCATCGAACTGAATCCCAAGTACGTCGAGATGAGCCACCGACGCGCGCAGAAGTATTATCCGCTGCTCGCGGAAGGCCCGGCGTTCGATGGGGAAGCGAGCGCCGTCCGCAAGTTTTTATCGACAGGCAAATTCTCGTAAAAGACGCTCGCTCAAAAAAATTTGTGGGGGAAAAAGGGCGATTTTCGGAAACTGTGGGAATGATATCGTGAGGATATGGCGGCGTCGATTTGGCTGATTTACCGAGCGGCCGCGGGCGTCGATGGATACCTGGTGCGGCGTTATGACAGTTTGCCGGAGGAAGGGGTCATGCTGCGGCCGGAAGAAGAAGAGGCGGTGGCATATGGGTCGCTGTCGGAGGCGCGCGCGGCGCTAGAAGGAATGGCGGGGTTGGCGTGCCTGTACCGGCGATTAGAGATGACCGAGGCGGTGTTTCCGCTGCAGTTGATGGAAGCGTGGGCGCGGAAAGACTGAAGATATGGGATACCGGCGGGTAGAGGACGTGGTGACGGTGGAACTCGCGGCGGCGGACTTCGCGAAGCTGATGGTGTTGTTGGGAGAGGCGCTCGCTTTGGGGCACCCGGAATGGACGAAAGAGGAGCGGCGGACGCGGCAGGACGAGATTTTGCGGCTGGTGAATCTGTTGAACGAGGGAAACGAGCACTGGAGGCCGTACGGGCGGCCCGAGAAGTTGGTTGAGCGAAATGCGTAACGTCTCAGACGTCTTCCTCCTCTCCGCATAGCATCTGGGCGACGTCGAGGGCGAGTTCGGCGGCTTCGCGTTTCGTGAGGTGGGGCGGATCTTCGCGCTCCCCGCCGTAGCAGGAGCATTCGCCGAGCTGATGCGCGGCCGAACCGACCACCATGCGGAAGAGACATTCCTGGTGAACGCCAGTTTCCGGCGCCGCTTCGCCGCACCACACGCAGAGGAGGTCCGTCGTCATATCACTAGGATATGGTGTGAGAGATGGCTGAGGAACAGACAGAGACGCGCCGCGCGATGAGACCGGGCTGGCCGTACGGGCGGGCGCGGCACATTGGCGGCGGGACGTTGATTGTGTTTGCGTTTTACCGCACCCAGGCGGAGGCCGAGGAAGCCATCGCCGCGATCGCGCCAGACGCGCCACGTCAGTTCGTGGTGTTTCTGCCGCATTTGGCGGCAGAGCCAGCGGTATCACTAGGATATGGTGGTAAAGTTTAACGGATGGCGGTTTACCTCGCGCAGTTGCTCTGTCCGGCGCGCCATACCATCCTCGCGCTAGCCGAGGAGCGCGGGCCGTTGACCGAAGAGCAGATCAAACAGGAGAATGAGGGGCTCGCGGTATTGCTCTGGAAGATGAAAGGCAAGCTGCGGCTGTCGCTCAATCCCTGGTGCGCGCTGTGCGGGGCAAAGGAGGCAACGTGGCACGTCGAAGTCGGACGGACCAAATTCCAGACGAAACAGGAAGCCGATCGGGAGCTCAGCCGGCTGGAACAGGAGCAACTGGACACCCAGCGCACGCTTGTTCAGCGCGGACGGGCCTTCGACAGCCCGGAAAAGAACTGAGCGTCGAGGAACGGGACATCGAGCTGCGCCCGCCGCTCGAAATCCAGCGCGCCCACGATCTCTTGACAGGCATCCTCCTCGGCCATTGCCCTTGCCCCGAGCGCGTGCAGGCCGGCCGCCTGCGCGACGCCGCCGACGTCTTGTGCTGGGTCTTAGAGCATCGGCACAATCAAAGGTTCACGATGAATTTGGCAATGCTCGAGGATTTTCTAAAGGAGAGCGGGTTCGCGCTGGTCGAGGAGCAGGAGAACGGGTAACAGGCTATGGATATCGAGGCCTTGAACGCCATGGGCGAGCGCGCCGTCGCGGCCGCGATCGAGCAACTCAAGCGTAACGGTAAGTTTCCGCCGCTCTTTCTGGTGGAATCGCCCGCCGGCTGCGATGCCGTGACGGGCCGATCCGAGACCGAGCAAGGATGGTCTGCGGCGCGCGATGACATGGCCGAGAAGATCCGCGAACTGGTGCGCACCAAAAATGCCTACGCCGTCATCGGTACGACCGATTCGTGGATTACCGAACCGCTCAAAGGCGGCAGACGGAGGAGCGCCATCCTGATCCGCATCGAAACGCCGATCTATGAGCGCTCGATCCTCCAGTTCTACTACCGGAACGCCGAAGGCGCGATTATCTTGCGCGAGCGCCAACAGACCGATACCCTGGCGAAGGACTTCCGGCCCGGCGTCGGGCGCTTTATGCGCTTCTTTTCGCCGGTCGAGACGAAGGCGGCGCAGTAATTTGCCCGCCAAACGCGAGTCCTGGCATGAATTGGTCCCCGCCACCCGGCGCGAAATGGGCATGCTTGAGGAAAAATTGCTCACCCGCGCGTTGGCCTTGGAGACCGCGGTCGCCGGCTTGCGGCAGGAGTTTCAGGCCTTTTCGTCGGAGGAGCGCAAACTCTTGCACGCTTTGCTGCGCTACGCCGAGGGCGGCCCCGAACACCGCGCCGTTTTGCGTAGGATGCTCCAACTCCTCGATATCCCGGCCGCTTTGCTCGAAAACATCCTCACCCGTAAGAGGCTCAATGAACCGGAGGGTCTTCGAGAGCCTCAATGACGGATGTTAGTGGTGGGCCCGGTCCCATAAGAGGTCTACCCGCGCCGCCAGCTTGTCCATCTTGCTCTCCAGCCGGTTCGATAGCTCATCGATTTTGCGGTCGAGATTGTTCATCCGCTGTTCGAGCGCGTTGAAGCGCAGGTTCATTTCGTTGCGCAGCGTGTTCATTTCGTTGCGCAGCGTGTTGATCGCCGTTTCGTTGCGTAGCCAGGTCAATATCACCGCTAGCGTCGGTATGCCGCCGCTGAGCGCGCTCGTGATCCATTGGTCCGTCGTCATCTGATAGCCCTAGGATATCCTGGACGCATGCCACGCTCGATTATCTGTCCTCGCTGCGGCCGCGAGAGCTTCAATGCGAACGATATTCGCGAGCGCTATTGCGGCGCTTGTCACGCCTGGCACAGCGAGATGCAGCTCGCAGAACTCAGCAGCAATGTGTGGGCCGCCCCGTTCCCGGTGCATGCGCCCGCCCATTTCTTTCCGCGTGGCATACCGAGGGCTTTGTGCGGCTATGAGTGGAATGCTGACTCCCCAAAGCCGTTTGTCGGCTACAAACGCCCGCCGGTCTGCTGCCCAGAGTGCCTGGTCGCCTGGCAGAGATACTTCTGCTGGCAGGATGATGAAGAAATGAATCTCGAACAGGAAAATCGGCTGTTGCGCGAAAAATGCCAACATCTCGAACTGAAGGCGCGGCTGTTGCGCGCCTATCGCGCCTACGAACACGCCTCGCGCGATCTCAAGACGAGCGAAATCGAGCGCCTGGAGAATATGTCGTCCCTCGAATTGCTCGGCGGTTTACGGGCGAGTGGCCGGGCGGCGCCCGTTCAGCCGGAAGAACGGGAGCCAATCGCCAGCGGTGCGGTCCGGCCGGATGATCCTCCTGATCTTCCGGCAACGGCTAACTAGGACGCCTCGCCCGTTTTGTTGCCTGGTGATATCTTGCATGGTGATATCCTGCGGAGCATGCCCACCAGCGATTATCGCGAGATTGAGTTGTATGCCTGGCTCGGCTTAGACGAATTCGGCGCGGGCGTCGTCGGCATCAAACAAGCGTTTGCCCCCGCCGGTTTCATCCCCATGGTCGCCGTCGAACGCGCCAAAATGGAGCAGGAACTTATCCGCAAAGGACTCACCTTGCAAGCCAAGCTTTTCGGCAACACCATCCGGCTCTGCCGCTTCGTCTTCGCGGAAGTCATCGAGGAGGTGCCGTGAGCTAATCCCCATCGCTTTTCAGGCCAATCTTGTCTTTTAAGCGCGCAATATCGGTGTTGTGCCGCATGGTGATTCTCGCCCACTCGCGCAGATCCCGATCGAGCGTCTCTATCCGGCCCGCTAGCCCCGATAAGGCTGTCTCGTTCCTCACAAACGCCGCCACCACCGCCAGCGTGGGCACCGCCGCTGCAATTATGGTCCTGGTCGTATCGTCCATTACTTTACTTTGCTCCCCCCATTCGAATGGTCGCCAAGCACATCGACCAGTTTGTCCAATTTGTCCGTTAAAGCCTCTAACGTCGCTTCAATCCGGTCCATGCGATTGCCGACCGCCTGAAACGATGCGTCATGCGCTTCCATATGGCTGCGCGTCAAGGCCTGCATCTCTTTGAGGTGAGCCAGCTCACGCTCCAACGTAAAAATGCGCCATTCGTAGTTCATCGCCCATCTGCGCCAATTATAGCGGGCAAAAGCACGGTGTCCCGGCGATACCTCTGTGATACTGTATAAAGCTTGTCGAAAAAGAATGACCTTTCGGCCTCGGAAAAAGCTGTCAAGGCGCTGGTGAAGCAGGACAAGCCGGCGCCGGAAAAACACCCCATCGTCTGCGTGCAGTGCGCGAAACAGGCCATGATCGCGAAACGCCCGCCCACCGGTTGGAAGAACCACGAAGAGGCGTATTGGTGCAGCGAGTGCTGGAACAAGCGCTATGTGCTGCGCGCCATCTCGCTCGAGGTTACCCAGTCGATGGATTGCACTTGGGACGAGCTCTTTAAGAAGCTCAAGGTCATGTGGGAGCAGACGACGCAATTGAGCAATTATCTGGTGACTCAGCTCGTCATCGCCGACGTGCACCGCCGCCCGAACGAAGCGAAGAAACCCGCCGAAGACCCGAATAAAATGCCCGGCCGGCCCGAGACGTACTTTTATCCCGAACTCGGCGAACAGTTTCCCGATCTGCCGCCGCCCGTGCGCGCGAGCTTAGAGAAGAGCATCACGGCGAAGTACAGCAAAAAACGCTGGGACGTCATCTGGTCCTGCCGCGCGAGCTTGCCGATCTTCCGCTACCCGCAGCCTTATCCCATCCCGGCGCAATGCTGGTCCGCGGAGCTTGTCGACGGCTGGCCGATCGTCAACATGCGCATCGGCGAAGGGCGCCTGCGCTTGCGGCTCAAAGGCATGCCGAAGTATAAGCGCCAGTTGATCAGCTTTCGGGATATCTTGCGGGGCTACGCGGTCCCGGGCGAAGCCGCGTTGTATGAAAAGGGCTCGACCCTCATGTGCAAATTGGTCGCCTGGCTGCCGCGCCGGGCGCAGGACGGCAACTATGGGGACAACGTGCTCTTCGTGCGTTCCACGCCCGACGCCTTGCTCGCCGCCTTAAATGTGAAGGAAGAGAAGCTCTGGCAGTATCACGCCAGCCATATTCACAATTGGATCGCCGAACACCGCCGGCGCTTGCAGGAGTGGGCCGACGACAGCAAGGCCGAAGCCCGCCCGCATCCCGCTTTGAACGCCCGCCGGGCGGCCGCCGCCACGAAGTACCACCACCGCATGAATACTTGCGCCGATCAAGCCGCCAGCTACCTCGTGCGCTATGCCGTGCGCCGCAAATACGGCGTCTTGCGCTATGACGACTCCGATAAGAGCTGGTGCCCCTTATTCGTCTGGTTCAAGCTGGAGGATCGCATCAAAACGCTGTGCGACGAGTTCAATGTGCGCTTTGAGAAGGTCGAACCCGCCGCCGCCGAAGGTACTGAAACTACTAAAACCAAGGGTAGAAAGAAAAAGGCCATGCCCGCGTAGTAGAGTGGAGTGGGCTACCGATAGGCCCAGCGCGGTCACTGCCTGGAACGCTTGCCGACCAGAGCACCTGCGAGAGGCTGGTTCGCCGGCAACGGCGAAAGAAATACTCAGGATATTCGGCGCTTGCGCCGTCAGCCCTGGGGGCTACCTTTTCATCCCGACGCCCGAGGCTCGCCCTTTTTCTGGGAAATAGCTTCGGTAGACTCCGATTTCGATCAACCTCTGGACGCTTCGGTTAAACGTCAACAAATGGCGCTGCGGTTTAAGGGCTTCGGTACGGTCCGCGTCGCATGGCCTGGTCCCGTCATTGCCGACCCTGCTTTACCTGGAGGCCCGTCAAGCAAGGCAGCCTCGGGAGGTCAGCGAAGACGGAATAGTCAGTTTGGCGAGAAGTCACCCAGCGAGTGGCTATTTGGCGGCTAAGGGACGCTTCGGTTAAGTATTCAAGTCACAACGCTTTGCGCACTAAGCCTCGGGTCCCGTCGCACTTGATACGCCTCGGTAAGGAAGACGGGATTGGCTTCGGTCCAGTTGGACTAATCGTTGAGTTGGCCTCGGTTTGCAGGGTTACGTCGGCCTTTAACGGTGGCGGCTTCGGTCTCTACACGGGAGCCTCGGGTGGCAGGATTTTGAGGTTAAAAACCGACAGCCTCGGTTTTGGTGGGCCTGGAGCCTCGGGTAAAGTTCACGTGAAATGGGAGGCCTCGGTGGAGTATTTGAATGTCTTCACATGTAGCCTCGGGTGAAGTTTGATTTCCGCTTCGGCGTCCGCTTGTCTAGCTTCGGGAAGTTCCTGCTTGGTTCGCAGCTTCGGATGAAGTTCGTTCCGCTTGGTGTCAGTGAGGGTCAAAGACTAGCTTCGGCAATAGCCTTAGCGACGAGCGCATGGCTTCGGGAACAATTGGAAGCCTCGGGACCGCACTTTCACTGATTTTGCGTAGCCTCGGGTGAAAGTCCTAGTTGCCGCTTTGGTTCAGCTTCGGTTTGAAGGTATTGATTGGCTTCGGCTAGACGATGACCGCCGCCTCGGCAAGCACTGAAGGGAAACGTCTCGGCACCGCACTCTCCCAGAGATCGGTTGGAGCTTCGGGAAAAGCCGGGAAAAGTCCGTACGCTGGAGCTTCGGGAAAGATGAAGTGGGCTTCGGCACGCGCAAGTAGCCGCGGCGAAACGGCGAAACGCAAAGCCTCGGGTACGGTGCCCATAGAGCCTCGGCGTGAGAATTCTCAGTGGCCTCGGGAACAGAAACGCGGACTTCGAGGGATGAAGCTTCAGGACCAGTCCGAGCACGAGGTCGCCTCGGCCCCAGAATTATCAGTGAAGCCTCGGGACAGAGATCCGTCTTGCGAGCGAAGCCTCGGGATAAATGGCATGTGCAAGCCTCGGCGAGAACTAGCTTCGGCATTCGTTTGAGCAGAGTTATGGAATGGCCTCGGTGGTTCAAAGGATGGTCTCGGGTATTACGCTGTTGAATACGGCGGCTTCGGAGGACAAGCTGGAAGGAGCTTCGGTGTAGAGCGGCGGCCGAACGGTTGGCCTCGGCAGGTGCAGGAGCAGCTTCGGGCTTAGAGGGAGCGCGGTAGTATCGGGATCGAGATGTTAGACCTTGGTGGCTTCGGGGAGACAGATGGAGAGCCTCAGGCTAATCCCGATTAGGCCGGTCAGCCTCGGGTCCATTTGCCTCGACTGTTGGGGGTGGCTTCGGGGAGTTCTTCGAGGACAAGGTAAGGGCCTCGGGGCAAGCAGAGGTGCGGCAGTGCCTCGGTAGCTGATCGGGTAACTTTGTAGCTTCGGGAGAAAGGGGTATGTGGGCTTCGGTTTCTGGCCGATGCGCGATAAGCGGCTTCGGTAATAAATTGGTAGCTTCGGTTCATTTGCGGCGGGCTGGTGGCTTCGGTTCATTTGCGGCGGGCTGGTGGCTTCGGTCCAGGGGCGAGTGAGTTATTCGGTGACGAGGGCTGGTAGCTTCGGTATCAGCCTTTGCAGCGCGCGCCAGATGCGGAATCAATCCTCCGTACGTTCGCTTCGGGAAAAGAAAAGGATTAGCCGTTGCGGCGGCGGCTTCGGTCACTCGATTTTTGCCGATGCGCGATACGGCGGCTTCGGTTTGACTACGCCGACAGTCTCGGTTCATTTGCTGCGGGCTGGCTTCGGGGATGGTCTGGTAGCTTCGGGACGCTCTCGATCCATTCAATCCAGGGATGCGCTCGATTCCTGGACAATCGTCAAAAACTCGCGCGTGCGCACGCGCCGCAGCGCGGACACAAGCATAGCGGTCTCGCCTTCGATGTTGATGGTGGGCCGGTAAATCGCTTCCTTCATTACTTTGGTCGAGTATTCCTCGCACCATAACAATCCATAGTCCTGCTCTTGCACCTCGTCCGGGCCGATATCGACCAAATCGCGCTCCGAAATCAGCTTGGGCGGCGTCAAAAAGTAGCGGTAGCGGCCCATGCCGCCACGCGTGCTGCGGGTGTGCGGCTTGCTCTTGTTCGCGTTGAAATCGTTGCGGCTCACCTTGCATTCGACAAGATAGGAGGTCGAACACCGCCAGCCGATCGCATCGGGAATCTCGAAGGCCGCGCTCGACAGCTCGGAAAGCACGACCGAGCAGCGTTTGGTGTTGGTGAGCCATTGAACGGCGCGTCGGCGCAGGTCCTCGTGCGTCATTCTATGACGATACCACTGTGATATCCTGCCGTGAGGTAAACGCATGCCCTTCGATCGCGGATATTTTATGGCCGAGAGCGGCAACGCCTGCCGCTGGCTGGCGATCCGGCGTGGCGATAAATTAGGCGTGGATATCGACTGGAAGCGGGAGCCGTCTCTCGCGGAGCAGGATGAATTCAACTGGTTCTTTAAGGAACGTTGCCGCGAGCTTCCCGGAATTGAATTCGCGCTGCAATCGGCGCTGGTGGATAATCCCAAGGAAGTCATCACGCGCTTTCTAGAAACGGGCGATCCCGGCGTCAAGACGCGCCCGATCGAGTAATTCCATGAGTGCAAGGCGACTGCGGATGCGCTTCGGCGATGCCGAACTTATGGTCGAGGAGACCAATCTCACCCGGGAGGAGCTGCAGAAAAACATCGAGGAAAACTTGCCGGATGTCTGGCGCCTCTGCTATCCGCGCTGCTACGAGGACAAGCGGCTAGGTGACTACTACTCCCCGAAATTCTTGGCTTTCGATTTGGCGGCGAGCGTTCTCAAGCGCGCCATGCCGGGTTCCGCGCGCGCCGAACTGTACGATTATCTGGTGGCGAACCAGCTCGTGCGCTTTGGCGTGCCGACCTACTTCGTCTCGCGTGAATTGATCGAAGCGATCGCCAAGACCACCCCGCCGCTCTCGATCGCCTGGCACGACATGCAGCTTCCCTTCGATGCCGCCGCGTTTATGCTGCCGAAAGGCACGCTGCGCCATAGCGAGGAGGGAGATTGCCCCTACATCGCCTATGCGCGCTTGAAGAAGGACGAGACCTATCTCTCGCCGCTCTCGCCGATTCCCGGTAAGCGGCACGGCATCACCAACGGCGGTTTTGTTCTTCTCACTAGCACCATCCAGCCGCCGCATACCTATCACTACCATTGGCCCTACGTCTACGAAGGAGGCGTCTCGATGCCCGTCATCCGGCTGAATGAACTGGACGCTTGCATGGATCGGTCCGCCGAAGTGGACGATACCAGCCGTTGCTATTTCCCGGAAGGTCTCTTAACGCCCGATCACGACGTGATCCGCGCGGCCGCCCATTACGTGTTCGGCTGCATCCTGTTAATGCTGCATCGGCCCGATCTGATCGAGCCAGGCACGCTGCTCAAGCGCATCGCGAAGCCGAATAAGCCGCCGCGCGAATTCTGGACGCCGCATTTTCTCGGCCGCAAATATCGCGTGCGCCGGGAGAACGCGAGCGAAAGCGAAAGGGGGCCGACCGGCGAAGTGCTGCGCCGGCGAGGCGGCTGGGTCATGGGGTACTGGCGCGAGCAGCACTATGGGCCGCAGTGGTCGCTCTCGAAACACGTCTGGATCGAGCCGCTCTTCCGCCAGGGAGTCGGCTAATGAGACAAGATCCGCGCGAGCGGCTCCTCGCAAAATTCCGCAAGGCGCTCAATTTAGTGCGTACCCAGCCCGAGCAGTGCAAAGGCGACGCGGAGTTTGTGCGCGGGCTCGACGCCATGCTCGTCTGGGTCATCGAAGCGATCGAGGTCGACCAGCATAACGAGGTGGTCGATAGGGCGCTCTTTAGCCTTACCGGCAAAAGACTGGCGGAATTGGAAAAAGAGCTTCCCAAGGAGCCTGGAGCAACCGTTACCCACTTCTCTCTTGTTCCGAAGAAATGAGAACGGCTCGCTGAAACGGCTACCGGTAAGCAAATAAGAATGGGGCGCCGAGGCAGGCTATTCCGATCACGAGCAGCAGCCACATGATCACCAGCCCGGTTTTGCCGAGCAAGAGACGGATGTACCACGGGATCATAAAGCACCCTGCGCTTCATACATTTCCAAGCTCGCGAACAGTTGAGCCGTCTCAATCGCACAATCCTCTGGGCGACCATCTGCGAAGATCCGCAACACGGAGACTTGCTCTGGCAATTCCGACCGGCGATGCATAACTGCTTTGCGCTCTGACGGAAGGATCACCCAACACATCCGCGCTCCGCTCTCATGTAATCGTTCGCACTTCGCAATGAGCTGGCTGTACTTCTGCCCGGGAGAAGCAATTTCGATCGCCAGAGTAATGTCCGCAGCCCTTAAGTCGCCGTCATAAAAAGGGCCGTCCATCGCGATAAGCGTAATGTCCGGAACGAGCCGATCCTCTCCGCAAAGCACGTTTTGCTCAGGCAGAACCAGCGCCGGCATATTGCTAGCCCATTGCATCAAGAAGAAAATTAATCGTCCCTGAACAATGGCGTGCAGAGTCTTCGGCACGGGCTTTTGGATCTCCTGATTATCAATTAGTTCGGTGTGATAGATTGCGGCGCTCATGCGAAGATCTCCGCGAGTGGAATCCGTACTTCGGGCAGCGGATGCGGTGTAGCGATGTCATCCTGGACTTCTTCGGCCGCGCGATCCGGGTAGATGAGGCGCACGCTTTGCTGGTCGTCGTCCACAATCCAGCACTCGTAGCACCCTTCCCGCAGATAGGAGTGGGCCTTGCGCATGATCTCCGCTTCGGTATTGCCGGGCGACAAGACCTCAATTGCGAGCAAAGGCCGGTAGGCCAGCCGCTGCTTGGCGCCGCGCTTGGTTGCCGCCTCCCAATCCACTCGTCTGACGACCATCACGTCCGGCACGATTTCGCTGGGCCGGCCATCGAGCGGATTGGGCGTCTTCGTTAAGTACACCCCGACTTCGGCGCGCACCACATATTGCCGCCCGAGCGCCCGCAGCGCATCGACCAAGCGCTCGATGATTTCCCGGTGGCGACTGCTCGCGCACGGGCTCACGAGCAGCTCTCCTGCGAGCAGCTCTTCAAAGCCACATTCCAGTTCCGGTCGCGCATAATATTCCTCCGTTGTCAGCAGTTCCGCCATCAATTCACCTCCACGGCGGGCAAATCCGCCACGCACTTGTGCAGCAGCTCGGGAAAGTAGCCGGTTGACCACTCGACGCCGGCGGGCATCCGGCTCTCCATGTTCGCCGCCAGCCGTTCGAGCGCCGCTACCACGGTGGCCATATCGGAGCCGGCAGGCAGCATCTCGCCGCCCCGGATCTCGTACTCGCGCTCGCCCGGGTAATGGCTCGAAAACTCGTAGATCGCGTACACGATCGCCCGGCGGTCTGCGTGCTGGCGGACGAGAAAATGCCATTTGGCGGTCCGATTAGCCCGGTCTGGCACTTCCCCGCCGTCGTCCAGGCTATCTTTAGCCGACGCAATGATTGGCCAGTCCTCTTTGGTGATCCGCACGGGAGCTTGCCCCGTTAGGGTAATCGTTAGTTTGTCGGGTTCCATTTTGTTTGTTCTTTCTGCGCCGTGATCCCGAGGCGCGACGGGTATATGTACAATCGACGTAACAAGAGCCTGCTCAGTGGCGAGTGGCCTGATTGATCGCCTGGCGTGTCGATGAGGCATCCCGTTCGGGCGCGTTCTTGGCCAACCCGGCTGCCAGCAGCGTGCGGACCGTGTCCATGCGGTTGCGGAAGCGGTGATGGAAGCGAAAATCCTCAACCTCCGCCATCATTTCCGGGTCGAACTGCACGCAGATCTGGACATGACCGTTTCGCAGATCGGACGGCGCAACCTCTGGTGCCTTCTTGCGCTTCGCGTAGCCGTCCAAGCCGATGCGAATTAGGGCGCGGATCGCATCCATGCGGTTGCGGGCGCGCGTCGTAAAGCGGAACTCTTCGATCTCATCCAGAATCTTCGGACTCAGTTTCAAGCCGATCGTGGTCAGCGCGTAAATGCCCCTCGATTCGTAGTCCTTTTTGGCCGCCGCGAGATCGGCTGGGCGAATTAATTTAGGTGGCATATAACACAGTATGGCATATATATTGTTGTGTGATGTAACACAAGGAGGATAGTACAGGATTGCTAGTACGGGATAAAATCAGGCAAGCGTGTTCCCGATTACGAAAGAACGCTTTGACGACATGTTTGCGGTGCTTAAAGCCGTGCAGCTTGAAGTGCATGAACTCAGCGTCCAAACCCTCGCCATTCAACAGATATTGTTAAAAGGAGTAACCACTATGGCAGCAGATTTAACCGCGCTGACCGCGCAGGTGGTCGAAAACACCCAGTTGGAAGGATCAGCCGTTCAACTGATCCAGAACATCGCCGCGCAAATGGCGGCGGCGAGAAACGACCCTATTGCGGTGCAAGCGCTGGTCGATAAATTACAGGCCTCGGCTACCGCGCTCTCCGCGGCCGTCATCGCCAACACCCCAGCCGCTCCAGTCTCGCCGCCCGCTACGATGCCGCCGCCCGTCACGCCCACGCCGGTGGAGCCCGCCGTCTAAGATCAGGGAGAGCCCGGCTCTCCCGTCCCCTATTTATCCAGCTTGGAGATGCGAGAGGCGTGATCCTGCAGGCGCGTTTCGTGATCGCCTACGATTCGCATGATATTGTCTTCCATGTGCTTCATCTGTTGGCTGAGCAGAGCGTATTTGTCATCGATGTGACGGTTTACGCCGATCTCGACCTTTCCTACAATGTCCCGGAGGTCCGTGATGCGTGAGTTGTTGTACATTACGGAACCCAAGGCTGCCAAGAAAACAATGCCGAGCGTGATCATCTGAGCGTCTGTCATTGCATTCAGCATAGCGTATCACTGTGATATCGTTGCAAATCGGCAATGACGCCCATCTTCGCGATTCTCGATCATCCGCGCGATTACCCGCAGTTTTTCGTCGTTCGCCTATGGCTCAGTGATCGCCCGACGAACCTTGTTTCGCTGCATAAGACGCTCGAAGAGGCGCGCGCTTCGCTGCCCAAAGGCTTGACGCGCATGCCGCACATGGCCGACGAAGACCCGGTGATCATCGAGAGCTGGCTCGGGATATCTGAGTGATATCCTGCGGAGTTGGAATACGACCCCGCCGTCTGTCATTGCGGACGTCCGTTGCATTATTCCGATCCCGGCATCCGAAACTACGTCATGCGGGTGATCGCCCTGAAAGGGCCGCACATGATCATTTCGGACGGGCGCGGGCGACGCTGGCGGGTGCCGCGGCACTATTTAGCCCTCCATGGCGTCAAGGAACGGGAGCTTTCGGAGCTCGGCTTCGACGAAATACTAGAAAATCCTTCACTATAAAGGCGTGGTAGTGTATAACCTAAGTAAGTAAAGGACTTCCCTTGAAAACCGCCGTTCGGACCGCCTTTGGAACCGGCGCCAGGACTTCAGCGGATTGCGGCGATTGACCATGGATCGCCCGCTGCTCCGAGGGCTGCGCCCCGGAGACCCTTTTCTACCCCCTTCTCAATTTTCGTTTTCATGCGCATCCCGACTTACGCTACGGATGGCACGCGCCGTCGTGACTATTCGCTCGCTGCCGTCTTGCAGTTGGAGCAAACCGGCTCGATCACGGCCGAACGCAACGGCGGCGGCGAAATCGTAGCCGCCCGTTTTCAAACCCGCGAGCGCCCGCCGAACAGCACCTTGCGCTTCGGGACCTTTTATAGCTTCGAAGAGCCGGTAGGCAGCTATTGGGTGTGGACCCATCGCCATTTGCTTACCTGGCGTCAACTGGAGCAGATTCTCGGCGCGCCGGTCGACGATCCGGTGGCGGACGTGGACCAGTTCCTCGCCAGCGTGTTCCTGGCGGTGCCCTTGTCCTGCCGCTGCGCTTTCGAACATTCTCCGATGGTAGGCGCGGCCCAACGCGTCAGCCTCGGCCCCGCTAAATTCCGCGAACGCCGGCGCCAGGCGCGCCGCACCCTGAAACAACATGCCCAAAGACAGAAAAAATGACAATGACAATGAAATAGAGCCGTCCCAAATCCTGACCCCGGAACTCATCCCGCCGGCGCCACGTCTGGACAGGGGCGGGCGGCCGGCCGTCAAACTGGACCCTCGGCAAGTCGAGGCTTTGTGCCAGGTGCATGCGACCGACGAAGAGATCGCGGCGCATTTCAACATCTCGGAGCGAACGCTCTATCGCATGAAGCAAAAGCCGTTTTGGCGTAAACTCTTCGACCGCGGCCGGGCGGACGGCAGAATTTCGCTACGGCGCGCGCAATGGCGCGAGGCCTTGCGCGGTTCGCCTTCCATGCTGATCTGGCTCGGCAAGCAGTTGCTCGGACAGAAGGAGCGCTACGACCATGCCAGCGCCTTACCGGGCATCGAAACCATGCGTCGGCTGCTCGACAATATGTCGGAAGCCGACCTCGAGCGCTTGAGCAAGGATTACGGCATGCAAAACGCCGTCATCAATATCGATCCGCAGCCGCCGCTGCCCTCTTCCCGGCAGATTCAATGAGGTTTGGTTAGATGTGGGTCGAACGCAATTGCTACGGCAAAATGATTCGCGTGGTGGCCACAATCTTGGCGCGCCACCCGTACGGCCGGGGCAGGCATCACGTCGAGCTACGTTTAGACTGCGGACACGTCATTCAAGTGGTAAAAAGCCGATTGAAATCGACCGATCCGAACAGGAAAGGCCGGGAAATCGACCGCATCTCCTGTCCGGTCTGCCTCACAGAGGAAACCTACCGGACCAAGCGTTGGCAGCGCGAAGACCCGTATTGGAACATCAAGAAGCGCTACCTCTGACCACGACGTGCGCCTTTATCGCCGCGTTTGTGCGTTTCTAATCCCAAGCGGATGAGCGAGCGGAGCGCCTCCATGCGCGTCGAAGCGCGGGTGGCAAAGCGGTAGTCCTCGATCGCTTGCAAGATCTCCTCGTCGAGCAGCAATGGAATTTGAACGGTTTGGATCTTATCCTCTTTGATGGGGCGGCCGCGTTTCCGAACAGCGGTTTTTGCTGGCATATATATATATACTAGCAATATAACATATATATTTTTATGGCCGAACAGAGCGCCACGCTCATGCGCGCTTTGCTGGTCGAAGCGGGCGAGCGCCGCCAGCAGAAGAAACGCAAGGATGCGAAACGCGAGCTGGCTCATGCCAGTCTGCTTGATTTCATCGAGTACACCAAACCGGCTTATCGCGCCGGCTGGTTTCATCGGCAGGTCTGCGCGATTCTCGAACGCTTCCTCGCCGACGTGCTCGCCGGAAAACGTCCGCGCATCATCATCACGGCGCCCCCGCAGCACGGCAAGCTGCTCGCAATGGAGACGCCCACCTTTACTCCCGGCGGGTGGAGAGCGCACGGAGATTTAAAACCGGGCGACTTCGTTTTCGGCCGCTACGGACAACCGGTCGAGGTGCTGGCCGTCAGCGAGCCCGACTGGGCTGATCGGGAAGTCGAGTTTACCGATGGCGGCGTTATTCATTGCCACGCAGCCCATGAATGGGTGGTGTTCGATCGAAGAGGTGGCGCTCTTGCCCGCACCTTAGAGACTCGCCAGCTAGAACGTGAGTGTTGCCGCTGGCAGGTCGATCCGAGCATCATACTTCCCCAGAAGGAAACCCGGCGGGGCATCGTGGATATCCGCCGATGTAAACCGCGAGAAGGGCGCTGCATCCAGGTCGAAGGCGGCGTGTATTTGGCGGGTGAGACGTTTATTCCCACGCATAACAGTGAGATGGTCTCGCGGCGCTTTCCCTGCTGGGCGATCGGGCGCCATCCGGGGTTGCGGTTTCTGTGCGGCAGCTACGGGGCGACTTGGGCCGAGCAGCTTTCCGGGGACCGGCAGCGCATCCTCGACCTGCCGGAATACAAGGAGTTGTTTCCGAACTTCAAACTATCCAAGCGGCGCGCCGATTACTTGGAGGTAGCTGGCGCGGACGGCTTCATGCTGGCCGCAGGCGTGGATTGCGGCATCTCGGGCCGGTCGAGCGACATCGGGCTCATCGACGATCCGGTGCGCGGCTATAAGGACGCGGTTTCCGAACTCACGCGCAACGCCATCTGGAACTGGTACAAGACAGACTTTTATTCCCGGCTGCAGAGCGGCGGCGGCGTGATTGTCATGATGTGCATGACCGGCGATACGCGGGTGCTGCGCTCGGATGGTAGCGAAACATTGTTGCGAGACATCCGGCCCGGTGATGGGGTTGCAACATACCGAGATGGCGCGCTTTCCACGTCAAAAGTACTGAACTGGATCAATCATGGGCCTGATTCTGTGTATGAAATCAGGATGAGTTCCGGCATAACCGTCAAAGCGAACGAGCGGCATCCATTCCTGGTTCGCGTTGGCGAGGAACTGCAATGGCTGAGACTGAGAGGCTTACGCCCGGGCCAAGAAATCTGCCGGGTCAAAAGGGCAAGTGGAAGGGCAAGAAGTGTGCTTTCGAAGGCTGTGGCGAGCCAGTCGTATGCCGCAGCTATTGCAACTCGCACTACAACAGAAAGCGTTGGGCTGATGGAGTACGTCCACCCTCAATCAATCCCGCGTCCAGACGGGCAGCTCGCGTCAAGTACCGATACGGCATCAGTGCTGAAGAGTACGACCGAAAGTTCGCTGAACAGGCCGGATTGTGCGCGATCTGTCGGAAGCCACCGGGAAAAAACGTACGCGCGCATTGGGGCGGCAAGCTGTGCGTGGATCACTGCCACGATACGGGCACCGTTCGCGCGCTTCTCTGCAACGACTGCAACCTCGCCGCCGGATACATTCAAACCGCCGACGCCGCAGAAGCTCTCGCAGCTTACCTCCGACTTCACGCTGGACCGGATCGAGGAGATTCGAGCGGCGAAAAGTGAAGATGTCTTCGACATAGAGGTCGCGGAAACGGAGAACTTTATCGCCAGCGGTCTAGTCAGCCACAATACTCGCTGGCACATGGATGACCTGATCGGCCGGCTGCTCGACGAGGCGCGGGCGGGCAGCGGAGACCAATGGCAGGAGTACAATTTCCCCGCTTTCGCGGAAGAGGACGAGCCGAATCGCCGGCAGGGCGAGCCGCTCTCGCCCGAGCGCTATGACCAGCAGTCGCTTGAATCGATCAAAAGGGTGCAGGGCTCTTATGCCTGGAGCGCTCTTTATCAGGGTCGCCCGACCCCGGCCGAAGGACTGCTCCTGCGGCGCGATTACTGGCGTTATTGGAACGCGAACGATTTGCCGCAGTTCGAGCTTATCGTCATCTCGCTCGATTGCACCTTCAAGGTTACGACTGACTCCGATCATGTCTCGCTGCTCGCAATCGGCTTCGTCGGCTCGCGTGGCTATCTGCTCGACCGCACTTGCGAACGCATGGGCTACGTTGCAACGAAAGCCGAGGCGCTGCGGCTCGCGCGCAAGCACAAGGCGCATGTGCTCTTGATCGAGGATGCGGCGAACGGACCGGCGGTATGCGAGGAATTGCGCCGCAACAGCGGACAGCTTACCGTGATTCCGCTGCCGACCGAGGGCGGGAAACTGGCGCGCGCCTGGCCTTTTTCAGCGGACCTCGAAGCGGGCAACGTGCTGCTGCCCGAGGATCAGAACTGGTCGGGGGAAATCGTCGATTATGCCTCGAAGTTTCCCGCGACGCCGATGGATCACGACATCGACGCACTGACGCAGGCCTTCAACTGGCGGCGCGAAAACCTGCACGGCTTGTTTGCCTATTACGAAGCGGAGGCGAATCGCATTGTGAATCCCGATCAAAAAACCATGGTCAAGGTGGCGCTCGCGGAAGAGACGCCCGCTTGCCCGCAGTGCCAATCGTTCGCGGTGCGCTTGTTCGGTTCGACGTACCGCTGCAATCAATGCGGGGTCGAATGGCAGAAGCCGGGCGCGGAGCCCGAAGCGCCCACCACGCGGGCGCGCCAGCTTACTTGATGGATATGCTGACAGCGATTTTCGTCCGGCATGAGCTCGGCCAAACGTGGCGCGCCGTGCGGATGCGCATCCACCTGGGAATGAAGCGGCTCGATCGCCGCCTGGCGTCTTTGGAGCAAGCGGCGCATGCGTTTTTATTGCGCACCGCCGTCTATCGCTTCACCCGGGTTGATGTGAACGCAAAATGTCCCGCTTGCGGCCATCGCCTCGGTCGGATTGAGTTTGCCTCAGACCTGCGGTTGATCCGGCATGTCTGTCTCGTGTGCGCGGCGGCTTGGGGCGAGCGCCCGGTGGTCGATCCGACGTACTGGATCAAGTAAAAAGCAAAGGGCCTCTTTCGAGGCCCTGCCAGACGAGATGAAACGCTAATACCGAAACGACTCCCAGTATACGCCAAATGGGTCAGCTCATTAAACCTCCCAAGCTGCTGCCGTTGACGGCCGCCGGCATCACGCCGATCCCCCTGCGGGCGGGCGGGGTGCGCGATCTCACTGTGCAGGAGTGGTTCGGTCCGCTCGAACCGTTGTTGCCGACTGCGCCGCCCGGCACGCAGCCGCGCCAGTGGGAGTTTCTGCCCGGACAGAACATCACCTGGGTGCCGCGCGCCGACGAGGCGATCGGTTTTCAGGACCTCATTTATATGTCCGAGAACTGCGACCTGGTGCGCATCGTGATCGAGTCTTTAAAGGATCAGATTTGCATCCGGCCCTGGCAGGTGCGGGTCGTCGCGATCCCGGGCGAGACGCAGCGGGAACGGGCGCAGCGCTCGCGCAATGATCCGCGGGTGCCGCTCTGGACCGACTTTCTGCAATGGCCCAATCCCGAGAACGCCTGGTGCGATTGGCTGCGCATGCTCCTCGAGGATCTGCTGGTGCTCGACGCCCCGTCCATTCTGTTGCAGCGGACGAGAAAGGGCGATATCGGCGCGTTGCGCGTCATCGACGGGCAGACGATCAACCGCATCATCGACGACAACGGCTTTACGCCCCTGCCGCCCGATTCCGCTTATCAGCAAATCCTCTACGGACAGCCCGCGGTCGATCTGACGACCGACGATCTGGTGTACCGGCCGCGCAATTTGCGCGCTCGCAAGATGTTCGGCTTTTCGCCGGTCGAGCAGATCATGACGACGCTGAATATCGCGGTGCGCCGCACTCGTTTTCAGTTGGCCAATTACACCGAAGGCAATGTGCCCGAAGCGCTGTACACCATGCCCGGCAGCGTCACCGAAGACAATGTGCGCAAGTTTCAGAGCTGGTTCGATACCCAGCTCGCCGGCAACCTGGCGTTGCGCAGGCGCATTTGGTTCATCCCGGGCGACGACAAAGGCGTCAACCGCCTGCATTGGACGAAGGAAGCGCTGCTCAAAGACGACGCTGACGAATGGTTTGCGCGCATCATCTGCTTCGCTTTCCGGATTTCGCCGAAAGAGCTCATAAAAGCTATGAACAGGGCTACGGCTGCAGAGTCCCAGGATTCGACCGAAGAGCAAGGCGTCCATTCGATCTGCCAGTGGGTAGCTGACACCATCAACTATATCATTCAGCGCAAGGCCGGGCATAAGGATATCGAATTCGTCTTTTCGCAGAAGCGCGAAGCCGATGCCTTGAAGCAGGCGCAGGCCGACAAGATTTACGTGGACACGGGCATCGTCACGCGCAATGAGTTGCGGGAGGACCTCGGTTCCGATCCGAGTCAAGACCCCAATGCCGATGTGCTCGGGGTGACGACCGGTCTAGGCTTCATTCCGCTCGGCATGAACCGGCAGGACGCCAATAACAGCGTTGCCTCGGGCTCGGACGTCTTGAGCCATTTGCCGCCCGCGCCATCGCCGGATACCCCGGCCAAGAAACCGAGCAGCAACGGCAAGCCGGCGCCCGCGCCGAAAAGCAATGCGCGTGGCGGTGAGTGAATTATTCGATTTTCCGGAGATTGTCCGGTGGGATTCGATCCAGCAATTTCCGGATTCCGTCGAGCAGCTTCACCACATCGTCGTGCAGCCGTAAATTGGATTCGCGCAAGACGTTATTCGATTTATCCAAGCCCGCGATGGACTGGAAAATTTTATCGTGCTCGACCCAATTGCGCTCGATTGAATCTTCCATGCGGCGCATCCGTTCGCGCCAGTCGTAACCATTCGGTTCAGCCATTTTGACTGAATGATAACGCAGCTTTTGAAGGAGTCCCTTTGGAACCAACAACATTTCAGAAGTTCGTCCCTTTCGCCAAAGTGGACGCGGCGAAACAAGAGGTTTGGGGCGTGGTGACCGCGGAGGTCCCGGACAAGGACGGCGAGATCTGCGACTATGCCTCGACCAAACCGTACTACAAGACCTGGTCGGAGGAGTTCGTCAAGTCGACGGACGGCAAATCGTGCGGCAACCTGCGCTACATGCACCAGTTGAAGGCCGTAGGCAAAGGCATCGGCATCGAATTCCGCGACGACGATAAGGAAATCTGGATGGGGTTCAAGGTGACCGACGACCCCACCTGGAAGGATGTCGAAGAAGGCGTTTTGACCGGCTTTTCGCAAGGCGGCCGCTATGTCAAGGGCCCGGATTCGAGTAAACGTTACACCGCCAATCCGCACGAGGTTTCGGTGGTCGATAACCCGGCGCTCGGCGTAGCGCACTTCGCCTACATCAAGTCGGATGGCTCGGTCGAAATGCGCAAGGTGCGCTCGGAAGTTGCGCCCCAGGCGCAGATTGCCGTGCCGCTGAACCAATACGTCAACCTCGGAGGTGTAGGCACGAATGTGCCATATGCATTTGTGAATGTGCCCTATGCGCCGCCGCCGCAGCCCGATGTGGCGCAGATCGTGCGCTCGACGCTCGATGAGTTCTTCAAGGCGGAAAAGAAGACCAAGCGCGTGGCGGGCGAAGACCTGCCGGCGAGCGCTTTCGCCTATGTGGGCGACGCCGAGAAGACCGAGACCTGGAAACTGCCGATTCAGTTCTCTTCGGAAGAGAAAACCAAGTCGCATATCCGCAATGCGCTCGCGCGCTTCAGTCAGACCGAAGGCATTCCCGCCGACGAGCGCCCAAAAGTGCTCGCCCGCATCAAGGCAGCGGCCAAGAAGCACGGCATCTCGACCGACACGGCGGATAAGGTGCTCGCCGCGCACGAACTGCTGGGCGCAGCCGAAGAAGAAATTCGCAAAGGCATGTACGATGTCGCGCGGTTCGCGCAATTGCTGCAAGGCCTCACATGGCTGCAGCAAATGGCGGAACGCGAAAAGGCGGAAGAAGAAGACGAGAGCGAAGTACCGCTCGATCTGCTTGACCGCATCAAGGATCTGGTTGCGGTGTTTCTCGATATGGCCCGAGAAGAAGCGGAGGAGCTGACCCTCCCCGATTCGGACGATGCCTCTCCCATGTATTACGCGACGCACGCGCAAGTGACCAAAATCTCCCGGCTGCTCGCGCGAGCCGCCGCGAGCAATTCAAAAGAAGCCGGTACCCCGGCAAAAGGAGTTAACACTATGTCGGACCTCAGCAAAGGCGCCGGCCTGCTCGACCATCTCCGCAAAGCGAAAGACATGGCCGACGATCATAACGAAAAGATGAAGGCCCATATCGACAAATGCATGGGCAAAGTCGAAGGGTCGAAGGAAGAAGAGGACGAAGCCGAGAAGGCCGCGAAGGCGGCAGCCGCCAAAGCTGCGCAGGCTACGATTCCTCCCGTCACCGCTTCCTCGACCGCCGCCGCCGTCGAGCAGCCGGCCTTCGACAAGGCTTTGACCAGCCGCTTCGAAGAAGTTGTGAAAGGGATGCAGGAGCGCTTCGACGCGATGCTCAAGAAATACGAGAACGCGCTCGAACCGCCGAAGGCTGCGGCGACGACCAAGGTGGTCACGAAGGCGCAGGATGGCGCAGCTTCGCCCGAAGAAAAAGAGGAAGAGCTCGTCGAGCCCTCGTTCCAGCCAGCCGGCACTCCCTCGCTCGGCGTCAGCGATCAATATCGCAAGGCGCTGCGCAGCGTCAAGGGCGTAGCGGTAACCCAGTAGCATTTTTAGTTTTGCGAGAGACCCCATGAGCATTGAAAGACTCGATCAGTCGTCCTATGCGTCCCTGGCCGCTTCTGCCACGCGCAGCCTGCGCAAGGACGCCACCACGCAGGGCATCACCACCGCCACCGGGATGGTGTTCTACGATCTGCGGCCGCCCGCTTATTTGCTGTATCCCGTCAATACCCCGCTGCGCAACTCCATACCGCGCTCCGGAAAAGTGAACGCGGGCGTCGGCACGGCGGCCCACTGGAAAGCTTTTGTCAACCCGAACGCGACCAGTAACTTCGCGGGCGTCGCAGAAGGCCAGCGCAACGCCTTCTTGAGCTTCCAGGAAAAAGACTACACCGCCGCCTATAAAGAGCTCGGTCAAGAGTCGTTTACGACTTTCACCGGGCAATTCGCGGCCGAAGGCTTCACCGATCCGATGGCCGATTCGCAGACCATGGTGCTGCATTCGATCATGCTGTCGGAAGAAGGCATGCTGATCGGCGGCAATGCTACCTATCAGTTGACGACGGCGCCGACGCCGACCGTCGCCTTGCAAAGCGGCGCCGGTTTCACCACCGGCTCGACCGTCAGCGTAGCCGTTGTCGCCATCACCCATTGGGGCTGGTATTTCCAGGGAGGCCTCGCCGCCGTGGCGAGCGGCTTGACGCCGACCACCACGAGGAGCAACGCGGACGGCACGAGCACCACCGTCAATGGCGGCTTGAGCGCCGTCAGCGCCATGTCCACGGTTGCGACCACCACCAGCGGCAACAATCAAGTGCTCGCGAAAGTGGCTGCGGTCAAGGGCGCGGTCGCCTATGCCTGGTTCGTGAACAATACCGATGCTTCCGCGCCGACGCTGGCGAACGCCAAGCTCGCGGCCGTCACCAATGCGCCCGTCTATGTGATCACCGGGGCCGCCGTTGGCACGCAGACCGCCGCCGCCACCGGTCTCAACACGGACACCTCGACCAATGCGCTGGCGTTTGACGGCCTGATGTCCTTTACTGCGCAAAGCGGCTATTGGCTCGACCTCGGCGGCAGTTCCCTGACGCCCAACAGCGATGGCACCATCCTCGAGATCGAGACGGTTCTGCAGTTCCTGTGGAATAACTATCAGGCGACGGTCGACGACATTTATGTGCCGAGCGATCAGTTGCTGCTGATCTCGCGCGCCATCCTCGCGGGCACGAGCGGCAATCCTTCCGCTTTCCGCATCCTGCTCGATAAAGAGGACCAGGGCAAGATTCTGGGCGGTTCGCTCGCCGTCAGCTACCTCTCGAAATACACCATGGGCGGGGCGAAACAAATCAACATTCAGCTCCATCCGGGTCTCGCGCCCGGCACCATGCTGTTCGACATCAAAAGCAATCCCTATCCGCACAGCCGCCTCACGACGGTGCGCGAAATCCTCACGCAGCGCGATTATTATTCGCTGCTCTATCCGATCCGCACTAGGCGCTGGGAGTACGGCACTTACGTACACGAGGTGCTCGCGCACCGGCTGCCGCAGCTCACCGCCGTGATTTCTGGCGCCGCCGTCAAGTAGTTCGCCGCGGGCGGCCGGAGTCTGACGCCGCCCGGTTCTTTGGGTATTTCCTATGGCGGTAATCGATCTCTGCACGCTCGAAGACGTGAAGTCGTATCTGGGCATTTCCGCTTCCTCCAGCGCGGATGACGATTTGCTCGAAAAAATGATTACCAGCGTCAGCCAGTTCTGGCTCACGCGCACTTCGCGCTCGACATTAAACTCGGTCCAGTCCTTCACGGAGCGCTACGACGGCAATGGCAAGGATATTTTGCTCTTGCGTCAGTGGCCCATTGTTTCCGTCACCTCGCTCTCGGTCGATGGCCGGCCCATTCCGCAGAGCCCAGATTTTATCGCGGCGGGCTGGGCGATCAATCCGACAGCCGATGCGGTCGTGATCCTCGGAGCCGGTAATTACGGCTTCGGCTACTACCAGCAGTACTTCGCCTATGGCCGCATGAACGTTGCGGTCACTTATGAGGCGGGTTATAACGGCGCGCCGGCCGATGTGGCGGACGCGGCCCGCAAGCAAGTCGCCGTCAATTTCAAGCGCAAAAGCATCACCGATCAGGCCTCCATTTCCCTGCCGCAAGGCGGCGGCACGACGACTTGGCGCAGTTGGGAGGTTCCGCCCGAGGTGGAATGCGTCATCCAGAACTACCGCCGAATGTGGCCTTGAAGGGAAGTTATGAAAGCCATTATTAAAGCTCTTTCGAAAGAGGTCCTGCCGCGCTTTCACGCCGATACGAATCGCGACGAACCGACCATCATGCTGGTCGCCCAGGTGGAGTTCGTCGACGAGAGCGGCGCGCCGGCGCATGAGCAGTCCTATGCGATTTTGCCCGAGGAGTACGATCCCAGCTATTTCGACCGCCAGGCGCAGGCCATGCAGGACGATTTGGATCATACGGCCGCGAGCGCTCAAGACGCGGCGCGCAGCGCCCAGGCAGACCGCATCCTCGCTCAATTTCATCTCAAGCTGGGCGAAAGCATCACGATCAACGATCAACAGCAAGTCAACAAGCAATAGGAGAAAGCATTGCGCGAAAAACTGCGTCAGCGCGTCACGACGGAGATCGTGCATCGCCGCAACGGACGGGTGTTGCCCGTCTGGCAAGAGAATTGGCTCGGCAGGCTCCTCCGCACACGCCTCCATTGGGATGGCCGCGCCCGGGCGCTCGGCTCCTGGCAGCTCTGCCTGCGGACCCCGAATTTAATCACCAATGTGGGGCATGCGGGATCGAACGGGCGCATGTCGAATCAGGGCAGCTATTCGCCCTTCGTGAACATCGCAATCGGCACGGGGACCACGGCGGCGGCGGCGGCGGATACTGCGCTGCAAACCGAAATCACGACCGGCGGCGGGGCGCGCGGAGCGGCGACCGCCACCCAGGTGACGACTTCCGTGACGAACGACACCACGCAGCTCGTCAAGACGTTCAGCTTCACTGCGGGCTTCGCCGTGACGGAAGAAGGCATATTGGACAACGCATCGAGCGGCGGTAGTTTGCTCGCGCATCAGGTGTTTTCCGCCGTCAACGTGGTCTCGGGCGACTCTCTGACGATCACCCACAAGTATCAGACCTAGGAGGGAATATGGCCGTAACCACCGTGGCGATGCACATCAACATCTTACTTCCGCCCATCGTGATTGCGGATCTTGCCACCTATTGGACTTCGCTGATCGCCGGGGTTGCTGGCACTACGCAAAGCGCGCTCGATGGAGTGATGACGAGCGTGACCGTGGTCCCAAGCGGCAGCGGGCCCAACATCTCGCCCGGCAATGGCATTCTGATCGATCAGGAGCCCATGATGGTTACGGCCGTCGCCGGCAATGTCCTCACTGTGACGCGGAGTCAGGGTGTCGCGATTCTGCCGCCGCCCGTGGCGCACCTTGCGGGCGCGAATATCTCCGTGCTCTCTTACCCCGATCTCTATGCCATGGTCGTTCGCCTGGCGGTCCGCCCGTGGATCGGCAATATCGTGCAAGGGCTCGGGCAGAATTCGCAGACCTATAGTGCGGCGAGCACCGGCTCGCTCGCGTCTTATTAAACCTGAGAGGTATGAAATGAAGAGTTCCATCACACAGAACCTCGATCCGGACGAGCAAAAGGTCAATGGGGCCGCGCTGCCGGGTCCAACCATTTATTTCTTTTCCGAAGAGGAACTGGCCTTCTTCAAGCCGCGCGTCGAGCAAGTCAACTCCCTCATCGGCATGCTGAACGAGAGCACGTCGCTTGTCTGCGCGCAGCACAAATTCAAAGGCATGTGGCGCATCAATGCCGCAATGAACGGCATCGAGCGCATCGATCTACCCGCCCCTCCCCCGGCCCTTCCCACCGCGTAAGCCATGGCCGAGCAATTCGCCAATCACCCCGGCACCACTCTGTCCGGAGCGATTAGCTCGACCACGCGTCCGGTCACCTTCAGCGTGGCTAGCGCAACGGGGCTGCCGAGTAGCGGCAATTTCCGGGTCATCATCGGCAGCGAAATCCTGCTGATCACTTCGATCAGCGGAACCTCGCTCACCGGGACCAACGTCGAAGGGACTTCCGCTTCGACCTATGCAAACGGGGCCGCCGTTACGCACGTGGTGACAGCCGGCGCGCTCGCGCAGATGGAAGTCGATGCCAACGCCACGCTCCTCGCGGCCAACAACACCTTCACCGGCAGCAATACTTTCTCGGGAGCTGTCTCGGTCGGCTCGCGCCTGGCGATGACGCCTTCCAATTTTCAGACGAATACCTCGGCCAAGGTTCTGATTATGGGCTCGACTGGAACTACCTTGGCGGTCGATGCTGTAACGGTGGCCTTCGGCTACGATCCATCGACTATCAACGATTCGAGCTGGACCGGCACAGGCAAAGAAATCATCTTTCGCAACGTCGCGCAGTTCTGGCAGCCGAACCTAGCGAACACCGGGTTCTTCCAGCCCATCACAATGAACTCGGGGAATGTGGGCATCTCGACGACGGTCCCCAAAACAGCCTTGCACGTGCTGACCACCGGGACGGCAAATCAGCAACGGGTTTTGACGCTGGAGCAGACCACTGCGACTGCGGTCGGCGCCGATCTCTCGTTTTATAAAAATCGTGGCACTCGCAATTCGCCTTCGGCTGTGCTATCTGGCGATGCGCTCGGTTCCGTGACCTTCACTGGCTACGACGGCACAACGGACCTAACCAGTGCACAGCGATCAGCCTACCTCGAAGGCCATGCTCTCGAAAACTGGAATAGCGGAGCGCATGGCAGTAATATTCAGGCCTTCATTACACCCACCGGCTCAACGGCTGCGGCGCTGGCGATGACCATCGATAGCTCGGGGGTAACCTTTGCGAACGCTATTAGCGCCGCGGGTGTAATTACCCAAACGGGCGGCAACCGGGCGGTCATCAATACTTCCGGCTTTGCAGGCCTCCAATTCGCCGCGCATTCGAAGAATTGGTACTTGGATCATCGCGGCTCGATCGACACACCGAACGATCGGTTCGCATTCGAGACCGATGCGTTGGAAGTGTTGACGCTGCTCAATGGCGGAAATGTCGGCATCTCCAACAGCAATCCTGGCTCGTTGTTCACAATTGGGGCGAATAAGTTGACGGTCGACGCCAGCGGCAATGTTACGGCAACCGGCGTCGGCAGCTTCGCCAGCCTGGCCGGGCTAGGATCGGCGACGGTGGGCAGCGCGACGATCAGCTTCGGCGCGGCTCCGGGAACGAATGTCGTCTCAACGGTGGTGACCGGGCAGACCGCGATTAAGTCGACCAGCACGGTCATGGTCTTCATGGCTTACGATTCAACCGCCACCCACAACGTGAATGAGCATCTGTTAGTCGCTTTTCAATTGCGCGCCGGCTCGCTCGTCGCGGGCACGGGTTTCACGATTTACGCGGAAAGCGATCTGCGGCTGACGGGCGATTTCACCGTCCGCTGGTTGTGGGTATAAGGAGCAACTATGTCAGGCATACGGGTAGAGGGCAATACCTCGGGCAATGTCGCCGAAGTAGATGCCAATCACAATATGCAAGTGAACTTGCCGACGACGGTCGCGCAAGCCGGCTTTGCCCAGATGGTGCTCGACTCAAGCGGCAACACTCTCGCGCTCGGAGACGATAACCGCTGTAAGGTCAGCTTCGAGCAGGTTCTCTTCTACAGCCGGCCGGAAGGCGCGGCAATCGATGCCCGTTTTTGGAACGTGTTCGCGTCCACCATGACGGTGACAGCAGCGAGCGGTCAGTACACGATGAACGCGGGGTCTTCGACTACCGCTTCCGCCTATGCAATCTTGAGTTCCAGCCGCGTGTTCCTGTTGCTGACGGAATACCCGATCTATTTCCAAATTCGCTTGCGTATCGTCCCACAGGCCAATTCGGTGATCGAGTTGGGACTCGGCAACGTGGCGACAACCGCCGCCCCTACCGATGGAGTCTTTTTACGTTGGACCGCCGCCGGCCAGATGCAGGCGGTGCTCAATAACAACGGGACCGAGACCGCCACAAACTTATCGGGCACGCTGAACACTTCGGATTATTACAACATCGAGTGCCGGTTGCAGGAAAACCAGTTTGTGGTGCATATGGAGACGTCGGATGGTTCGTCGGTGTTGCTCGATCAAAACGTTCCCATCCCGGCCACCCTCGGATCTCCCACCGGCACGGTGCATTTGCCATTCATCGTGCGCGTCTACAATACCGCCACACCGCCGACGACCGCGCCGCTCGTGATCGTCAATGCCGTCAATGTGCAACAAACCGATCTGGACATGGCGCGCCCTTGGCCAAGTCAAATGGCCGCGTCCGGGCGCGGGTTGCATTCGTCTCCTTTGACGCCTTATGCGCAGAGCACCAATTTCGCCAATTCCACCGTACCGGCCACGGCCTCTCTTTCGAACACCGCTGCATCCTATGCGACGCTCGGCGGTAAATGGCTCATCGCGAATCCGACCGCGGCTGAAACAGACTATGCCCTGTTTGCCTATCAGGTGCCCGCCGGGTACCAGCTTGTCGTTTCGGACATTCAGATCAGCGCGGTGCTCTCGGCGATCGGCGGCACGGCAGGCACGGCGTATTCCGGAGTGCTCGAATGGGGCATCTCGACCGAGGGCTCCGCGCTTTCGCTCGCCACGACGGACTCGTTTTCGGCAGGATCGAGCGGCTTTACCTGGGCGCCGCGCCGCTACGCGCTCGGCACGCAGGCCTTGGCGGTGCGCGATTCCACCGCAGTGTTGCCGGGGTTTGCTTTCAGTCCCATCCTGATCTATAGTCTCGAAACTCCGCTGGTATTCAATAGCGGCCGCTACTTGGTCGTGATCCTGCGCGTCCCGGTCTCGGCCTGGGTTGGCGGCACCTCCCCCACCGCCACCATCCGCGGTTCTGTCTTTGTGCATGGGCACTTTGAATAGCTATGGCGCTCGCTCCAAATTTGACTTCGCGGCTGGGGACTCCCAATAGCCGTCTCGGTAACGAGGTGCTCGGCCAGGCGCCGGTCTGGACGCTCGTGCTGACGGAGATCTTTACGCAAGGGGATACGCTCGCGCGCGCCACAGGGAAATTGGTTACGGATGCGGTCTCGCCCGCCGAAACCTTGCTGCGGAGCGATGGCAAAGCGCTGACGGATGCGCAAACGCTGGCCGATACTTTCGTGCGAAGTGATTTTAAAGTGGCCTTGGATACGGTTTCGATCAGCGAGGCCTTTGTGCGAGCCACCGGCAAAATAGCCTCCGATAGCGTTTCTTTGACGGATCTGGCGGCGCGTGGCGCAGCGAAGCCATTCGCCGATGCGCAAACTTTGGCGGATATCACGGTGATACGCACTCCCGGCAAGGCCTGGACCGAGAGTTATGCAGTCGCGGACGCCTTCGCCCGGGCGACCAGCAGAATCTTGACCGACGCGCAAACGCTGACAGATGTGACGGTGCTGCCGGCGGTCGGAAAAGCCTGGATCGAGACCGGCAGCCTAGTGGATATCACAGTGATACGAACGCCCGGCAAGGCCTGGACCGAGAGCGGCACACTGGCAGAAGCGTTTGTCAGAGCGCCAGGCAAGGCGTTGGCCGATGCGCAAACCCTGGCGGATGTGACCGTGCTGCCGGCAGTCGGCAAGGCCTGGTCCGAGGCCAGCAGCTTAACTGATATCACAGTGATACGATCCACCACGAAAGTTTGGGCGGATGTCGTGGCGCTGGCCGATACCGCGGCGCGGGCGGACGCGAAGACTTTCAGCGAGGCAGGGTCATTGACTGAGAGCCCGATTGTGCGGGTTCCCGGCAAAGCTTGGACGGACGTCATCGCTGGGACCGACGCCATGACGTGGGCGGGCTCCCGGACGATGGCCGATGCGGCGGCCTTGAACGATATCACGGTGATACGATTAACCGGCAAAGTATTGGCAGAGAGTTGTGCGCTCGCCGATACCTTCGCCAAAGGGATTGTCGCCGCCAGGCAGTTCGCCGAGACGGGCGCTGTGAGCGACGCCATCAGTCGACAGACGGGAAAAGCCGCTGCGGAGGCCTTCAGCCTGACGGAAGCGTTCACGCGGGACGATAGCCGGAACTTCGCTGACAGCACGGTCTTAAACGATACGCTCGCGCGGGGCGGCGCGAAAGCGCAGAGCGATGCCATCACGCTCAGCGATTCTTACTTGCGGGCTCCCGGCAAGGCCTGGCTTGAGCCCTTTGCGCCAAGCGATGTTTTGCAGAATGCCACGGCCAAGTTCTGGAGCGACGTGCTGACTCTTGGGGATGTCGTGGCGCGCGGCAAGTCGACCGAATTCGACGAGACGCTAGCGATGCTCGAAACGCTCGCGCGGGCGGGCGCTAGGGAGCTGGACGAGACGCTATCGCTCGGGGATGCGATCACGCGCGCGACGGCGCGGGAATTGGATGAGGCGGTGACCGTGGCCGATCTGGCCATCACGCGGGATAGCGGACGCCAGTGGAGCGATGCGATTACGCCGCTCGACAGTCTGATCCGGGACACGGCAAAGCCCGCCGCCGAACTGCTTGCGGTGGCGGATGTCTTCTCGACGCAGGCGGTGTTGGGGCGGCTGTGGCAAGACTCCCTGACGCTTGCGGACAGCAGCTCGCGCGAGACGGGCGTGGCGCTAGCGGAAACCTTCGCGGTAGCGGACACCTGGAGCCGCCTCGGATTGTTTCAGCGCACGCTGCTCGATCTCGTGACGGTCTCCGATCTGAGTCTGGGGTATGCCGGTCAGCATCAATTCGGCTTTGCCGAGAGCTTCATGCTGGCCGAGTCCTTGGTAACCCAAAGCCTTTTCGGGCGCGTCTTCTTCGATACGCTGCCGGTGGCAAGCGACCTGTCGCGCGCGCTGAACCGCGGAATCGCCGACGTGGTTACGACGATCGAGACTTTGGCGAAGAGCGGCAGCCGTACCTTAGAGGAAACCGGGCTCTTTCTCGAAGCGTTTACTAGAGACCTGCTGCGGCCTTTGCTCGATGCGCCTTTGCTCATCGAAGCAGTGAGCCGGTTGACCGGGAAAACCTGCCTTGATAGCGTAGCGGTAAACGATACGTTGCAGAACGGCGGCGGACGGCAATTCTTCGAGATGGGGCTGCTCTCTGATGCGGCGCTGCGCAGCGTAGGGAAGGCCTTGACGGATGCGCCCTTGCCGGTCGAGACGCTGAGCCGCTTGCTCGCGAAAGGTTATTTCGATAGCGTTGTGCTCAGCGATAGCTCGTCCCAGGGCGGCGGCAAGCAATTCCTTGAGACCGGCTCGCTCGCCGATTCGCTCGTGCGGAGTCCGCTGCGGCAATTCCTCGATGCGCCCGTACCCATCGAATCCTTGCAGCGGTTGACGGCCAAGACCTGGTTCGATAGCCTCGCTTTGAGCGATGCGTTCGCGCGCACGTTCGCGGTGACGTCGAGCGACATGCTGACGCCGAGCGAGGCGGGTTATGCCTGGAGCCTCGGGCGCAGTTACCTTGAATCGATTGCGTTTTCCGATTCAGCCATGCGCTCGATCGGCCGGGAAGTTTTCGACCTTCTCACCTTTTTCGAGGCGTATGCGGCGATCGTGCGCTATCCCGTTCCGCCTCCGGAATGGCGGCGCTTTGCGCCGCTCGATGGCCGCTTGACCCGGGCCGGGCAGCAAGTTCGCTTGTGGGCTTTGTTGCAGGAGCTCCGCTCGCGCTCGGGGCAGCGGGAAAACCGCTTGTTCCTCGCGCCGCCCGAGACGTTCACTGTTCGCTGATGGATGCACCATGCCTCTCTTTGAGATGCCGGCCAAAGACGCCACGGAACTGCTCGACTATCAGATCGACATGAGCAAGGAGCTGGCCGGGCGCCTGCCGAATGGCGCGAACGATACGCTGACCTCGGTCGTCTGGTCTACCGCCATCTGGGGATCCGCCGCGATCAGTGATCTGGTGGTCGAGCCGTTTTCGACGATGACCTCATCGACCGCCACGGTTTGGCTATCGGGCGGGACGCTTGGCAATGTCTATGAGGTGAGCGCCGTCATGCAAACCGCGGGCGGCAGGACTTATCACCGCTCGTTCAATCTGCCGGTGCAGACACGTTGAAAGTTGGTATCATTGCATCGAAGGGCCAGCCGGTGGATACGGCCAGCCCTTTTGGGCTAAATTTCGATGTCGATTTTTAGCCTAGTTCGCCGCCGCCTGATGCAAATCAAAACGGCAACCAACATGAGAAGGTACATAGGCACCTCCTTTCTGCTTCAAGCCGCCCGCCTCTTACGAAGGCGGGCTTGCTGTTTACGAAGCTCCGATTGCAGCTTCCAGCCAAGACCACCAGCTCTTGCAGAACCTCCAGGATAGCCAACCGCAATTTTTAAGAAGATGGGAAGAACTTGCGGTATCATTGATTCGCCTGATGAGAATCAAACGGCAACCAACGCCAAGAGGAGCATAAGCACCTCCTTTCTGCTTCGAAGCTGAACCCGCCTTTCTAAGAGGCGGGTTTGCTGTTTAATGAAGCGCCGTTGAACGCTTCCAGCCCACCACCACTCTCAGCAGAATCTCCAGGATAGCCAACCGGCGAATACCGCCATGATCCGCGTACAGTTCAAGGAAGACCTGCGGGCGCTGCTCGTAATCGAGACACGTTCGGCGCGTCTCGCGGAGGCGCTCGCAGCGAAGGTTAATGCCTTGAACGAACGCCTAAGGGAGCGCATCCAGGCAAAGTATTCGGGCGAGGTGGTAAACATTCGCACGGGCGCGCTGGTTCGTTCCGTGACGGTTGAGCCGGCCACGATTCTCGCGACCAGGGTGCGTGGCGGGGTGTCGGCGGGCGGTTCGCTCGCGCCCTATGCGATGCATCTGGAGTACGGTGCGGCGGCGCATCACATAGTCCCCCGCAAAACGGAGAAAGTGGCCTATCAGCGCTCGGCGCTACGCTTCTTGATCGGGCACCAGGTGCTCTACCGGGCGTGGGTGAATATGCCTACGCTGCAGGCGCGGGAGGTCGTGCGCGGGACGCAGAAAGAGATGCTCGGCCAGTTCGTCAGCGAGATCCAAGAAACCGTGATGGACATCTTGAGCGCCAGGCCGCGTAGCGAAAGCGGTCGGTTCATTTGATATGCAGAACCCGAGAGAAGCGATTTTCGAAGCGCTACTCGCGCAGCTCGCGACCGCGCAATTGAACGGCGATCCGGCGTTCGTCACCTTGTCGCGCAAATTTCAGCAGTGGGAATCCGTGCCGGACGCGAATCAGCCGGCCGGGTTTCTGTTGAAAGGCTTCGAGCACGCCAATCAACGGAGCTATGGGGAAACCACTTGGCGGCTGCGAGCGCTCTTCTGGGTCTATTGTCTGCATTCGCCCGACTCCAGCTCGATCCCCGGCGCGATGTTGAACGAGTTGCTCGATGCGATCGAAGCCGCCATGCTGCCGCCGCCTGGCGGGTTGCAAACCTTGGGCGGGCTGGTTACGCACGCCTATATCGACGGCGACATCATCGTCTCGGAAGGCAGCTTGCCGGAGGACCGGCAGAGCATAGCGGTCGTTCCGATTTCCATGGACACCGCGATCTAGTATCACGGTTCCATCCACCCGATATCACCAGGCTTTGGCCTGGCATTCCTCCGAAAGGATTCTATGTCAGCTTATATTCAGTTCGGGAGCGGCCGGCTGTACGTTAACCCCACTGCCGGCAATCTCGCTACCAATCCGACGCCTTTACAGGGTCTCACCATTCAAGATGTCACGCTTGATGTGAGCGGCGACATCAAGGAACTCAAGGGCTCGCACCAGTTCCCGGACGACACCGCGGTGGCCGATAAGAAGGGCACCGGCAAATTCGGCATTGGCCGTAAGGATCTGACGATGTTCAATCAGATCTTCTTTGCCGACGCCGTGGTCGCAGGCGGCGTCTCGGTGAAGCCGGACGAGCTCCACACGATTCTGACGTCTGCGGGCACCTGGGCCGCGACGCATGCCTATACCTTGGGCCAGACGATTCTCGACGGCGCGGGCCACATCCAGACCGTCACGACGGCGGGCACTTCGGGAAGTTCGACACCGACCTTCAATGATGCCGGCGGCACAACCACGGACGGATCGGTGACCTGGACCGATTCGGGACTCGCGGGCTCAAGCGCCGTGACCCCTCCCGGCTCGGGGACCTTCTTGGAAGATCTGGGCGTCTCCTTCTCCGCGACCGGCAAGGCTCTGCTCAAATTGCCGACCGGCACGCCGGCGACCGGACAGTATACGGTCGCAACCGGCGGCGTGTATACCTTCGCGGCCGCAGACACGGGGCTAGGGGTGCTCATCAGCTATAGCTATACGCTCGCTTCGACCGGCGCGATCTACCAAGTAAACAATCAGATTCTCGGCTACGGGCCGCAGGTTGAGATCTTCATGGTTGACCAGTATCAGCCTGTTTCGGGCGTGTTCAACGTGATTCACATCTACGCCGCCAAGATCAACAAGATCACGATCGGCAACAAGCGCGCCGACTATTCCATGCCGGAAGTGGATTTCGCCTTCTTCCAGGCTCCTTCGGGCCGCGTCCTCGACATGTATTCAGTCAACGGCTGACGATCTTGTTAGTCAAGCGCGTGGCGGTGGGCGATAGCGAGCTCACGCTCGCGCCGCTCACCTTTGGACAAGTCGAAGAGCTGCTCTCGGGCGAACTGGCGGCCGAGGAGCTGCGCTGGATGCCGATTGCCTGGGCAATCGCTAATGGTGGCGGGCGAGCCGATCTCGCCGGCCTCAAGCAACAAGTGTGCCTCGAAGAGTATTTGCAGCTCTTTCAGAACGTGCTCGAACTGACGGGGCTCAAGCGGCGGAAGGATCGCCCCGATGATGGCCCGCCGGTGGACTTCGGCTATCTGCGCAGCCGCATGGCGGCCTTGTGCGGCTGGACGTTTGAGGAGTGCGAGCGGGCGCCGTTTCCTTATGTGATGCGCCTGTTCGAGTATTGGAACGAATTTCCCCCGGTCGATCTGCTGTTTCAGGGCTTCGTCGGCTATCAATCGCGGGATATCGCGGCGCACAACGAGTCGAGCCAGGCCGAGAAGGAAATGTTCGTCTCGATGTGGGGCGGCCAGGTGCGCGACGCGAAAGACCTGCCGCCATTCTTGCAGGCGGCGATCGCCGATCTCAAGAAGAACAACAAGCCCAATTAACCAAAGAAGGAGCGTATGAAACCGAATAGGATTCGCGAAGTGCATCTGAACGGCAACGTGTATCGCGTTGCGCCGCTCAAAATGTCGCAGATAGAAAGCTACGTCCACCAACAGACGATGAACCCGGCGCAGATGGAAGAAACGAGTTGGGCCTGCATTCAGGC